TTATGCGATTGTTGATGAAGTTGAAAACCTCAACAATATTAAAAATGCGTTGGATAGTAAAAAATTCAAAGACCTTATGGAACTGTGTGCGGTTGGTCAGTTGACGGTAAACCATAAAGTTGTTGCAAAGTTCAAAAAAGACTTTTGGAGAGAGTTTATCAATGAATAGTTACATTGAACATAGTAGAAATAGAGAATACATGTCAGGCGTTGAGCGTGACAAACTTCGAATAAAACAAACTGCCGAAGTTTTCACACCAACAGAACTGGTTCAAGAGATGTTAGATAAGCTTGAAGAACAAGACCCAACATTATTCTCAGACCCTAATAAGACCTTCTTAGACAACTCCTGTGGTGATGGACAGTTCTTATCTGAGGTTGTTATCCGAAAGATGGAGAAGAGTGGTTGTTCATTAGAACAGGCATTAAGAACCACCTACGGTGTTGAACTGATGGAGGATAATGTTATTGAATGTAGAAAAAGATTAGCGGGACCAAATCCCACACCGGAAATATTACAAATTGTTGAATCCAATATTGTCTGTCACGACGCTTTAACCTATGACTATTCTTTTGAATCGGTTAAAAAAAAAGTAACGACTGACGGACAATATGAAATGTTCTAAAAAATGACAACAGAAGAACTTACTTACAAACAGCGTGGAACGGATAACTACTACCCACCATTAAACTACTACACAATGGAAGATGGAACGGCCATCGCTATCTATCAAGGATTCCGTGGAGAAAACCCTGACTTAGACTTCATTGTAAAATATAGAGAACCGGGTAAGAGGTTGAGAACTCCATCTCACACTCACTGGATTGTAGACCTATTGGTCAAAGCAGAATACAACAAAGGGTTGGTAAGAGGTTTCGTTTACAACATGTTGGAGAAATATGATGAAATGGACCCATTTCAGACTGTTGAGGAGAGAGATGGTTACCAGTTAGAAGTAAAGAACCAATTGGATTCTGTCTATGACGAGTTGAATGGTCATGGTTACTATAACATGGATACATTGACTGCCTTTATTGAGTTGTTCACTCGTTGCGAGAAACAAACCACAGGTGCGTTCATGTTCAAGACATTGATGGAGTTGGTTAAAGATTACTGTGACGATAAAAAAGATTTCTACCAAGTTGTAGGATATTCCAAAAGAGTGTAATGAAACTACGACCCCCATCTAAAATAGAGGTTAGGATGACTCCTGATAAGGGGTGGGGTGTTTTTGCCACGGAGTTTATTGGTGAAGGTGAGGTGATTGAAGAAACTCCTTTGGTTACCTTACCCATTGATGTTGATAATCCCAATGAGGTGTTGGTGGACTATAGGTTCAACTGGCCGAGGGTGGAGAATCCTGATGAGTTGGTGTTGCCGATGGGTTATGGTTCAATGTATAACCACAGTGAAGATTACAATGCGGTTTGGGAGGACCATCCTGAGTATAAGGCGTTTCAGTATGTTTCTATTAGGGACATCCAACCGGATGAAGAGATTACTATATATTATGGTGATGATTTGTATTGGGAGTTTGGACGTAAAAGATTAACCTAAAAAGTTTTAGGATAATTCAAAAGAGTGTTGTATATTTGTGGTGTTGAAATAATAACATAAACCACAAGATACATGGAAGGATACGTATATATCGCAAGAATCATTGACCACGGAGGTAAATTTGTAAATGGGTACCACAAGATTGGTCTATCAAAACAATACAAAGTTAGAGAAACTCAGTTGAATTCAACGCACTTACCGTTTGATGTGTTGATGACTCGTGTATTTGAGACTGAGGACATGAAACAATTGGAAGGTCTCCTCCATTTATGTTTTGAAGATTACCGTGTGGTTAAAGAATATGATTACCGTAGAAATATAACTACTGAGTGGTTTGATGTGGGTGACATTGACATTTTTAATGATAGGGTTGATAAGTTTGTTGATTTGATGTCAATTAATGAATTAAATTTATCAGATAGCGTAGATAATGATACTACTATGACTCAGGATGAAAAAAATCAGACGAAAGAAAGAATCGGTAAGGCAAAAGCTTCAAAAATTGTATTGAATATTGATGGTATGGAGTATAAAGATGATACACAGAGAAACTTGATGTCAATCGCTTATAAATATATTTGTGATACTGTGGGACACCAAGAAGTTGCGGATTTTGACCGTTTGGTTAGTGTGGATATCAATAATTTTCGTAAGTACCTTGACACGTATAATCCAAATAAACAATTGAGAGATTCGTCGGCAATCAAAGACTTAGAGGGTTCTTATTTATGGACTGTTGTAGATGCTAAGACTAAGGTAAAGCATATTAAAAAATTATGTGAAAGATTTCAAATTGAAAATTTGAGTTTTGAAATTGTCGAATAAAAAAACCCACCGTAATGGTGGGTTTCTTATTTATATCATGGTTTGGTTAGAAGTCCATATTGTCGTAAGGTTCAATCAAACTTCTTTGTTTGAAACCTACACCACCAACGTATGATTCACCTGTTGGTAGTTTCTTAGCATAGTTCTCTAAAACTTTCATTGCTAACTTTCTATCGTATTCAACATCGTCCGTCTCAGGAATCATTCCGTCTATGTAGATAGAACCTCTGAATCTTCTCATTGGTCCGTCTGCTGACATGATGTCCGCAACGTCAGAATCGTCAAGGTCAAACATTGGGTCTTCAACAGGATACTTTCCTGGTTGTTCGTCCATATCTTCTTCCTCTTGTTCCATCATTGGTTCCATATCTTCAACATTGAAAAATGCCACGAATGGTTCACGGTCTTGGTCCATCTTCATAACGTATTCGTCAGATTCTCTTGATGGTTGAAGTAGTTCAGGGTTTTCACAGTGGAAGTCCACGTGAGCGGCGTAATCAGCCATTGTTACCACACCGTCACCATCAAGGTCAAAGTGTTGGTAAAGCTCTTCAGGAGAAATGATACCATCCTGATTTATATCAGCAGAATCCTCATTGATTTGGCCCAATTTTTGTTTTACAACCTTTTCAATCAATTCAGTCAATTGAGATTCTGTTAAAGAAATCTTTTTCATACTCTTTGTTTTTATAGATAAATATACTTACCTTTGGAAAAAATAAACGATATGTCAATAGAAAACAGTAACGAAACATACTTATTATTCGTGTTTGGAGACTTCACGAGTGATTATAAGGTTAAACAGGTCGGTAAGTCGGTTATCCTTGCCACCACCGATGAAACTATTAAATACATTTATGGTGCCTACCATATGATTATAAAGATTAATACAGACATCCCCTTTGATGAGTTTAAGAAATTCATCTATGAATCTTTGAAAGAGGATAAGTATGAATATTTCCTAATGCCGATGTCAGAGAAGACATCAGCGAAACTACCGAAAGACTTGGCGGACAATCTCTTTGACTTAGAGAAAGACAACGAGAATGTAAAAATTATGATGAACATGCCTGAGATGGAAGTCAAACAGGATGATGAAGAGTTGGACCGCATCATTGAATATTTCACCAAAGAATTAGATTTCACCTTTGATATGGAGGAAGATGAGGAAGTTGACCCTATGTTGGTTGACAATTCTTTACCTTCAATGGATGATATTTTGGATAAGTTGGTGGAGAATGGACCAGATTCCTTAACTTTGGACGAGCGTAGACTACTTGACCGTTATGCAAATGAATATAAATAATAATATAGAAAACGAAAAATTTATGAGTTCACCATTGAACCAAGAGGAGATTCAAATGTATCTCTCTGACATTAGAAAGATTAAAGTGATGACCCCTGAACGTGAGAAGGAACTATCGGACATGATTTGTTCTGACGATATCACTGAAGCTCAGCGTGATGCTATCCATCAGGAGTTGTTGCAAGGAAACCTACGTTTCGTTATTACGGTGGCGAAGCAATATCAGAATCAGGGTCTACCATTGGGTGACTTGATTGCTGAGGGGAACCTGGGTCTTATGAAAGCCATCAAAAACTTTGATTGGACGAAGAAGTTACGTTTCATTAGTTATGCGGTGTGGTGGATTAAACAATCTATCATCCAAAGTTTGAACGAGAACTCTCGTACCATCCGTCTACCTGTTAATGTTGTTCAGGAGATGCATCGTGCAAAGAAGGAAGCTCAGAAGACTAATAAGGAGTTGGACGAGAAGTTCACCACCCTTCCAAAGGTCATTGATTTGGATATGAACATCAATGAGGAAGGTGATACGTTGGTTGACTTGATTGAGAACACCAATGCTGTCCAACCTGATGAGGGTTTCAACACTGCGGACCTATTGAAGCAGAAGATGATTGAGATTATGGATGTGTTGGATGAACGTGAGAAGTCAATCATTATGGATTATTTCGGAATGACTGGTGTCCCACGAACATTGGAAGATATCGGTACCGATTTCAGTCTAACGAAGGAACGTGTCCGTCAAATCAAGGAGAAAGCACTCCGTAAACTACGTAATGAATCCTCAGATTTGTTTGATTACATGTAATAAACTATTTATAATAAGGTGGTATCGCCTAAATAGTTTATTATGAAAGAGATTCAAAAAAGGATTTTTCCATTTATTATAGCGTTGTCAGCTCTATCTGTGAGTTTGTCAGCAGCATTCTACTCTGTAACGGGGCTCTCTAAGTTATTCGCGGGAGCCTCGTTTCAGGTTTTAATTATGGCATCTTCATTGGAGGTTGCTAAATTGGTCATTGCATCCCTACTTTATCAGTACTGGGGTGAACTTAACAAAATTTTAAGAACCTATCTAAGTTTGGCTGCATTTGTCTTGGTGTTAATCACCTCTGCGGGTATCTATGGGTTCTTATCTGCTGCGTTCCAAGAGACTGCGGCATCTGCGGGTATTGTGGATAAGGAAGTTGAGTTGATTGACCTAAAGAAAGGACGTTTTGAGGAAAACCGTACATACTACCTATCTGAAAAAGAAGCGTTGGACCAAAGTATTTCTGACCTAAGAGCAGGTTTGGCAAACAACGTCATACAATATAAAGATAAAGAAACAGGTCAGATTATTACGACCACATCATCATCAACAAGACGAGCGTTACAAGCAGAGTTGGAAGAAGCAGTTGAAAGTAGAAACGAGATATCTCAGAAATTGGAGATTGTTACCGATTCTATCACATCATTAGAAATCAAACGATTGGATGTTCAAGCAAACTCAGAGGTTGCTGCGGAGTTGGGTCCATTGAAATATATCAGTGAACTTACCAACACACCTATGAGTAAGGTGGTAAACATCCTTATGTTGGTCATCATCTTTGTGTTTGACCCATTGGCAATTTCATTGGTTATTGCTGCGAACTTTGCATTCAACCGTCTACGTAAAAAGGGTGACGAACCACAACCAAAGGTTAAAGAACCTGTCAATATGAATGATGAGTTCTCAGACTTATTAGATTTACAAGAGTCCAAGAAACAGAATTGGGCTGACGACTTACCTGAGGAAGTGTTGGATGAAATCTTAGCGGGAGAGATATTTGTGGTGGATAATGAAAAGGAACCTGAACCCATCAATCCTACTGATGAAGATATTGAAAAGCTCAAAGAACATTTAGAAAAGATTGAAAATTCTAAAAAAGAGGTTAGTATTGAAGAAACACCTGAGGAAACTCCCAAAGAGGAAGACTCAAAACCTCAGATAAAGACTTTGAGATACCAACCACGAAATGCAAACAGAAGTACACGAATTGACAGGATTCAATAATGTTGGACGCTGGAAAAACAAAAAACAAATCATATTGACCCACACCTCACGTGATGGTGCGGAGTATGTTACTTCATTAAAAACACGACACAACGGCAAGTACATGAAAGTCCCTCACTATCTTATTAGAAAAGATGGTAGGGTCTTTCAATTGCTGGACCCTGAGATGTATTCAGATTACCTGAAAGATTACAAAAATCAAAAACAAACAATCGTCATTACTTTGGAGAATTTGGGTTGGTTAAAGAAAAACCCATTAAACGCTTCTTACATTAACTGGATTGGTAATATTTATAGTGAAGGAGTATACGAACGCAAGTGGAGGGGACACTTTTTTTGGGACCCTTATACTGACTCTCAGATGGACTCACTACAACAATTGTGTGTTGATTTGTGTGAGAGGTTTGAAATTCCTAAGACCTGTATAGGTCATAATGTAAAGGTGGACAATGTTGAGTTCTACGAAGGTATAGTGACAAGAAGTAATTATTCTTCCAATGCAACCGACTTGAGTCCAGCTTTTGACTATGAAGAGTTATTAAAAGTATTAGAGAATGAATCAGTATGATGAATTAAAATCTTTATTGGAAGCATCAAGAAAGATGTTAGGTAAAGGTAATTTGAACGAATCAAGAGACACATTAAAGAGAATGGGTCTTATTAATGAGCAAGAGGATGTGGTAACTGACTTATCAGATGAGCCGGTAGATATTGACGTAGATAGTGAAGAAGAGATTGATATTGAAACTACACCTGATGAGGATAAGAGTCAATCTTATAGAGTGTCTGGTGGCATCATCACTTTACACGGTAAAAACAAACAACAAATAGAATTGTCTTCTGAAGAGAAAATTGCATTCCAAGAAACCATGGATGATTTCGTAGACCAAGTATCTGACTTATCAGATTTCGGAACATTACACATGTATCCAAACAATGTAGAGTGGAGTGGTAAGGTTATTGACTTTGACTTGGAGTTCTTCTATTCAATCGGTGAAAACAATGGTGTATACATCAACGGTGATATGATTAAGTTGGATGAGTCTTTAGTGGAGTTAATCAATAAGTTAACTTCTTACTACCAACAGTTCAAATCTAAATGGGCTAAGGTATTGGTATCAAGAAAGAAAACTAAAAACGTAGATACTGAAGAGTAATGAAAAAGTACGTCAGTTCAATACAGAATCTATTAATCCTTATATTGGTTGTGTTGGTATTATTCCAAAGTCAGTGTAGTAGGAAACCTGATGTTGAACCTGAAGTAATCGTAACCATTGAAACAAAGTGGGATACCGTTAATGTTGTTCAAACGGAATATGTTCCCAAATGGAGAACAAGAGTGGTGACCGAACGTGTTGAGGTACCCTCAGACATTGATACGATGTCTATCTTAAGAGACTATTACGCTAAGTATTATTACACTGACACCCTAACTTTAGATACGTTAGGATTTTTGGTTTTGAATGATACTATCTCTCAGAATAGTGTTATGAGTAGAAGTTTCGTTTCTGACATTTCTATTCCGACGACAACAATTACAAAAGAGATATACCTTAAAAAGAGAGAGTTCTATTGGGGTATGGGTCTAAGTGGAGACAAATCACAACTCAACTATTTGGGTGGTGAATTTATGTATAAGAATAAACAAAGAAATATGTTCGGAGTGGGTATGGGTGTAAACCAAGATTTACAACCAGTGGTATCAGGAAGAATGTATTGGAAAATAGGAAAATAATGGCGTTATCAAATTCAGATAAGAAGGAGATTGAAGTGATGGTTAGAAAAGAAATTAAGAGTTTCTTAGATTCTAACACCTTAAAGCAGTTTGAGGACAAAATGATTCAAACCATTCAGAAGGAAATCCAAAGGGGTAAACTTCAGGGTGATGTTAATGATATCGTTGTTAAGATAATGCGTGAATTCTATAAAATTATGTGGACTCGTAGAAGTTTCTGGGAACCAACACTTAAATCAGTGAAGTAATGAAATTAAACGAAGAACAACTTAAGGATATGATACAAACGAGTTTGCAAAAAGCATTCTCACAAAATTTATCATCGCTTGGTGGTAACGATGCTATTACTGATAATTTTGTTTCATTGAATAAAGCTAAAAATATGGCTGAAGAAGAGGTGGAAGAAGAAAAAGGTTATTCGCCATTTCTTAAGTCTGATGAAAACCCAAAAGGTGAAACTGAAGGGTTGACTATTGATGTATTGAATCAAATCCTTATGAAGATTGTTCAGGACGAAGAAGGTGGAGAGACTACTGAAGCGACAGGTGCGGGTTCGGCTGGTGGTTATTCTGCACCATTGTTTGTTGAGCCAAAGAAGAATACCATGTTCCAACCAGGTACTGAAGGTAACTTAACTACGAAGCCTGAGGGTGGTCCTGTTAATGAAGCGGAACTTAGAGATTTTGAAAAGCAAGAATTGATTAGAAAGTTAATGAAAGCTGCGGGTGGACCATCACCGTCTAAGAGTATCAGAAGAATTCTTGATGACCTTGAAAGAAAACTACAAAAAGGTAAGGCAACTGGTGTTAAGTATGCTCACGGTGTTAGGGTTGATGAACAAGAGGATGAAACAACACCTGAAGATGTGGATACAAATGATAACCAGTTTGATTTCTTCAAAGGTGAGTATGAACCTGAAACAAAGACGTATGTTGGTTCTTATTTGGTAGGTGAAGAGACTCCAAAACAATTGGAAGTTTATAACATCATCGAAAGACCTGATAAAGATGCTTACTTTATGTCGGGACATCAACCTTATTCAATATCATTAAGAAAGGTGATGTTACCTATTTCTCAGATTGAAGTATTGGGTGATGTGCCAGGTAAAGAAGGTTTCAAATTTATTAGAATGCCGTATTGGTTCTTTAAGAAAAATCAAAACGATTTAAGGATTAGTAGATTGGATGGTAAGAAGATGTTATACATCATGGGTTACGATAGAAAAGATGAGAATATGTTGAGGTTGTTTGACCCAATGTTTGAAAAGTATATCGAGTCTATTGTATATGATGAAGACGACCAAAAGAAATACGATATTGCTAAGGACAACTATAAGAGGTTTAAGATGACACCAATCAATGAAGATGAAATCAAAGGTGGTAAGGCCGATGGTATGGACATTGAAGATGTTGCTGAGATGCATGGTATGAGTGTTGATGAGATGTATGATGAATTCTCAAAAGGTGTTCAACATGAAATGGAACATACTTCAGAACCGAGAGTGGCTTTTGAAATTGCTTTGGACCATTTATACGAAGACCCTGAATACTATACTAAGTTAGAACGTATGGAAATGGGTGGTGAAACAACTGAAGCAACCACATCAGCATCTGCAGGTGTTTACGACGCACCATTTGGAGGACCTAAGAAAGACCCATTAAAGTTATCTAACCCTGATACTGTTGATAAGGAGTTAAGGTCTGTAAAAGACAAGAACTTCCCTAAGTTCGGTGGTAAAGGTGGTAAGTTTGTAAAGATTAAGAAGAAGTGTTCTAAGTTCCCTTACTGTAATCAGGGTGACATCAATGCATTACAAATCTTCGAGAGAGACATTGTTAAGGAGATGGTTACTAATACTGCTAAGAGAACAAATCTTGAGGAGTATGTTGTAAGAAACATCATCGCAAAGGAATTGGGTTATATTCAGGAACAAGAAGAAGACCATGATGAAGAATTTGCAACAATTGAAATTTTGGGTAAAGATGACTTAGGTGATAAGACTGAGTGGATTGATATGATTCCTGATGAGAAGGCTAAGTTCTTAATCAAAGAATTGAAAGATAAGGAGTTCGAATTTGATTCCAATGGATTATCAGGTAAGGTAAAGATTCTTGATGTAGGTCCAAAGGGTAAGATTGGTGGATTCTTTGGTGTTGCCAGTGAATATGATTTTAGTGACAGTAAGTATGCTGAGGTATGGGTGGAATTGTCTGACTTGAAATACAAAGGTAAAGACGTTTCCGTTGAGTTCTATGATATGATATCTCGATACTTACCAACCGAAGATGAAGATTCATATAGAGGTGACCCTATCGAATATGCTATTTTAGGTGGTCTTGAACATGTTAATAGAGTAATGAAAAGTTTGGGTCTATACCTTGGTGGTATGAGAATAAATCCATATGCGAGATTTAGATAATTACGTATATTTATTATAAAAAGAAATATTATGAATATTGAAGAAACTATAAATAAGATTGTCGACAGAGTCCTTAATGAGGAATTGTCGAAGAAAATTGACGACGCTGTTGAAACCATTTCAGAAGACATGGGTAAAATGCCAGAAGATAGAGACAAGTTTGACGGTCGTGATTCAGAAGTTGTGGGTGTTGATTCTAACATCGAGAAGCAACGTATGGAAGAAGAAATTGACGAAGAAGAAGTTGAAGAAGGTAATGCTTTCAGTGCCGCAAGAGCTAAGGCGATTGAGAACGGTGAGGACTCATTTGAAGTTGATGGAAAAACATATCCTGTAACGGATGAAGAAGATGAGGTTAAAAAAGAGTCAACAAAGAACGTTGTTACTTTATCTGAATCAGAAATGATTGAACTTATCCAAAGATTAGTTATGGAACAGAAAGAAGCAAAAGGTCTTAAAGACACTGAGAAAACATTGAAAGATTCAAAGAAGGTTAACGACGAAGCGATGAAGGAAGTTAACAAGAAAATGAAAGACTATGTTAAGGCAGGTTCTGAAGAAGCATACACTCCTGATGCTGAACACTTCCCACAAGGTAACGGTGAATTAGGTGAAACTGAAAAGATGGCTTATACACCATCAAAACAGGTTGAAGAATTTATTGAGTTCATTTCAAGAACTGCAGGTCAAGAAGATTTAGGTTATGACCAAATCAAACCTGATGAGGATTGGTTAGAGATGAATATCATGGGTAGTTCAAAGACAGGTAACAGTCAGGAATATGCAAATGCAGTTCCAACTGATGTTAACAAAAAGATTAACGTAAAGAGAAAGAAACAAGAGTTGAACAAGTTGAAGGATATGGCGTATAACAAAGCACCTCAACCTGTTTATGACTTTGCAGGTAATAAGACACATAATGATAGTTTTGCGGGTTTACAAACTGCATCGATTGATGAGAAAAAAGGTGAAAAAATTAACGAAGACATTGACAGAATGAAATCGTTGTTGGGACACAAGTACAAAACACAATAAACTTTAATATTTCTTTTATAAAGGTCCATCTTATCTTTCAAGTATGAAAGAAGGGATGGACTTTTTTTTTAATTGGATTTCAAAACCTATGAATAAATCAGATGTTGATTTATGGTTTCGCGCACATAATATTCAGAGAGAATATTCGGAACTATTTGAGGACTATTGTTTTTCATTGATATACTTAATTCAGGACACTTATCTCGGTGACAGCCATGGTGAGAGTAGGGAAACTAAAATATCGTTGAATGACGAGGATAAAAAAGGTCATTTCCAATGGTGTTGGAATACGGTCATATCTAACTTTGAGAAAGAGAATATAAAATTCTCATTCAAAAACGATGATTACGATTACTTTGAAAGTTTCTTATTTGAAGTGTATTACGACCAACCAGATGTAGAAATAAGAGAATCTATCGCACCCTTCTTGACTCAGTTGTTTGATATGAACAGAACTTTTACAAAGTCAGATTTGGAGATGTATACAGATATGTATAAGGTGTTGGAAAGGTCACTCGTTAATTAATTTTTCCTTTATGGCTTTACAATAAACCCAGAAAAATTACTTTTTGTGTAATAAATTTTATTAAAACTAAATTGAAATGGAAACATTAGAAAACATCAAATCATTGGTTGAGGCTTTATCAGTAGATACTACAAAGTTCTACGCAGGAAATAAGTCAGCAGGAACAAGAGCAAGAAAAACTGCACAGGAATTGAAGGCATTACTTCAAGATTTGAGAAGTGAAGTCCTTGAGCACAAAAAAACACTATAATGTATAACGAGATAGTATCAAATATAACATTATTTATTTTTGTGTTCTCGGCTTTGGCGATGGTCAGATTGGGAGTGAACTTTGTTAGCTCATTACTTTCTGACCCTCCAAAACCTCTAAACTTAACAATACGTGAGATAATCGTTAGTGGGTTATTTTTAACGTATATTATTACATACATCATTACGTTACTATGATTTTTTCAACATTCACAGAACAAACTAAAGGTTACTTAAAATCTATGAGGGTATTGAAAGACTATGTGTCTTTTGATATCTACATCAAATCTTCGTGGTCAATTCCAAAGAGATTGGTAAAAGATATTGAAGTATTACCACAAGATTCATCAGAAAGACCAGACCAAAAATTATATGCGTTTGTGGTTAAGAATGAGTCGTCTCTTGTTGATGGTTTGGAAACTGCGGTAAAAGGAATCTTTGACTATAACTTGGAAAGAGAAGAAAAAGAAAAGTTATTCAAAGATAAGATTCAGGAGTTGAAGAGTATGTTTGAATCTAAGGATGTTAGCTCACTTAAGAGATTATACTTTGAGATTGATGAGAACACTACTTTGGATTTAGAAGAAAAATTAGAAGAAGATGGACAAACAGACGGAGAATCTGATGACGTGGTTCAAGAGCGAGAAGCTGAAGGACAGTCAAGAGGAGAAGAAGTCTAAGATAGACTTCATCAAAGAAATTAAGAAGGTTGAGCCTGACCAAATCAAAAATACTCCAGTGGTGGAGAAAAAGTACACGCTATGGCAGAGACTGAAACAAACTTTAGGGATGAACTAAGAAAATTGGCTGAGGTTTCTGAAATCTTGGACAATTCAATATTCCATAAAGGTAAAGTTTCTGTGATAGTAGAATTGGAACCGGTTGAATATAATAATGTGGTGGGGTTACTAAGTCCTCGTGATTTGAAATCTAATCAAGTTATTATAGATATTTCGGGTATTGAGTTTACTCTCGTTTTGAGTAAGTAGTGTGTTGACGATAAAGTTTCTTTCTATCAAAACCGTTTCTTTCAAGCACATCGTATAACCACTTACGTTGGGTCGTAGATATGTCACGAACAAAGATGGCATCTTTACGACCCTTTTTTATGAAGTAGTTTTCCATGGTCTTAAGTGCTCGTTGAGCATCATCAATATTCTTTAATGAGAATAGTTTGAAGTCTTCTTCAATCTGTATGACAATTTTATTATTGAGGGTGGAGATACTTTTCATCTCTTTGATTGGGCAGTAGTCATAGATGAGTTTTTGCATATCAATCTTTGAATCAGTTTGCCAATCGTATATCTTTTCCTCCAACTGATACGGTTCAATATCTATAAAGGTATAATGACTATTCCCTTCAAGAAACACTTTTTCATTTCTACCAAATTCATCGGTATAGAACAGGGGTAGTTGAAAATCACGTTGTGTGGTTAGAAGACCCAACTCATGAACACAATACTCGGCGTTCTCATATTCCACAGGAAAAAGAACCTCATTTTCTTTGAGTAATGTTTTGAATTTTTTACGAGCGTTACTTTCTGTTGCGTAACCTTTGATTATTCGTCTCTTTTTCTTATTCTTAAACAATACAATTATATAGTTGTCCATGAAAGATTATTATAAGATTTTAGGTGTCTCACGTGATGCGTCAGCCGACGAAATCAAGAAAGCATATAGGAAATTAAGTAAACAATATCACCCAGATGTAAACCCTGACGGTGGTGATAAGTTCAAAGAGATAGGTGAGGCATACGGTGTTTTGAGTGATGAGACGAAAAGACGGCAGTATGATAACCCAAATCCATTTGGTGGAGGGGGAGGTTCTATGGAGGACTTCTTCAATATGTTCAATCAACAGGCTCAACAACAACAGAGACGTAAACCAAAAGCACCTGATAAAATTCTTAATGTAGATATTAATCCAATAGAATCTTATAATGGTGTCGAGCGTGAATTGAGTTATCAGGTAAGAACGAGTTGTGATGGTTGTAACGGTACTGGTGGGGACCGTGAGGTGTGTAACACATGTCAGGGTCACGGTAGAGTCAGACAAAGATTCGGTTCTGGTATGTTTGCTCAGGTGGTTGAATCTGACTGTCCTCAATGTAGGGGTGAAGGATATAATATAATTAATCCTTGTCATAGTTGTGGAGGACAGAGGATAAAAAACTCGTTCACCAACGTTAGGGTAAATATCCCAAAAAATGTTGATAGTGGTGATTTCTTAAGGCTGCAAGGTAAGGGTGACTATTACCCTAATAGAGGTATTGGTGATTTAATCTTAAAAGTTAATATGGTTAAGGGTGAGGGTTTTGAAAAAATCAACAATGACCTGGTTTATTCTCATAAAGTAAATGTAAAAGACTTTATGAGTATGGATTCGATTCAGGTACCACACCCTGATTCAAAAATTAATATCCCTTTACCTGAAGTTCTTGATACGGAAAAACCGTTAAGAGTTCGAGGAAAGGGATATAGTATTCAGGGTTCCACTGGTGACCTGTTCATTAAGTTGAGTGTAACTCGTGATGAGGTTTTAGAAGTAACTGGCGACTAATTCGTAGAGTTTGATTGTACCATATACTGATGCTATTAAAATATAGATAGATAAAACCAACATACCTTTTTGTATACCGTTTAGATTCTCTTTACACTGTGAACATTCTTTCTCTGCCATAATATATTTATTTTATATGAAAGATATTATAAGAAATGTATTAAAGAAGTATATAGATGAGGAGCTCACTGAGAGAAAGATGAGTAAGTCATATTGTGAAAAAACCCTATGTAAGGATATGGGGTTCTCTCAGAAAGCTTCTTGTCGTCCTTATAAGAACTGTTACTCAAAATAACGTGTTTGAGCAGCACTAACTCTTTTGTTTTCTTCATAGACCACTTCATGAGTTATTTGTCCTTCTTTGTTATAGAATTTCCAACGTCCGTCTTTTTTACCCATATTAAAATGAGCAACGACTCTGACTTCACCACTACTAAAATAGGAAATCCATTCACCGTGGTGTTTCCCTGCTAATATAAACCCTTCTTCAATTTTTGTTCCGTCGTCTGATGTTTTAACATATTCAATGACGTTGTTGTTGTCCCAATCTGTGAGGGTAACATTTTGACCAAAAGATGATAAACCAAACAAGATGAATAGGGTAGTAAATAACTGTTTCATAATACTTTAATTTAATGGTTTATTTACAATATCTTAACAATAAATAGTTTGTGAATCAACTATAATCTAATGTTAAAGTAAAACTTAACATTGGATTGTTATATTTATAAGTAAAAATATACACTATGAAAAAAGTATTAGATTTTATCAAAATGGTTTTTGCGGTATGTAAAAACTGGATTGTATCAAACGGTGTTGAAGGAATTTTAGGTCTATTAGTAGGTTTAGTTCTTTGGGCTATGGGATACAAGATTTGGGCAGGTTTCTCGTTCGGTGTTTTTGCAACACGTAACTGGGACATCCTAAAGGCCTGGGTTATGTCAAAATTAGGAAAATAACCAAAAAGACCCCTCTCGGAGGGGTTTTTTCATTTTAAGATTTGCCTTTTCCGTTTTTATTTACTATATTTGTGGAAAAGGATTTTTTATGCTATCATATATCGGAGGAAAAAGTAGAATTGGAAAGTGGATTGTGGACTATTACCCACAAGATATGGAAACGTATGTGGAGACATTCGGTGGGATGTTTTGGTGTTTCTACAATATGGATATGCAGAATTTTCCAAACCTTAAACGTATTGTATATAACGACTTTAATCCATTAAACTATAATTTGTTTCAATGTATTCAGAACCCAACTGAGTTATTGAAGGCTGTGGAAGCTATTGAGTGTCAACAGAAGGGTGAGTTCCCAACTCCTGCGATTTATCGTTTACAGTTTGAACAATTTCAGAGTGAAATCTTTGCTGATGGGTTTGAGGTGAACGGTCCTGACTATGAGGTGGCTGCGAAGTATGTGTATATCCTTACTCAGGTCTTCAGTGGTAGTAAACCTGAATCGTCTAAGTTCATTGACCTTAAGGGTAAATACAAATCAAAATACTTGACCTTCCGTGATAAGTTGAAGAACGAGAAGTGGTTGAAGAAGTTCTTGGCTATTACTCACGTTGAGAACATGGACTTTGAGGAGGTTATTAAGAAGTATGACTCACCAACGACATATATCTATTTGGACCCACCATATTGGAAAACTGAAAACTATTATTCTAACCATGACTTTGACCGTCACGACCATGAAAGACTTGCTAACGTATTATCAGAAGTTGAGTCTAAGTATTCTTTATCTTATTATGATTTTGACCTTTTACACCAGTGGTTCCCAAAGGAGAGTCACGCTTGGGTCACTAAGGACTTCTCCAAGGCTGCGGGTGCAAGTAGTGGAAAGGCTCAATCCAAAGGGACGGAACTCTTAATTATGAACTATGAAGTTGAGGGTTTGAGTTCATATAAGGAGGTAGAAAAGGGTCAAATGACTTTGGATATCTAAAACCTTTTCTTTATCTTTGTGGTGTTGTAAGACCGAATCTTTTATTTATTTGTATATTTATAAGGAAAACAAACACTATGGCAATTAAGTTTAGTAATTTAGTAAAGACAGTAATTCTTGAACAAGGTCGTTACGAACTTTTGTTGAAGACTTACACTGAGCCGAAAAAGAAAGGTGAAAAGACAAAACCTGCTCGCATGAGTAAGGAGGATTTCAACAAGATTATCTCTGCTGACCCTACAACTCGTAAGGACGGTGACGATATCAAAAAGGCTGGTAAGTATGTGAATTGGTTGTTGAAGCAATTCCTACAGATTGAGCCTAATATTGAGGCTGACTACGGAACACCAGCATTCAAAGCTGAGAAGACTGAAAAGTTACGTTTGTTTTTTGAAGATTTATATAAGGTAACTCAGGACTTACAAAAGTTTGAGAGGTTCAAAGGTAAATTGGAGCGTGAGGACCGTGACATTAATAAGTTGAGTATTGATAGACTTAATGATTTGATGTTACCATATTCTTTGGAGAAGACCAAAGCAACCAAGGACGAAAAAGAAGAGGCAGCTAAAACTTACGACCACCCAGGTGGCGAAGTAATCTTCAGAGGTTCTAATTGGACTGTGGTAAGAATCAGTGATTCAAGTCAATTAGGTAAGGACGCGGCATGTTTTTACGGTGGTAATGACCAAAAACCTGGTAAGGGTGAGTCAGGATGGTGTACCTCTTCACCTGGTGGTTCAATGTTTAACCACTACATTAAGAGTGGTCCTTTATATGTTGTTCTTCCAAATGAGGCTGAAGAGTTTATGTCAGGTGGTCCTAAGGTTGGTCAAGTATCTGGCCTTCCTGCTAAGAGATACCAATTCCACTTCCCATCAAATCAGTTCATGGATGCCAATGACCGTTCAATTGATTTGATTAACTTCTTATTGGAAAACCCTGAATTGAAAGAGGTGTTCAAACCTGAGTTCGCAAAAGGTATGACATCATTGGACGGTAAGAAAGTAAACATTGATTACCCGAGAGACGCGGCTTCTAAATATATTGCGTTGTATGGTTTTGATGAGTTGTTCCAAAACTTACCAAACGACATTACATCGTTTGACTTCACAAAGAGTACTGGTGGTTATGGATATAGAAGTCAAGATGTTAAAGACTTGGCGATGGATATCCCTGAGCAGTTGGGTAACTACAAAAACCTTATGGCCGTTCACTTTGAGGGTATTCTTAAATCACTTCCAAAGTCTTTGGGGAAATTGGAGAACCTACAGTTTTTATCAATTCCTAACAATCCTAACTTGAAGACAATCCCTGAGGAGATTGCTCAGTTACCAAACTTGAAGGTAATCAACATTCAAGGAAACCCACAACTACAGCTTCCTGAGGCGGTAGAGAAGATGGCAGAAGAAGGGGTGTTTATCTCAAAATAATACTAAATAAGTCAGGACTTTTGTCCTGATTTTTTTTATATTTGAATTATGAATGTAGATGTCCAAATATACGTGAGTAACTTTGTGAAATTTTTCACTGACAATCCTGAGGAGTTGCAGAAACTCATTGGTATTGCTGAGCCGAATAGTTTCTTTGATGAGGTGGAGAAGGCTGCCAATGAAAACTATGAAAAGGGTGAGGACATTGAACTCACACAAAAACAAATGATTAATATCATTCTCAAACTCAACCACATGCAACCTGAAGAAGAGGTCATCAATTTGGTTGAACCATATTTTGAAACTTCTTTCGGTAAAATATTTCTTAATTAAAAACCTTTCTTATTTTTCTTGAAATAGTTTTTAATTTATGGAAGTCGTTAAAGAACCGCTGAATTATTATCGTGATGGTGTGGACCGTTTTATTGTTGTTACGGTTGCCACGGAAGATAATGATGAACTTTCTCGTTTCAAAGAATCATGTAAAAGATATAATATCCCATATTTGATATTGGGATTGGGTGACGAATGGAAGAGTGGATATGCTGAAAACGGTGTATTGATTTCTCAGGGTGGTGCTCAGAAGATTTTGTATCTAAGGGACGAGATGAGAACATGGGATAACTTACAGGATACCATTGTAATGTTTACAGATTCTTATGACGTGGTATTCAATGGTGGGCCAAAACAAATTATTGATACATTTAGAAATATGAAGTCACCGATAGTGTTTGGTGCTGAGAAGACATGTTGGCCTGATGAGGATATTAAGACTATGTATCCTAATACTCCGAGTGAATATAAGTATTTGAACTCAGGTGGTTTCATTGGTTATGGTGACCATATCTTTGAGATGATTAACAAAGACATCTCAATTGAAGAGGATGACCAAAGGTACTACACCAATTACTTTTTAAGTACTGGTGGCGAGATTCCTGATAAGTTAGATTACGATTCAATTAAACCAAACCCATATGAACCACACGAAAACGGTTCACCATTCGGGTGGATGAGTGAGACTTATTTTGATGAACACATTTATAAATACATCACAGGTAAGTGGGGTGAACATGCTACTATGTTGGACATCGGTGGTGGTGATGGTAAGTGGGCACATGTATTAGGTTCATATATAAGAGACATTGATTGTGTTGAGGTCTTTGAGCCGTATGTTGAGAGGTATAACCTCAAAGAGATGTATAGGAATGTGTATGTTCAGAATTTCTTGGACTTTGACTTTGAACACTACCATATCGTGGTTATGGGTGATGTCTTTGAACACGTCACTCAAGAACAGGCGTTTGAATGGTTAACGAAGGTTAGGGATAAAGTAGATGAAATTATTATCATTGTTCCTTTTGAGTATGTGCAGGATTGGGACGGTGTGTATGAAAATGTATATGGACATCACCACCAACCCGATTTGACACCTACAAATATGTTGGAGAGATATCCGATGTTGGAACTGATGGCTTGGACAGAACAAAAAAGTGTCTCTGAGGAAGGAAGTGGATTCGGTTGGTACGGATGGAAAGGAATGAAGAATAGAGTTGCCAATAATATTAAATTGGATTACAACCAACAGATATTTCAAACTCTCAACCTATCATTGGATGAGATGAGGTTGAACAACTTGGAAGGTAAGGTATATAATAACAAGAAAAAAGTAACACCTTTGGTTATTCATGCGAATGGACCTTCAGATGTTAAAAACTATTTGTCAGAAATTGAAGATGTGGTATTGGGTAAGAACCTCTTTAAGAAGAAGATTATTGAGGTGACCAATAGAACGGTATTGATTAACGTATTTGCGGATAGACCTGTGGATGACCTTAATCAAGTGTTTGACCAAATTAGGTATTTGGAGTTCCCAAAGAAAAATATCTTTATCAACATATTATACTCTGACGTGTCTCACGAATATAAGATTGAAAAGTTTATTGATGAGTTCTCATCCGAATACATTGGTATTGATATGATTTATGTTAGAGGTGATGAAGTGGTATTGAGAGACAGGGCGTTGGAGTTAAGTATGAACTCACACATGGACTATTCATTATTAATGGATTGTAATTACATTTTCAGAAACAGAAAGTCCTTACAAAGACTTATTGGTGAAGATAAGTACATTATTACTCCGATGATTAATAGTGAAGGTACAGAGTGGGTAAACTTCTTCTTCAATGTGGATGAAAATGGAAGGTTTGTTCCTTCAGATGAACAACAAGCAATCAAAGATTATCAGATACAGGATACATTCAGTGTTGGTTATACTGCTGGTATGTGGTTAATCAGTAATGAGATTATTATGAGGATACAAAACTATTTCAGTAAAAATATTGAAAGATATGGAACTGATAATTACGATATTTGTTTTTCACACAATCTGAGGGAGAGGGGATTTTATTTATATCTCACCAACAAAAGTTATTATGGTGGTGTAATATAATGTTAATAAGAGGGAGTTGTCTCCCTCTTTTCTTTTTATTATACTTTGGGTAAACAAAATTGTTTATGGAGACTCATTTCAAATTTCAGGACCAAACTGCGTGGATGTGGACATTCAATAACGAATGTTCCATTGACGATTCCCCTAATAATATTCAAGACGATTTTGGTTTTAGATATAATGGACCTTCAAGTAAGAAACCATTGTGGGTTAAGAAACAAAAGGTCATCCTAAAAAGTGATGAGGACATCAAAGAATACTATGGTGACCAAACCAAATCTGTGTTCATTGAACGTGCTACATTGGTTGTTGAAGAGAAAGAGAATTCAATAGCAATAAAGTTATATAACTTTTCTAAGGGTCGCAAGGTGGGTACATCCTATTTCGGTGTCACCCAACAGTTGTCATATGTGACTTATAACAAAAAGTATAATAACTTTTATTCGGGTATTCGTGTTCGTGGTAAGAAGAAAGTTAAGGGTGGTTCTATCAAGGTTAATAAATGGAATGATATTACATCCATCCTTTCCCATATGGTTCAGGTTATCAATGAGATTTCATTGTCAGGAACAGATTCAATGTGGTTGGACACCAAACATGGTTGGCAACAACTAAGGTCTGCGGTCAACATCTTCAATGAGAAGTTAGGTGTTTCTCATAAGTTTGATGATATTCAGAAACTGGTTGATAGTTTGTTTTTGTTTTACTACAAAGAGAACGGATTCAAACTACCTGATGGTCCATTTAAGTTTATGAATGTTCCGTTAAGTAAGGCTAAATTGAAGAAAACGGATTCTGTGGTGGATGCCTTTATGAAAATTTATGGTTATAGAGGTAAAAAGGTTAGAGGTATATTGAACTCACCTGATGAAGTTGACTACTACACCTTAAACTACCTTTATAATATGTTGGGTGTAGACTTCTTCAATAAGTTGGACCTCACTTTCACTTTCAATACCGCACAGGCAACACGTAATATGGGTATGGGTATGAGTAGTTATTATGAAGACTGTGGGTTGAATAATAGTGAGAAGAGTGCGATTGTAGATTTATGTAACGACTATGTGAAAAAGACTCAAGGGACCTCAATCATCAGTGTTGAACACTCATTGGTATCATTACTTAGAGACCACCTAAGGTTCAAAAACAATCTCAGGGAATTTGATGTGGATGTTAAGTTCAAAGCCAGAAATAAAGAGGAATTCAATCGTGAACATGATGAATGGACCAACACTTTGGACAGTTACAAACACGGTATCATTGAAAGGAATTACCCTGAGATGATGGTCAAAGAATTACAAGAGATTATTATGGGTCCACATATGGATTACTATCCTGTGTTATTGAGGAATAGTGATGACTACAATGAAGAGAGTGGACATCAAAAGAACTGTGTAAGAACGTATATTGAAAGACCTGACTGCTTCATCATCTCTATTAGAGAAGGTAGTAGAAACGGTAAGGAGAGGGCTACCATTGAGTTCAGATATGATAAGGGTGGTCACCCTACCAATGTTCAAGCATTGGGACGATTCAATGAGTTACTAAATACCAACTGGAACTATGTGTTGGAGGAGATTCAAAACAGGGTAAAAAGGTTAAGTGAGTTGAGAGTTATTGAGGTTCCTAAGATGAAAAAGACGTTTCCAAATGGTAAAGAAGTCACCAGACAATCCTATTGGAATAAAAAAATGTTGGTGTGGGACAACACTGACGGAACAAAAGATGATTTTTTTGATTTCTTTTAACAGATACTTGTTTTTGTGAATTTATTTCGTATATATTTGTAGAGTTAAAACAAGTCAAACATTTAATAATTAGAAAACCGAAATGGCAAAACTAAACTCAATGGGAAAATTGGAGACACCACGCAAGTCTCGTCCAGGTGTTCACTCAAAGAACAACACGTCTCGTAACAAAACATCAAAAAATTACAAAAAGAAATATCGTGGTCAAGGAAGGTAAAACGATATATACCCAAACCGAAACCAATACCTCATGGAATAATGGGGCAATTAACCTGTATATCAAAGGCCGAAGGAACACTTCGGCTTTTTTTATAATAAATAAACAAAATAAATTAACATGAAAAAAGTAAATTTATTGGCCTTACTTGCTGGGGCATTATTGACAGTAAACAGTGCCTTCGCTCAAGAGGCCCAAAATCTTGAAGCACTTGATTCCCTGTTCAACTCAGAAACATTGGACGAGGTCGTTGTAACGTCGGGAGTCATTGATATTGCTAAGGTAAGAGAAACACCAATTGCGGTATCTACGATTTCACCATCAGAAATCACATTGAAGACGGGTAACCAAGAGTTCCCTGAAATCATGAACAACACACCAGGTGTATACGCAACTAAACAAGGTGGTGGTTACGGTGACTCACGTTTGTCACTTCGTGGTTTTGACCAACGTAACACTTCTTTCCTTATTAACGGACAGCCCGTGAACGATATGGAGAATGGTTGGGTGTATTGGTCTAACTGGCAAGGTTTGACTGACGTGGCATCAGGTATTCAAATCCAAAGAGGTTTGGGAGCGTCACGTTTGGCGGTTCCATCTGTGGGTGGTACGGTATCTATCTTCACTAAAGCGGCTCAGAAGTCGGAAGGTGGTTCGGTATCTCAGGTGGTAGGTAACAATGGTTACTTGAAAACAACTGTTAACTACAACACTGGTAAGAACGAGGATGGATGGGCAACATCATTCTTGTTGAGTAAATGGCAAGGTAACGGATATGTATACAACACTTCAGGTGAAGGTTGGACATACTTCGGTGCTGTTGGTTATGAACCAAAGGGTTCTGACCACAAATTGAACCTTTCTATCTTGGGTGCTGGTCAATGGCACCACCAAAGAGATGTATATGTTTCTATTCGTGACTATGAATACTTTGGTGAGGAAGGTATTGACCCTCGTTGGAATTCTAACGGTGGTACCTTGAATGGTGAGGAGTTCTCTATGAGAAGAAACTTCTACAACAAACCATTGGCAACGTTCAACTGGGATTGGGACATCAATTCTACTTGGACGCTAAACACATCTTTCTACGGTTCGGCAGGTCGTGGTGGTGGTACTGGTCCTCGTGGTCGTAACTACTACAACGCAGAGACTGATATCTTACCTTATCAGAAAGATTTGTATGAACACTACGTAGTAAACGGTCGTGGTTCTCGTAACGAGGATGGGTCAATTGACTTCGATGCGTTGGTTGCTTACAACCAAGCGAACACTGACGGTTACACAGGTGACTTACCATTCGGTGGTCAGTTGATTGGTTCTAACGGTTTCCGTGATTCAAATGTAAACAGAGCGGTTATCGTTCGTAGAGCATCTATGAACTCTCACGACTGGGTTGGTGCTATCTCTAACTTGGAAGGTGAGTTCGGTAATTGGACTACATCTATTGGTGTTGACCTTCGTAACTACAAAGGTTACCACTACCGTGTGTTGAATGACTTGATGGGTCTTGACGGTTACTATTCAACAGGTAACAAGAACTCAGCAGGACAAATCATCAACACTACTGTAAATGCTTCTCCATTCAACAACACAGGTTTGAACGGTCCTAAGATTGACTACTTCAACACTGGTTTAGTAAGATGGGGTGGTTTGAACGGTATGGTCGAATACAACGAAGATGGTAAATACAATGCTGTCATTCAAGCGGGTGTATCAAATCAGTCTTACCAAAGAGAAGACTTCTTTGACCAACCAGCACTTCCAACATCTGACGTTCACAGTCAGTTAGGTGGTTATGTTAAGGGTGGTGCAAACTACAATATGAACGAAAGTTCTAACATCTTCTTCAACGCAGGTTACATCTCACGTCAACCTATGTTTGATGCGGTATTCCCTAACTACGCTAACTTGGTTAATGAAGAGTTACAGAATGAAGAAATCACTTCAGTTGAGATGGGTTACGGTTATGTAACAAATGACTTGGTTGTTAATGTTAACGCTTACTCTACAAATTGGGGTAACCGTTTCATCACACGTTCTTTGTCTAACTCTCAAGGTGTTGACGGTTTCGCACAGTTCAAAGACATTGATGTTCGTCACAATGGTATTGAGGTTGAAGGTAAATATACAGTTAACAACAACTTGAAACTTAAAGGTATGATGTCTGCAGGTGACTGGAGATATACTAAGGACTTTACTGCTACATTGTTTGACGAACAACAACAAGAGATTGGTACTGGTACATTGTATTTGAAAGATGCTAAGGTAGGTGATGCGGCTCAGTTCGTAACGAGCTTGGGTGCTGACTACAGAGTAGGTAAAGTGAACTTGGATGCAAACTACCGTTTTGTTGATGGTCTTTACGCTGACTACAACATCTTGGATGACGTGTTTACTGCTCCTGATAACGCAGGCGCATTGAAACTACCATCTTACGGATTGGTTGATATGGGTATGACTACTCGTTTGGGTAAGATGACTCTTCGTTTGAATGTGAACAACTTGTTGAACACAACTTACATTGCAGAGTCTAATACTAACATCCACGCAACTGAGACTTCAGAGACTTGGAATGGTATTGATACTCGTAACTTCGTTTGGTTCGGTTTCGGTAGAACATGGAACGCAAGTTTGAAATACAACTTCTAATAAAAAAGTTGAAATATTTTATGGAGGGAGTTTGACTCCCTCCTTTTTTTTGTCTAATTTTGTCATAAACATTAAATAAAATAAAAAATGGCGAAACTAATTAGAGTTGAAACGGATTACCGTTTCTACGCAGCAGAACTGAAAGATGAGCAATACGCTCTTTATCAAGAAGACGAAGACCAATTTTGGGATGAGTTTTGGGATTGGGACGTGGAATTTGAATTCACACGTGACAAAGATGGTGGAACCGATTATCATATCGAAGAATAAGATGGATAAAGTAATTGCACAAAAAGTTAGTGACTACGCCCAAAAGAACTACAAGATGTTTGAGGGTAAAGAGTTAATCGTTAAAGAAGGTGAAAACGTTTTTTATGTTTCAGACCACAAAGACCGTTCGCCATTAATCTTAGGTAAATCAATTCTAAATTAATAAATAAAATGGCAAACTATCTAAAAAGTATGATTGAGGTCCACGGCAATGAAGAGGTTGTTAAGAAGGTGGACGAACTATTAGAAGGAGTTCAATACAGTGATGTATCTTCTTTCGCTAAAGCGTTTTACGAAAATGTGGAAATGGGTGAAAATGGTGAAGGTGTGTTGAATACGTGGTCCGCAGAAAACTTAGGTTCAAAGTGGACTTACTTATATGACATCCAAGGTGATGGAGAATTCAGTGTAGAATCAGCATGGTACCCACCATTACGTTTCTTCGTTCACCTGTATAATATGTTGGTGGAGTTGGACCCTGAAGTATTCATTGAGGTTCGTTATGAAGATGAGTCTTACAAACCTGTAGGTGCAGTCGTAATTAAGAAAGACAGTGACGGAGACCCTGTTATCTACCAAGATGAGGATGAAGAAATGGAATATCCTGATGAGGACGATTACTGGGACGACGATGAAGATGACGTAGACTACGATGCGTTTGATGACGCTACGATGAACTTCATGGAAGAGCTCGCAGAACGTCAAGATGAGATGGTTGTGTTCTGTCACGACATGATTTCAGACGGTGATGGGGAACCAATTAACGAAGTAGAATAAAATTAAGGGGGGTCATCCCCCTTTTTTATTGATATTTTGGGGTAAGACCCCCATAATTATAGGGTATAAAACAATATTTCTATGAAAATTAAATTAGAATACATCTGGTTGGACGGTTACTACCCTGAGCCAAACCTGAGAAGTAAAGTAAAGGTAGTGAATGCACCGACGCACGAGGTGAATGGAAAGAAAGTTCACGGTGTGGGATTAAATGATTGTCCTATGTGGGGATTTGATGGTTCATCAACACGTCAGGCTGAGGGACATTTCTCTGATTGTCTTTTGAAACCAGTAAGGTTGTATCCAAACCCAATGAATAAGGGTATGTTGGATAGTTACTTGGTTTTGTGTGAGGTATTGAACCCTGATGGGACACCTCACGAGACTAACACTCGTCATTTGATTGGTGAGGAAGAAGAAGGGTTGTGGTTCGGTTTTGAACAGGAATACACAATCATGAAGGACGGTAAGCCGTTAGGTTTCCCAACGAATGGATATCCTGAACCACAGGGTAAGTATTACTGTGGTGTGGGTAACGGACAGGTTCACGGTCGTGAGTTTGTGGAACAACATATGGAGAACTGTATTATGGCTGGTATTGATATTACTGGTACCAATGCTGAGGTGATGTTAGGTCAATGGGAATACCAAGTTTTCGGTAAAGGAAAGTTAAAGGCGTCTGATGACCTATGGGTTTCTCGTTATATGTTAAACCAAATGTCTGAGGACTATGGTTTCAAGATTGAATTCCACCCGAAACCTGTGACTGGTGATTGGAACGGTTCTGGTCTACACTGTAACTTCTCTAATGTGAAGATGAGAGAAGAGGGTGGTAAGGAGTACTTTGATGCTATCTTCAAAACTTTTGAGGGTCGTCACTTGGAACACATTAAGTGTTACGGTTCATCTAACGAGATGAGGTTGACAGGTCTTCACGAGACTCAAAGTATTGATAAATTCAGTTGGGGTGTATCTGACAGAGGTGCGTCTATCCGTGTTCCTTTATCTACTTCTGAAGATTGGAAGGGATATGTGGAAGATAGAAGACCAGCATCCAACGCAGACCCATACAGAATTACTTACATCATTGCTCAGTCTATTGGTCAAGCTGAAGAGTTGGAAAAAACTTTACACAATATGTATAGTGAAGTAGAGGTTAGTGAAGAAGTGAAAGACCTTTACGAGGAAACAGTAAATAATGGAAAGTAAATTATCAGAAAAGATTATTGAATTAGTTGAAAAGAGAGTGGGTGAATACCCCTCTCTTATTCAATCTGGTTGGTACCCCAAAGATGTTGTTATGACCTTATTGAAAAAGGGTAATAAAGAGATTTGGGGGAATAGTATCGTTGATGATGAGATAGATAGATACGAAGGAGTTATTGAGTTTAGTGAAGGTTTTTCGTATATTTACTATAAGAGGAATGAGGATGATACAACCTATTGGTTGGTGTGTCTAACCAGTGAAAAGGGTCGTGATGGTATCTTATTCTTTATTAACAGTATTAAAAAACAAAAAATTAAATTACCATGGTATTAACTTCACAAGAGTTGAGAGAAAAAATGAATAGCGGTGAGAAGTTCATCGTTGACATGTATGCTGATTGGTGTGGACCTTGCCGAGTGTTGGGACCTATCGTTGAAAGGTATGCAACAAAATTAAAAGAAGAAGGTTCTGAGGTAGGTGTCTACAAGTTTGACATTGAATCAGATAAAGAGTTGGCTGTTGAGATGGGTGTTCGTTCTATCCCAACGATTAAAGCGGTATCTAATGGTGAGGTTATCGCAACTAAGACGGGTATCTTGCAAGAGGCTCAACTTGATGAATTGAAACAAACTATCCTGTAATGAAACAAGTTGTATTATATTCTATGAAGGGTTGTCCTTTCTGTGACCAAATGAAAGACTTATTGAAGGAGTCTAAAATTTCATATATTGAAAGAGACATTGACGACCACGAAAGGGAATATGATAATTTCGTTCAAGCGACAGGTAATGAATTTATTCCAGCGTTTATGTTGATTGAACATAAAGGTGAGGAAGTGTTGGATGTAAAACTGATGGCCCCTGATAGGGATTTTGAGGACATCCATGAGGCATTAGAAAAAGTAAAACAATTCGTATAAAAAAAGGGGACTTCGGTCCCCTTTCTTTTTATATCATCATAAAGTCTTTCATGTGGTCTAATCTGTGCCAAGGATAGTTCATTTCCTGATTGATGTAATCAATGAAGTCAAAGTTTTTCAAATCCATTTTATCAAATTCTTCTTGGAACTTTTCAGCAAAACAAGCGTCCACGACATTGTTTATAAAATCGATGCTGACGGTGGAATTACCTTTTATATATATGTTAATTTCCTGACTCTCACTGTTGATATCAATCGTAATCTCGTCATTGGTATAATTAGCACGATAAATATGATTGGCAATCTTTGCTGCCAAGAAGTAATAGTTTTTATAACTTATTGATTGACCAAAGATATCTTGTGAGATTATTGGTTTTCTGAATACACCTGCAGTTGCGACAGTACGAGGGTCAGTAATTAGTGTATCATCATCTCGGTTAAATCTGTGGTAATGAAATCTTCTGTTTTGTGGTTTACTATTTTCACCATATCTTAAAAGGTCCACAATGTTAATCGGAATCCAATCCTCATCGTATATCTGAGATAGTTTTTCATTTATCACCGCTGAGGTGTCAAACACATTTGTTAATGTGGTGAATCCGTTCACCACAAAAAATCGGTCTACCCACGTCACCCAAATTTTTGCTTCCAAATCGGGTTTTATTTCTTCTTGTTTCTGTATGATGATGGTTGCAATCATATCACAAATCTCATCACAGAACCTCAATTCTTTTTTATTCATTAGTCTTTAACTTGTCTATGGTGAAATTATATTAAAAAGGAATGAAAGGTTAAAGACCAATGATGTATTTATTGTATAGAATTGAGTTGGATTATATTTATTAAAATAAACCTTGTGACCTTTATTATTGAATGGCTAAAAATCTAAGAATTGTACCGAACCCCACGGGTTCTACACCGTATATATTATTTGAAAATACTTCAGGTGGAAAGATACAGATGAACATCAAGGATGATGGTTCTATTGTATTCTCTGGTGCAACCAATGGTGATGACTTATTTAAGATGGATGCCAACGCTCAGAACATTAGAGTTGGTAAGGATGTTAACTTTGAAAATGATATCTATTTTGATAATAAGTTAACCATTTCTGATGATGGTCAATGGGTTGGTACTGATGTTGGTGTAAAAGGTAACAAAGGTAGTTTAGGTCCCACTGGCGACCAAGGTGAGAAAGGTCTTAAAGGTTTAAGAGGTTCTCAAGGTGGTGGTGGTGACCAAGGTCCTACAGGTGATGATTTCCAAGGTTCAACAGGTCCACAGGGACCACAAGGTCCCACAGGTGAAGACAACACGAAGGGTGATGTCGGTTTCAAAGGTATTAAAGGTTCCCAAACAAAAGGTCAAAAAGGTCCACAGGGTAGTTCTCCAAGAGGTTCACAAGGTTCGCAAGGGGCATCTCCTAAAGGTATTAAAGGTGGTCAAGGTCCTCAGGGAGCGATAGGTCCCCAAGGTGGGCAAGGTGTCTCTACGAGGGGTCCTGAAGGTTCATTGGGGGATTCTTTCCAAGGTTCTACAGGTCCTACAGGTGATTCATCACCAGGGGATGTGGGTGGACAAGGTTCGCAGGGAGCTCAGGGTCCTGGTGGTGATAAGGGTGTTAAGGGACCTGGTGGTTTGCAAGGGGACAAAGGTCCTACCGCACCTAAAGGTCCAAAAGGATTGAAAGGACCTACCGCACCTAAGGGTCCTAAAGGTTATAAAGGTACAAAAGGTTTGAAGGGTACTAAGGGTGCTCAGGGTAATTCACCAAGAGGTGCTCTTGGACCACAAGGTGTTTCTCCTATCGGACCACAGGGTACTCAAGGTACGTCACCGAGAGGTAATCAAGGTGTTATCGGAATTCAGCCAGGTCGTGGTGCACAAGGTGATGCAAATCCAGGACCAACAGGACCTACGGGTTCCACAAATCAGGGACCTCAAGGTTCTACAGGTCCAACCAACCAAGGTCCACAAGGTCCTGTTGGTTCTCAGGGTCCTGCGGGTAATGCAGGTCCGAAAGGTCTTAAAGGTTATAAAGGTACTAAGGGTACCAAAGGTCATAAAGGTTATAAAGGTAATATCGGTGCGTCACCTGTAGGTCCAAGAGGTCCACAAGGTGCGTCGCCTCAAGGACCTCAGGGTGGTCAGGGACCGCAAGGAGCAGCCAACCCAGGTCCTGTAGGGCCAGGTGGTTCTGCATTTACAGGTAGTGGTGGTGACCAAGGTCCTGTGGGTCCTCAGGGTAATGACGGACCAAAAGGTCCTAAAGGTATTAAGGGTAATCTTGGTTCCAAAGGTCTTAAAGGTACCAAAGGTAATATTGGTAACTCACCAAGAGGTCCACAAGGCTCTCAAGGAGCATCACCGAGAGGTGGTACTGGTGCGATAGGTACACAAGGAGCTGCGAATCCTGGACCACAAGGTCCAACAGGTTCATCTTTCACTGGTGATGGTGGTGACCAAGGACCAACAGGGCCAACAGGAAACGACGGACCTAAGGGTCTCAAAGGGTACAAAGGTGCTACTGGAGCCAAAGGATATAAGGGACACAAAGGTTATCGTGGAGCATCACCTCAAGGTCCTATTGGTCCACAAGGTGCATCTCCTCAGGGTGGACAAGGTGCAAGGGGTAATCAAGGTGCGGCCAATCCAGGTCCTAAAGGTCCTGTAGGTTCAACTAACCAAGGTTCAACAGGACCTCAAGGTTCGGGAGGACCAACGGGTTATGATGGACCTAAGGGTCCAAAAGGTTACAAGGGAACCAAAGGATTGAAAGGTCGTAAGGGTTTCAAGGGATATATAGGTGGTTCTCCTCAAGGACCAAGAGGTGGTACAGGGTCTTCACCACAAGGGGGTCAAGGTAATCAGGGTCCTCAGGGTGATGCGAATCCGGGGCCACAAGGACCAACAGGACCATCTTTCCAAGGTTCTACAGGTCTTCAAGGACCGACAGGTCCAACTGCAGGTGATGGTCCTAAGGGACCAAAAGGTATCAAAGGACCTAAGGGATTGAAAGGTCGTAAGGGTATCAAAGGTAATGTTGGTAATTCGCCAAGGGGACCTCAAGGTGCTCAAGGAGCATCTCCACGAGGACCACAAGGTAACAGAGGTGGTACAGGTGCTGCCAACCCAGGACCAAAAGGACCTGTAGGTTCTTCATTCCAAGGTGCACAAGGAGCTCAGGGTTCCACAGGTCCTACTGGTAATGATGGACCAAAAGGTTATAAGGGATATAAAGGTGCTTTGGGTGCCAAAGGTTATAAAGGTCATAAGGGTTATCGTGGTTCTTCACCACAAGGTCCTATTGGTAACCAAGGGGGTTCTCCTCAAGGACCGAGAGGTGCGGGTGGTCCACAAGGTGCCGCTAATCCAGGTCCAAAGGGTCCTGTTGGTGATACAAATCAAGGTTCAACAGGTCCACAAGGTTCAACAGGACCACAGGGTAATGACGGACCAAAGGGGCCAAAAGGTTACAAGGGAACCAAAGGTCATAAGGGATATAAAGGACCTAAAGGTTATGTTGGTTCATCACCAAGGGGTCCTCAGGGTCCACAGGGTGCATCTCCAAGAGGTAATACAGGTGATAATAATCCTGGTCCGACTGGTCCAACAGGTTCTTCGTTCCAAGGTTCAACGGGTCCTCAGGGTAATGATGGAACAAAAGGTCATAAGGGTTATGTAAGTGCTAAGGGGCACAAAGGTTATATAGGTACGTCGCCAAGAGGTCCTCAAGGGTCTCAAGGAGCGTCTCCAAGGGGACCGCAGGGTGCTGCCAACCAAGGTGGTACGGGTCCAACGGGTTCTGCCTTCCAAGGTGATAAAGGACCTACAGGTAATGCGGGTGCAAAAGGTTACAAAGGTCTTAAAGGTAGAAAGGGCCATAAAGGTTACATCGGTACTTCACCATTAGGTCCACGAGGTTCTGCGGGTGACTCACCAAGAGGTGGTACAGGAGCCAACAATCCGGGGCCTCAAGGACCGACAGGTTCATCATTCCAAGGTTCAACAGGACCACAGGGTAATGACGGACCAAAGGGGCCGAAAGGTTATAAGGGTGCTAAGGGTCACAAAGGTTATATTGGTTCTAAGGGTCCACAGGGTTCTTCACCAAAAGGACCTATAGGTCCAACAGGTGAATCAGAACCAGGTCCAAAAGGTCTTAAGGGACCTAAGGGTTATAAAGGTAGTCCTGGTACAGATGCTAAGGGACGTAAAGGTGGTCCCGGTGCCAAAGGTACGAAAGGTCTTAAAGGTTATAAGGGTGATGTAAATACTCAAGCGGGTTCAACGGGTTCAACAGGTCTATATCCAGGTCCGAAGGGACCTAAAGGTTATGCGGGTAAGATTGGACCATCGGGTACAGGTCCTAAGGGTCCGAGAGGTAACCAAGGGGGTGCGGGCTCAAAAGGTTTGAAAGGTTATAAGGGTAATAAGGGACCTAAAGGGTTCAAAGGTCCTGCATCTTCATGTTATTCGGTAACAATGTTCGGTCCGGCTGGTGACGCAGGTGAAGCTTGTATACCTGAGGAATGGAATGGTTATTCTGACTGTTCAACTCCGGCTGATGGTTGTAAGGTTTATCAGGTAAGTACCTGTACTTCATGTACATCTTTAACGGGTTTATTCTTAAGTGACGGTGCAGATGTATTTGAAGTAGGACCTAACAGTGACCCTTGTGAATTAGTTTTTGTTCAAGGTTGTGGTCGTTCGGATGTTAGATTGAAGAATAACATTGAGACTCTAACAAATATCACAGAGAGAATTCTTGAGATTGATGTGAAAGAATATGATTGGAATGAGAATTTACCTAACTATCAAGACTTAAAAGATAAAGATAAGTTACACTCTATCGGTATTATTGCTCAGGAATTGTTACCAATCTTCCCTGAGTTAGTGTATAGAAGAAGTGATGGGTACTACAGTATCTACTACTATAAGTTGAATGCCATATTAATTGAGGCTGTTAAAGAACAGCAAAGAGAGATTGAGTCTATTGACCAAGACATTAAACTATTATCACAAAAATTGAGTTAATGGCGCAGAATGTAATCATATATCCATCGGGTAGTACCAAGAATCCATACCCACACATTGAGTTTTCAGGTGTGAATGGATACTACTATTGGGAAATTAATGAGGATGGGGTGTTATACTCTTACCAACCTAACATTCCAACGAGTGGTCTGACTATGTATTTTGATGCTGCGGCATATGACTCATATTCAGGTGGTACGTTATGGTGGGATTTGACGGGTGGTCGTTATCTAATTGGTGAAGGTGATGGTGTTCAATACGATGGTGTGATGACTGGTGCTACAAAATATAGAAACGTCAATCAGTTGATACATACTGAAGCCTCTGCGATTAATGTTAATACAGTTAATGAGTGGTGGTTCTCAGATATTGCTAATGGGTTGGAAGATATTAACTTTAATAATGATTATTATGACCAGCTGATTGCGGGAAATTATGATACTATATTTGTAAGACTTTATAAGTCTACTGAACCCGATACTTACTACCAAGTTTATAGTGGGAGTGGTGCGTCTTTAGTTGCTGGTGATGACCTTAAACTTAATATGGTTCGTATAGATGGTGTTAATAGTTGGGACGGTTCAGACATTTATAATACTCAAAGAGCAGGGTATCCTGGTTTGAATAACAAAGATTTAGATGGTGTGGTCACTGTTGAATTTATCCCATCAAGGAATGGTAGTGGACTAAGTGCTTCTACAACAAATGCCAGTTTGGTTAATGCTCCTTACCACAATCCTATTAATGGTGGTGTATTCAGGTTTGATGCTACCAATGAATACGCAAGAGCCTTAGACCCAAACATTCGTGGGGGAAGTATTTCTCGTACTATGATTGGATTCTTCAGTGCGGGTACATCTGAGAATGGATGTATTTTTGGTATTGGTGACCAACCTGAAAATAACGGTGGTGCTAACTCATCATGGGAGTTATGGAATTATAATCAATCGTCAGGTGCGGGATTAAGAATCCATACTCAAAGTTTTAATTTTGGTACCAGTCCTGAATATAGATTGACTGACAATTTAGATAAGTGGTTGATGGCGGTTCTTAGTTATGATACTGATGCTAACGTTGCGTCACTAAAGATTTATGATGATGGTGTGGTAACCTCAGGTACGAGTAGTAATTCATCTATTGATACTATTACAAATAACTTCTCAGTTAATAAATCTGCATATGGTAGTGAAGGTGGTGGTATGACAGGTAATTTTGCGTTAGCCTTATACTATGAAAGAGAAATTTTAGATAGTGAGATAGAACAAATTTATAGAGTATTCTCCCCAAGGTTTGGTGTGACTCCAGCTATTGTTAAGCCAGGACTTGAAATGTGGTTGGATGCCAAAAATACTAACAGTTATACTGGTGGTACTATATGGCATGACTTAACTGAAAACGGTAATGATGGAACTATCAATGGTCCGACCCATACTGACTACTACTTAGACTTTGACGGTACTGACGATTACGTTTCTTTACCAGCACAGACTATGTACCGTTCAGGTGGTACGATATGTATGTTATTTAACAAAGATGCCGAGAACGGAGGATTGTTATGGGGTGCAAACTATGATAGACATTTATCAACACTATCAAATAATTTCTATGGTGAAACTGCATCAAACTGTAATAGTTTTAATTCACCAACTTACAGTGCAGGGACAGGTAATTGGGTTCAGTATACATTAGTTTTCACGGGGAATAGTGCTTATCACTATATTGATGGTGTTTCCATTGGTGAGACTCCAAATTATGGTTCAATAAACTGTGGAAGTGCCACTACTCAATTAGAGGCTGACTTCCCATTTAGTAGAATTGGTAATTCAACACAATACGTTGGAAACTTTGATGGTAAGATTTCGGTGGTATTGAAATACGATAGACCATTAACTCAAACTGAAATCACTAAAAACTACGATGCATTAAAGCAAAGATACAGTGATTAAACTATTTATTAAAAGACTTGAATTATGACAAATTATACTTACTTGATAATCAAAACGAACGAGGTTGATAAGGTTGATTTCAGCCAAGTCAGAGAGACATCATCTGAAACTTTGAGACATAGTTTGGATGATACAAAGACATTTATTAAGTGGGATAATGAAACGCCAACTTTTGTGAATAATTTTGAATGGACGGACGGTCCTTATAATCATACACAAATAATTAATATTTTATCTACGGATGAATGGGTTGATACTAATGGGCCGAGTTAATGAAAGCAAGAATATTTCAAATATCTGATTCCGCAAATCCCCTAAAGATTTATGTAATCTCTAAGTTCAATGAAGGATTGGATGTGAATTCCAATGCGGTTATTGATGCAAAAGGGCAATGGGTAGGTCCAATCACCAACCTTAAAGGTCTTAAGGGTGAGAAGGGTGATTTGGGTAACAAAGGTATTAAAGGAACTCAAGGTACCACTGGTGGAGGTGGTGACAAAGGTCTTAAAGGTAATAAGGGTCTTAAGTTCGGTAAGGGTCACAAAGGTTTAATTGGTGATAAGGGTATCAAAGGTCGTAAAGGTCTTGTTGCCGATAAAGGTCCAACAGGTACAACAGGTACAGGAACAAAAGGTACTCAGGGTCCTGTAGGTGATTCAGTTCAAGGTTCTACAGGTCCTACGGGTTCAGCATTTATTGGTCCAACAGGTGGAGGAGGAGACCAAGGTCCACAAGGTGGTCAGGGTTCTACGGGTCCGACGGGTGCTGCTGGTGATAAAGGACCTAAAGGTGTTAAGGGAGCCAAAGGTAGTAAAGGTATTAAAGGACCAACTGCTGGTAAGGGTTTGAAAGGTGATACAGGTTCAACAGGTGCTGGTGGTGATAAGGGATATAAAGGAGCTGCAGGTACAGGTCCTAAGGGTCAGAAAGGTCCTCAGGGTAATTCGCCAATTGGTGCTAAAGGTCCACAGGGAAGTTCTCCTCGTGGTAACTTTGGTGGTCAAGGAAATCAAGGTGGACAAGGTGGTGTTGGTGACAACAATCCAGGTCCAAAAGGACCAATAGGTTCAACTAATCAGGGTCCTATTGGTGACCAAGGACCTACATTCCAAGGGTCTACAGGTCTTCAAGGTTCAGGTGGTCCTGGTGGTGACAAAGGACCTCAGGGTAATGATGGTCCAAAAGGACCTAAAGGATATAAAGGTGGTGTTGGTGCCAAAGGTATTAAAGGTACTAAGGGTTCTACTGGTCCTAAGGGTCTTAAAGGTAGAAAAGGTAATATTGGTACATCACCAATCGGTCCTCAAGGTCCACAGGGTTCTTCACCATTAGGACCAAGAGGAGGTCAAGGTGCACAAGGAGCTGCCAATCCAGGACCTCAAGGTCCAACGGGTTCTTCCTTCCAAGGTTCAGGTGGTGACCAAGGACCGACAGGTCCACAAGGAAACGATGGACCTAAGGGTATTAAAGGTACCAAAGGTACGAAGGGTCTCAAAGGACGTAAGGGTGTAAAAGGTTACATCGGTGGTTCACCACAAGGTCCTATCGGTCCTCAAGGAGCATCTCCACAAGGAGGTCAGGGTAATCAGGGACCTCAGGGTGATGCGAATCCAGGCCCAACAGGACCAACAGGTTCTTCATTTACAGGGGACGGTGGTGACCAAGGTCCAACTGGACCGACAGGGAACGATGGACCGAAGGGTCCAAAAGGTTACAAGGGAACCAAAGGATTAAAAGGACGTAAGGGTGTGAAGGGTTACATTGGTGCATCACCTCAAGGACCTATTGGTCCACAAGGTGCATCTCCACGTGGTCCACAAGGTGCAAGAGGTGGTACAGGAGCATCCAACCCAGGTCCTCAGGGTCCGACAGGTCCGTCATTTACAGGTAGTGGTGGTGACCAAGGTCCGGTAGGTCCACAAGGAAACGATGGTCCAAAAGGACCTAAGGGTATCAAAGGTGGTGCCGGAGCCAAAGGTTATAAAGGTCACAAAGGTTACAGAGGGACATCACCTCAAGGACCTCGTGGTGCAACAGGTGCGTCTCCCCAAGGTGCACAGGGTGCAAGAGGTAATACAGGTTCTGCTAATCCTGGTCCAACAGGTCCAGGTGGTTCGGCTAACCCAGGTGCTCAGGGACCTGGTGGTGATAAAGGTCCGATAGGTAATGATGGGGCTAAGGGTTACAAAGGTACTAAAGGAGCCAAAGGTCATAAGGGATATAAAGGACCTAAAGGTTATGTTGGTAGTTCACCACAAGGACCTATTGGTCCACAAGGTGCATCACCACAGGGTCCACAAGGTGGTCAAGGTCCTCAAGGGGCTAATAATCCAGGTCCAAAGGGACCTACAGGACCGGCGTATCAAGGTCCAATAGGGCCTGGTGGTTCAGGTGGTCCAACAGGTTATGACGGTCCAAAAGGACCTAAGGGTATAAAAGGACCAACTGGTCCTCAGGGTGATAAAGGTTTCAAAGGAAACATTGGTAATTCACCAAGAGGTCCATTCGGACCAACAGGTGCATCTCCACGAGGACCACAAGGTAACAGAGGTGGAACAGGTGCTGGTAATCCTGGTCCTCAGGGTCCAGGTGGTTCTGCATTCCAAGGTAGTGGAGGTGCTCAAGGACCGACAGGACCACAAGGTAACGATGGACCAAAAGGTCCTAAAGGTTATAAAGGTGGTACTGGTGCCAAAGGATATAAAGGTCATAAGGGATATAGAGGTACTTCACCAACAGGTCCGAGAGGTGCACAAGGTGTATCCCCACGTGGTAATACAGGTGCACGTGGTGTTACAGGAGCTAATAATCCAGGACCAAAAGGTCCTGTTGGACCAGCATTCCAAGGAGATAAGGGTTACACTGCTCCTGATGGTGCAAAAGGTTACAAAGGACTCAAGGGTAGAAAAGGCCATAAAGGATATATTGGAGGTTCTCCATTAGGTCCACGTGGTTCGGCAGGTGCATCACCGAGAGGACCACAAGGTGCGGCTAATCCAGGACCAACAGGTCCAGGAGGTTCGGCCTTCCAAGGTGATAAGGGACCTACAGGTAATGCAGGTGCTAAAGGTTACAAAGGACTCAAGGGTAGAAAAGGTCATAAAGGATATATTGGTACATCACCGAGAGGTCCACAAGGTAATCAAGGGGCATCTCCGAGAGGTAACCAAGGGTCAGCCAATCCAGGTCCGAAGGGACCTAAAGGGTATAGTAATCCTGGTTCAACAGGGCCTACAGGTTATGATGGTCCAAAGGGTCCTAAGGGTATTAAAGGGTCTAAGGGACACAAGGGATATATAGGTAATTCTCCTCAAGGTCCGAGAGGTGCCACAGGTGCTTCTCCACGAGGAGGTGGAGGTGATACAGGACCTGGTGGTTCTAATAATCCAGGACCAAAAGGTTATAAAGGTGCTGCGGGTTATGGTCCTATCGGATTACAAGGTAATAGAGGGGCGACAGGTCCACAAGGTTCACCTGGATTAGAACCAGGTGAAGACGGTTCAACAGGTTCAACAGGTTTCCAAGGTCCAGCGAGTAACGCTAAGGGTCCTAAGGGTCCCAAAGGACCTAAAGGTTACATTGGTAATGCCCCTAAAGGTCCAAGAGGTCCTGCGGGTTCAACGGGTTCATCGGCGGTTGGTGCAAAGGGTCCTATTGGTTCAACGGGTGCTCAAGGTAACCAAGGTGGTAGAGGACCTCAAGGTGCTAAGGGTTATAGAGGTCCTCAGGGTCCATCATCGGATGAGAGATTAAAGACAAACATCAAAGGATTGAAAGGTAACCTTTCTAAGTTGTTGTTATTGAAAGGTCTTTACTTTGATTGGAATGATGATGAGTTTACTACAAATTATCTGAATGGTATTAAGGGTACCTCTATTGGTTTCGTTGCGCAGGAGGTTGAAGAAGTATTGCCTGATGTGGTTGAAAGAGACCCTCAAGGTGTGATGGGTGTGGAGTATGATATTATGTCAGTAATTGCCTTAGGTGCTCTCCAAGAACAACACACGAGAATACTTATGTTAAAGGATAGAATAAACAATTTGAAAGAGTTGGTTGACTAATGGCAAAGAACATTAAAATAACACCGAAAAGTGGTATCATTGAATTCTCAGGTGCTACGAGTTCATCAATTGATTTGGGACACAATGAGAGTTCTGATGAGTTGAAGTTCTCAGGGTCATCATTAGACCCTGTTAGGTTAACGGTTAAAGGTGGTTATACATTCAACTCTGACTCTAAGGTATTGGTTGAAAATAGTGGTGAGGTTCTATCTAAAGGTCAAAAGAGAATTGATAAAGGTGGTGTATGGCAAGGACCGAGAGCTCAGGATAAGGGTATTAAAGGTTTCAAAGGTACTAAAGGACCAAATGCTGTTACTGCTGAAACGGGTGATAAGGGTTACCGTGGTACTCAGGGTACTATTGGTGCCAATCAAGCCGTAGGTACAAGAGGTAATCAAGGACCACAAGGAGGTATTGGTTCTCAAGGACAAAAAGGTATTAAAGGACCTGCGGGTGGTGTAGGTTCAACAGCCGACCCATCACCAGCGGGTGATAAAGGACCTACAGCACCAAAGGGACCTAAAGGTTATAAGGGTACAAAAGGTGCTAAAGGTGGTGCTGGTGACAAAGGTCAGAAAGGTAATATCGGTAATAAGGGTATTAAAGGTATTGTCGGTACATCTCCGAAAGGTTTTATTGGTCCACAAGGTTCTTCCCCACAAGGTGAGAAAGGACCTCAGGGAGACTCTCCTAAGGGTATTAAAGGTGTTAAAGGTACTAAGGGTGACCGTGGTGGTTCTGGTACTGGTGGTGATAATAACCCAGGTGCTCAAGGACCTGTCGGTGATTCAGTACAAGGTTCAACAGGACCAACTGGTATCTCTGTTCAGGGACCTGCGGGTTCACAGGGTCCAACAGGGCCAGGTGGTGATAAGGGACCTATTGCTCCTGATGGTGCAAAAGGTTTCAAGGGTATCAAAGGAACTACAGGTGACAAAGGTATAAAAGGTATCAAAGGGGTTAAAGGTGACAAGGGTTACAAAGGACCTAAAGGTATTAAAGGACACAAAGGTTTTATTGGTTTATCACCTCAAGGACCAAGAGGTGCCACAGGTGCATCACCTATCGGACCGCAAGGACCACAAGGAGCCTCACCAATTGGACCACAGGGTGGTCAGGGTGGACAAGGTAATGCAACACCAGGTCCTGAAGGTGATTTAGGTTCAGCGTTCCAAGGTAGTGGAGGTGCACAAGGACCGACAGGACCACAAGGTAATGACGGTCCAAAAGGACCGAAAGGTTATAAAGGGTCTGAAGGATTGAAAGGTCGTAAAGGTATTAAAGGTAATATCGGTAACTCACCTATTGGTCCACAAGGACCTCAAGGGGCATCCCCTCAAGGTGCTCAGGGTGCAAGAGGTAATACAGGTGCTGCTAATCCAGGTCCTCAGGGACCAGGTGGCTCTGCTAATCCTGGTGCTCAAGGACCTGGTGGTGACAAAGGACCGACAGGTAACGATGGAGCAAAAGGTTACAAAGGTACTAAGGGAGCCAAAGGACACAAAGGTTATAAAGGTAACAAAGGTTTGAGAGGTAATTCTCCTGTGGGTCCACGTGGTGGTACAGGTGCATCACCTCAAGGTGCTCAAGGTAACAGAGGTGGTACAGGTGCCCCTAATCCAGGTCCAAAAGGACCTATCGGTGATACAAATCAGGGTTCTACAGGTCCTCAGGGTTCTGGTGGTCCAACGGGTTATGATGGACCAAAAGGACCTAAGGGTATCAAAGGTCCTAAAGGGTTGAAAGGACGTAAAGGGGTTAAAGGTTACATCGGAACATCTCCACAAGGACCTATTGGTCCACAGGGTGCGTCACCAAGAGGACCACAAGGTGCGAGGGGTGGTCAAGGAGCTGCTAATCCTGGTCCAACGGGACCTACAGGTTCTTCATTTACAGGTAGTGGAGGTGACCAAGGGCCGGTCGGACCACAAGGTAATGACGGACCAAAGGGACCTAAGGGTTACAAAGGTGCTTTGGGTGCTAAAGGTCTTAAAGGTAGAAAAGGTAATATCGGTAATTCGCCAAGAGGTCCACAGGGACCACAAGGAGCATCACCACGTGGTAACACAGGTGCTCGTGGTGTGACGGGAGCCAACAATCCAGGTCCTCAGGGTCCAGGAGGGTCTTCATTCCAAGGTAGTGGTGGTGCTCAAGGACCTACAGGTCCAGGTGCTGGTGACGGTGCAAAAGGTTATAAAGGTATAAAGGGTTCTCTTGGTGCTAAAGGTTATAAAGGTCATAAGGGATATAGAGGAGCTTCTCCTCAGGGTCCTATTGGTCCACAAGGTTCATCACCTAAAGGTTATAGAGGTCCACAAGGTGTTCAAGGAGCAACTAATCCAGGTCCTAAAGGTCCTGTGGGTTCAACGAATCAAGGCTCAACGGGTCCACAAGGTTCAGGTGGACCGACAGGATATGACGGTCCAAAAGGACCTAAGGGTATAAAAGGACCTAAAGGGTTGAAAGGACACAAAGGTTATAAGGGTAACATAGGTAACTCACCACAAGGACCTATCGGTCCACAAGGGGCGTCACCAAGAGGTAACCAAGGTGCGAGGGGTGGTCAAGGAGCTGCTAATCCTGGTCCTACAGGTCCTACAGGTTCTGCATTCCAAGGTTCAACAGGACCTCAAGGTCCTACTGGGCCAACTGCGGGCGATGGTGCAAAAGGTTACAAAGGTCTTAAAGGTATAAAAGGGCATAAAGGTTATACTGGTTCTTCACCACGAGGACCGCAAGGTGCTCAAGGGGCTTCCCCAAGAGGTAATACAGGTGCTGCCAATCCGGGTCCAAAAGGTCCTAAAGGATATAGTAATCCTGGTGATAAAGGACCTACAGGTAATGATGGTGCAAAAGGTTACAAAGGACTTAAGGGTAGAAAAGGACATAAAGGTTACATCGGTAATTCTCCAAGAGGTCCTCAAGGGTCTCAAGGAGCGTCTCCAAGGGGACCGCAGGGTGCTGCCAACCAAGGTGGCACAGGTCCTACAGGTTCTGCATTCCAAGGGTCAACAGGTCCTCAAGGTAACGACGGAACAAAAGGTCATAAGGGATATGTAAATACTAAAGGTCATAAGGGTTATAGAGGGGGTTCACCACAAGGACCTATCGGTCCACAAGGTGCATCCCCGAGAGGGGGACAAGGTTCTGCTAATCCAGGTCCTACAGGACCAGGTGGTTCGGCATTCCAAGGAGATAAAGGTCCACAAGGTCCAAAAGGTCCGACAGCACCTGATGGACCACGAGGTCCAACTGGAGCTACTGGTTCACCAGGACCTGAAGGGCCAATAGGTTCAACAGGACCACAAGGTTCTGTTGGTTCTCCAGGTGCTAATGGAGTAAAAGGACCAAAAGGTCCTAAAGGTGCACAGGGTTCTGCCGGTACAGGTGGTTCCATAGGTTCTAAAGGTCCACGTGGTCCACAGGGTGCTGCCAATCCTGGTGGTACGGGTGACAAAGGTCCAAAGGGTCCTAAGGGTTACACTGCAACTGCTGCACCTGGTCCAAAAGGTCCTAAAGGATATATTGGTAATACTGGTGGTACGGGACCAGTAGGTGGTAGAGGTCCGATTGGTTCAACAGGTTCGTCAGGTTCTTCAGATAGAAGATTGAAGAAAAACTTCCGTGAAATCAAAGATGCATTGGATAAAGTATTGAAGATGCGTGGTGTTCACTTTACATGGGTTGAAGAGAATACTGTTGATGGTTCATATGTACCCACAGGTCAACAAGACATTGGTGTAATTGCACAGGAAATTAAGGAACAATTCCCTGAATTGGTAAGAGAAGAGGATAGTGGTATCTTAACTGTACAATACGCATTGATGGTTTCAATTTTGACTGAGGCTATTCAACAACAAAACTCAATTTTAGATAAGAAAGAGATTGAGTTAGAACGTTTAGAAGTACTTGCGAAATCTAAAGGATTGTTATAAAAATCTATTTTGTTTTTGGGTAATATGATTAACTTTTCTTAAAAAGAACGAGTTATGTTTTACAATTACAAACCTTCCAAAGAAAGATATATTGTTTATAGAACCAACGACGGTGGTATTGGTGATAGATTGATAGGTGCAATGAATGCCTTCCTGATGGCGTTCGTTAACGATTATCATTTTAGAATCCAAGACAATACTAAAACACCAATGGTTGAAGTGTTCACAAGCAATCATAACTGGTGGAAAAGAGATTGGTTTGAGACTCCCATGAAACGAGGTAGGTTAAATCTACTATCTTCTTATGATGACTTAGTACAGTATATTACAGAAGGTACCATTGAAGATTACTACCCAAACGCGGAGTGTTTGTATTTTTACTCCAACCAAAACTTAGTACCATACTTTTTCAAAAATCCTGAATATAAATTGAAACTTGATAAGATTGGGATTACTCAAGAGAATGTATACTCTGAAATGTTCAATTACCTGTTCACCTTGGAGGACGAATATAAAAAGAACTACAACTACCTTAAGAGTAAGTTGTTCTTAGATGTTAAGTATGTAATTGGTGTACATCTTAGAACCAATTGGAATTGGGGTGATGTACCACAAATAAGTAGAAACACCGTTCAAAAGTTTATCACAGCAATCAATCAGAATTACTTACCCAATGCAAGAGTATTGGTATCATCAGATTCACAGATGGGTTATGACATGTTGAAGGAAGGTATCAAAGGTATGGATGTTGTAAGAATTTCAGGTGATGCCGTTCACATTTCAAAAGATGATAATACTAAGTTAAATGACTTATTGAAAACGGTATTTGAAATCTATCTTTTGTCTGAATCTGATTTGTTGATTGGTTCTTATTGGTCAAACTTTACACGATTGTCAGTGATGAAAAGTCCAAAGAAATCAGTGATGGTAGAAATGGAAGTGGAACCGTATGATACTGCAAATGAATCCACAAAGTATTGGGTGGAGCAAATGGGTCATTCGTTAAGTGATGTGTATACAGACATTAAAAAAGCTTTTAGATTCCCACTAACAATAAAGGGTCACACAAAGTGCGACCCCGAAGTATTGTTTACTATTAAGTAATTAAATCAAAAAGATAGTTTGAATTGTATTGGGGGTTAATCTTTTCCTCCAACATAATTCTATTCATCGGGTAGTAATTCCAATCGTGTGATTTTGATAATTCTTCATCAAAAAGATTTAACTCAGAAGAGATAAGTCCTTCCACATAACTCACATCTTCATTGTAGTAATGAGAATCTAATCTTCTCATCAACTCCAAAGATTGTTCAGGTGTACCAAAGAATTCTAATTTCCATCCTCTAAATGTTTTTAAGAAGTGGTCCACCCAGTGGCTACGGTCTCTGAAATACTGAGCACCAAACTCTTTCAATCTATTAAAGGTACACATCTGAGTTCCTGAGATTTCGTAGTTATTATTCTCAAGGTCAAAATTCCAAACGAAGTGTCTCATACGTAGAGTTAAGAATTCATATTCAATATAATCATAATGGAATATATTAGATTCAATAAGACGTGAGTCCATCACTTCGTCAGTGTTTGAAATGAATATGTAATCAGTATCTTTCACATTGAGGTATTCCAACAATGGTGTAATACTATTTCTATGGTGTGATTGACGATGGTAATATGGGTCATCATCCAATATTTCTTCAGGTTCATCAACCACGGTGTATATAATCTTATCGTCGTAGTCTTTGAATCTCCATAACTCATTCTTAAGTGTAGGTTCTTGAGGTTCACCATCGTAGGTGTATGAGGTTTCAAGGATAATGAAGTAATCCATCTCTTCATTTAACTCCTTTAATCTCATCTCTAATACATCCAATTCACCATTGTATATGATACAGTCATATCTTTTGGGATAGTCCTCCACATCAAAGAACATAAGTTGTTCAGGGTTGGGTGGAAGATAGTCACCCTCTACTTTGATTAACCTTTCAGTGGTACCTTTAGGTGTTTCAGGTGGTAAACCTTCTTTGATAAGGTGAGCAATATTCCTCTTAGAAGAGAAGAAGTTAGATGCGGTTTCACTGTGAGCGAAAGAGAACATCTTATCTTGAATAAACTTAGGACTACCAAACCATGATAGGTGCCAACCACAGTAGGTACGAACAAACTCATCACTATCATCATCCCAACGAATATTCCTTAGGTGTTGGATGATATCGTTATCCTCGTCCAACTGTTTCTTTGTAATGATACTGGTACCACCCCAAATGTAATTCTTCTCCCAATTGGTATTCCATATAAACCATCTCTGTTCACAGATGACTGGTTTGATGTCCACCAATGGTTCAATCTTATACATCAAATCTAAGTCAGGTAGTTCATCAACATCAGAAACGAAGATGATGTCTTCAGGTGAAAGATTAAGTTTGTCAATACCTCTGCTGATTGCTCTACGTTGGTGGTGTTCCCTTACCCAGTTCATATTCTGAATCTCAGGGATTGCCACCAGCTCATTGATTTGTTCTTGAGTGAGGTTCTCAGGGAAGTCAGTGACGATGATGTGAGTAATCTTATCCAAATACTTTTGGTACCTCTTCTTATGTATGGTGAAGTATAATGGTTTCTCTGCACCAGTATGTGTTTTATTAGACTCTACTAATATGAAGTGGTCCACTTTGTCGTATAGTGTTTCTAATCTATACTCCAACACATCAAATTCATTGTAAAAGATAAACGAATCTACTAATTTTCTACTCATTTGATTAACATTTTATTATTGATAACAACGGCGTCTATATCTGAATTATTGAAAAGTTCTATGGCTTCCTCAGGGGTTTCCACAATCGGTTGTCCATTCACATTAAGCGAAGTGTTCAATACGATTGGGACTCCTGTGTGTGTACCCAACTTCTCAATCAAACTATAGAGTTTGTCATTTATTTCTTTGGTTAGTGTTTGTACTCTCGCTGTACCATCAACATGGGTTACTGCGGGTATTTCCCACGGCTTCTTAACAGGACAAGTGTATAACATATAAGGTGAATCTACATCTATGTCAAACCATTCACTCACTCTTTCTTTTAATACGATAGGTGCAAACGGTCTAAACCATTCTCTATGTTTCACCCTCGCGTTTAATATCTCTTTCATCTTCGGGTCCGTTGGGTTAGCTAAGAACGAACGGTGACCTAAGGCACGTGGACCGAACTCACTCCTCCCTTGAAACCAAGCGACTATCTTAGAATCGGCTAACATCTGAGCGATGACATCTTCATCGTAGTCAATACCCGCCTCAATGTCTTCATAGTCATTACCTGTAAAACATACATCACTAATCTCAAACCTCTGACGTGGAATGTCCTCCAAATTGTATGAACAGTAAAGTGCTGCACCGACAGATAATCCATCATCACCAGTGGCTGGATATAAGTGAAGGTCATCAAACCTCATAGTGTTCAATAACTTATAGTTGGAGGTACAGTTCAACATAGTCCCACCAACAATACATAAGTTACCTTCGTTCATCCCATCAGTCAATGTGTAGAGTTGGTCAACATATTTTTGTATGGTCTTCTCTAACACAAACTGAATAGATGCAGAATGATTGAACCTCTCTTCCAAAGTCATCTCCTCGTGTTTGTCTAATATTTTGGTTGGGTAAAGGAAACTATCCATCCTTTCAATGGCTTCATTACGTTCCTCTTCAATCCAAATTCTGAGTTCTCTCCAAGGTCTTTCGGTTATGTAAGATGATGCCCAACAATTAAAGGTTACATTATCAGTATGATTGGTCATCATATGTTGTGGTTCAGAAAGTAGTTCCCAATTGTTCTTAATCTTTTCTGATACCTTTCCATATGATGAGGCTCCCATAGTCGTACCTGCTTTGAATATACCAGGTCCGAAGTCTAACATCTCAGTCATTACGGTATATAGATTTCCAATAGTTGTGTTGGGTGAACCTATATAAGTAATCTGATTACCATCACCTAAAAAATAGGCTGAAGACCTTTCCCCACTGATACCTGAGGCATCCAAAGAAAGGATTGCAGACCTCTCTAAGTTGTTAGTATAATATACAGACGCTGCGTGTGCTGTATGGTGGTTAATAATATTACCACCTTTAAGGACCTTACCACCTAAAAGAACATTACAACTGATGAAGTTACGTTGGTTGTAGTCCGCTAAAGGAACATAGAAATGATTGTGTTCAAATATCTCATAACCATATTCAGGATGAAGATTATTACCGTCATTGACAATACTTCTGAAGGTTGGGTGTAAAGTACCAAAAGGATATTCGTAAAGGTCTTCCTCTCTGAAGAACAATCTCACAAATGTATCGGTGTAATCTATATTACCAATGGCGACGTAATCAATATCATCAATGGTCAACCCATGAGGTTTCAAAATATAGTCAATGACTTCCCAACTAAGATATTTATCTTTCTTTATACGTGATATTCTCTCTGTGGAAACAGAAGATATTAACTGACCGTCAATCACCAAACATGCGGATGAATCGTGACCACTTGTAAGACCGAGTATTTTCATTAAAAATCTACTTTATTTTTAAGTAATGATAAGTTATACTTTATGAAAATTAAACAACTTATTTATGTATTATTCAGACCCATTTATTGACGACCACAAAAGTGAAGAGGTTCACTATTACACATACTATTCATTTGAAAACGTATTCAACGATGAAGATATTGAATACATAAAACAATGGGGTGCACACTTCCCTTCTTCGGACGGTGAAGTAGGTGGTGAAGACACACTCGGTATCAATGAAGATATTCGTATTAGTAAGGTAAGTTGGATTCAACTTGAAGAAGGTACTCAATGGATTTTTGATAGACTGGCTCAGTGTGCTATTACTGCGAACAAAGAGATGGGTTGGGACTTTGACCTTTCAGGATTCGGTGATGAGATTCAATACACAGAATACTTTGGTGAGAACAATGGTCACTACTCTTGGCACGGTGATATCGGTCCAAACGTACCACATAGAAAGTTGTCTATTGTTGTTCAACTTACAGACCCTGAAGAATATGAAGGTGGTGAGTTAGAATTAAGTGCTGGTAGTTTCTTAGTTGATGCACCTAACAAAAAAGGTTCAGTCATCGTATTCCCATCATTTGTTCTACACAGAGTATTACCACTTACCTCAGGTGAGAGAAGGTCATTGGTAAGTTGGATTTCTGGTCCAAGATTCAAGTAACATGTTGGTAAGGTATACAGGAGGAAGTTACACTGACTTATTCAAAGAACATGAGAAATTTATTCTATTAGTGTTCATTGATTTACAGTTGGTATTTAATCCTGGATGGAACCTATCATTATCTCCATCCTTTGGTACCACACCAGAGCAATCTAATCACAATGTAGAGATAATGAAAAACTTCCCTGACGTGGTGTACGTTGAAACCATGCACAGTGAGGCTTACGATATGATTAATAACTTTGGTTTTGATTATGACAATGAAATAATGGACTTACACAACGGTCATTACAAACCAATGATTGTAGGTGTAAAGAAAGGGAGAGTAGTTAGTCACTCCATCGGAAGATGTTATTGTGTTGAAACATATGTGGATATCATCCACAGTCTATATCCTGAATTATTTGAACCAACCAGTGTAAGTGAGTCTTAACTGTTCCACACCTGGATTTACGTGAGATACGTAATGCCACTTCCCAACACCTTTAGGTAAATCAAACAATGTCAAAGTGTTGAACTGAGGTACTTCTACTCTTTCAACATCCATAGTATCGTGATTCATAAAGTGTAGATTACCACCGTATTGAGGTAACCAATCTTTGGTGAGTTGGTATACAAATCCTGTTGTTCCATTTGGTGAGTCTACGTGAGGGGAAAGGAAATCGCCAGGTAGATATACGGCAGCAAATACTTCATCAGTTGTAGTGACTGTTGAGTCAATCACTTCATTGATAAATGAAATAGACTCCTCACCCAACAACCATTGCCTGAGTTCACATTCAAAACAACTACAGGTAGATTGATGGTCGTCAACGGTTCTGTGGAAACAATAGGAGAAGTCTCCATTACCAAATGCTTTTGTTGCAATTGAATAGTTTTTTCTAATCTCGTCTTCATGTTCAGGTGAGAATATAACTGAGTCGAACCCATCACCTCCGTTTGATTTTGGATGAGTAGAAACTCTCCACCAATCCCTTGGCATTTCTTCGGTTAAGTAATGGTGTATACGTTCGGCGTATTCATCCTTTAAGAAGTCTTCAATGACTACTACTCTTTTAGTGATGTACTCCTCTCTGATTGACTGAATATCTAAATCAGGGTTGATGATATCTTTCAAGGTCATAATTAATATTCTGTGTTGAAGAAAAATACTTGAAATAGTCTTCCATCATTTATATCTCTACCGAAGTAATCTAATGAGATATGGAAATTGTCGGCTCTATACATAACCATTCGATTAAATAGATTTCCAAACTTATCTACCTGTTCCCATTTGGTAATGTCTTTTGCCGTTTCCATTGGTGAGTTAGGGTCGAACTCATCGTCCTTATGTTCCTCATAATTCCAACTCATCAGTCCTGTGTGTTTGTGACGATAAATTCCTGTTCCTGCGGTTACAGGTGCGTCGGGTGTTAGATATAGTACTGCTGCCCAATCAGTATAAGAGTCTGAGTGAATCCATGAACGGTCTTGGGCGGTCGTATACTGGAATGAACCTGTATATTCACCACCCCAAAAGGTTACCTCACCTGCGATGGGTCTTAAAATATCTGCTAAACCTTCTTTAATATCTTCATTAAGGTGTGGTTTGGTTCTGAAACCTGGAAAGTTGCCAGTCACGTCAAACTCTTGCTGAAGAGCAAAGTCTCGTACCTCGTAAGGGTTGCTGTAAAAATCATCAATGATTAATGAATTGACTCTCATAGTATCTTTTTTGTTAAAGATAAATCAAAAGGATATAAAGAAAATATGATTTTATAGATAATCTTTGAAGTTGTCATTGATGAATTCTCTTACTCTTCCATCATCTGCCCATTCAGGCCAACTAACACGAATGGATTCACCTTCTTCAACTAAGAAATATTCTAATAGACTTTCAAGACTTCCGTAATATTCAAAGTCATTATCACTTTGGTAACCACCCCAATTTAAAACTTTTTTAACTACTCTTGGTAGTAATTTTGTTACATCAACTTGTGTATAGGTATCATCAACTTCAATTGGTTGATTGGTGCCGGCTTTGTAAGTCTTTCTTTTATAAGGGACTTCACGCATGAAGAAGTGTTCCTCAAATAAATTTCTTAGTCCATTCATCACATCGTCATACAACTCATCATAGTAAGCTGATTCCTCAGCATTTATATGAATAGTTTCTAATTCTTGTAAAACTTCAGGAGCATTTTCTTTGATAAATGATGATAGTTCATCGTCATCCATATTATCAATAAGGTCAAAGGTTGCAATGTCTTTAACATCATTCACTTCCACTTCTTTACCTTCAACTTCTTGGTAAACGGATTGCTTCAAATAATTAACATTATCGGGAGTAAGCTCTCCAATGAAATAGGTAAGGTCATAAATCTGTGAATCTATATCTAAGAAAGGTGTATCATCTTGTAGAATTAACTTAGCTAAACCTTGTGAGTTGTCTCTATCATCTCTGAAGAATTTTGACAAATCCTCACGGTCAATCCTCATCCAATATTTATTACCATCCATAGTAACATCGTCAAGGTAACCAAGGAGAAATTCAACAACAAACTTAGGGTCATCCTCGTAGTGAGCGTTCATCACCTCAGTTAAATAACCTTCTTCAATGAGGTGGTCTAACATTTCACCTAACAGATTTTTGGATTTTAAGAATTTAATAAAAGCATCGGAATCTCCATTGAAATATTTACCGATGAAATCCCCGAGGTCGTTATCTTCTAAGAATTGGATTAAGTCCATTGTTATTGTTTTATTATAAATACAAAAAAAGGGAGAAATAATTCCTCCCTTTTATTCTGTTTAATTTTTTCTTTCTATTACTTCTTTTCGTAATACTTTTCAACAGTCTTTTTAATGGCGTTTTGAACCTGAGTCTGTGTTGAGGCAGCTTGAGTTTGAGTTTGTTTTGCTGCTTGTGCTTTTTGTTTACATCCGCATCCCATAGTTTTATTTTTTTAAGGTGAAAAAGTTTATTTACTAATAAATATATTTGGTTTTAATTATCTGTAAAGATGAACGCAAGTAAAAAATGTAATTTAATATACTGGGGGACTGCGGGATGTGGTTCTCGTAGTATCGGTAGTTTCATTCAAAGAGTTGGATGTGACGATTTTAAGAACACCGTGTACGACCAACTCATTGCAGTGGAATGTTCCCATACTCATAACGTAGGAATACCTGAAGGTTATGAAGATTGTGATATCGTTGCCGTGGTTAGAAACCCATATTCATTATTTGTGAGTAGGTGGTTTGACGAGTCCAATGACTTTGAATACGAAGAAGTAAGAAATGGATTCAAAGATTTTGTGTATAATAATCCGTTGTGGGATTACTTTGGACAAGGTGATTTCTTTTTCCTACATCAATGGAAAGAGATTGGTAGGTTTCCCAACCATATTATAAGGATGGAACATATGGAAGAAGACTTAAATAAGGTCAAAGTCCTTAGAGATATGGAAAAGTTTGATGAAAGTATCGAAACATATGTCACGCAAAATATATTCAAGAACGGTTCTAAGAACGACAGTTACATCGGTGAACATCAGGATTATAAGATTTATTGGACAGAAGATATTGCAGACTTCTTTTATGAGAAGATGGAGGAATATTTCACCACCTTCAATTATGATAGAGATTCTTGGAAGTAAGAGTATTTATAGTAAACGATAATGTATGAGTCTTAGTCAGATATTACTTGAGGGGAGAAAAGATGATTTCTTAAATAAGTTTAGGGATAAGTTTACTGGTGAAGAGTTGAAAGATATCTTCATGTTGTCTCGTGATTTGGCATCCAACCATAAGTTCTTAATGTTCTTAGGTAAGGTGTTGGAAACAGGTAAGGTAGATATCAATAAGACCAGAGACCTTATTCAGAACTTCGTGAAATACCAAAAGGTATTACCAACGAAAGACATTTACTTATTTGATAGTCTTCAATCTATTCAAGATGAGATTGACCAACACGAAAACAAAGTCAGAAGGCAGGTTAAGGAGTTGGAAGGTGCCGACCAAGTATATGAAGACGACAGGTTCGTTATTGTAACACCAAAGAATCACAAAACAAGTTGTTATTATGGTGCTGGTACCAAATGGTGTACTGCGTCTATGGATGGTTCTTCACACTTTGACCGTTACAATCAAGACGGTAAGTTGTTCTACATCATTGATAAGAAAGCCAAATCTCAGGACCGTTTTTACAAAGTTGCATTACTAAACAAATATGATGGTAACCAAACATTCTATGATGCTCCTGATAAAGCCTTCAATGAAGGTTGGATTTTAGGTTCAGAACAATGGAACAAAATGAATGGTGCTATTCAAGACTACATTCAAAGTAAATTCAAAAGAGAGATTGATATTTTCAAAGATAAGGAAGCGGCACGTCTTGAGATGGAAAGAATCCGTAGAGAACAACAGGCTGAGAGAACAAGACAAAAACTACAAACTCAAAGAGAACGTAAAGAAAATGACGAATGGAATCTCAATAACAATCCTGATGAAATGGGTATTCATGCTAATGCCGTATTCAACATACTTGATGATTTGGGTGTTGAAGTGGGTGAAGGTGAAAGTGTTTATAACTTAGTACCAGCGGACCACGGTCATATGGGTCTAACAACTTTTGAATGGTTGGGTGAAGACGAGCAAGGAAGAGAGATTGCGGTAGGTGATTGGGACCAAGTGTGGGAAGCGGCAAAAGATTACTACCAAAACGTTTGGGATGAAATGGGTATTGAAGGTTGGAATAGAGACTTCATTGAATCACACTTAGATACTGATAAGGTTGAGGATTACTTTGAAGAGATATATGAGTCAATGATTGATGACGACCCACAGTCTTATTTTGACGAAGATGAATTACCTTTATCTGAAGAACAACAACAAAAGGTTGAGAAACTTAGAGAAGAGATTGAAGAGTTGAATGATATTGTCAATTACTCTGAAGATGAAGATGAGATTGGTTTTGCCGAAGAAAGAATCCAAGAGATTGAATCAGAGATAGAAGACGAAGAAAACAATCCTGAAGGTGAACCTACAGTAGGTCAGATAGAGGACAAAGTTCAAGATATGTTGTATGATGTAAAACAGAACCCTCTTGACTACTTGAATGACTATGGATTTGACATTGGTGGTTTTGTTGATGTTGACGAGCTCATTGAAGATTCCCTTAATTACGACGGTGTTGGACCTGCATTATCATCTTATGATGGTGAGGTATATGAATCACTTATAAATGGTGAGTGGTATCACGTAGTTATTGTTGAATAATTCTTCCAATAACTTATATTACTAAAAACTTTACGGATGCAATTAGACTGGATTATTCAAGACCCAATAGATTTCGAGCACAAACAATATTTGATTCTCGATTATATAAAGAAGACTGGTGAGAAGTTGGAGAGATTTGAACTCTACCCTGCTTTTCAGGAATTGTCTTTGTTATATAGTAGTGCTCAGAGAGTTTTGGACCACGGTCAATTCATTACGTTTAAGAGAGAACCTGAGGAAATAGATGATGAAATATTATTTATTGATTTGATATATAATACCATTAGATTCAAAGATTCTGAGGAGGGTAACGAAATATTAAAGATTGCGGAATTTGCCACTAAGTCATTCAAGGAATTGTTTATGGTTGCAAAATCTTTATGGTCGATTATAAATGACAGTGTTAGTTTAGAAATCACAAACGACTTAAATAGAGCTAAGGGTGGTTGGGGTTACTTTTATTTTGACTATAATGGTGAGTTATATGTATATGAATATCATATAAAACTTTTGAATCCAAAGGCCCGTGAAAATAAATGTTATATCACAAACATCTATAGAGGTAAAGAGAAAGATATTGATGAAATTATCACAGAAAAGGGGTATTTTGGTATTAATGGTGAAAAACCGAATGAACATTTTGGTTTGGAATTTCCGATTTTTAAGATTACATTTGACCAAACCTTTCCATTGGAAGGGTGTTTACTTTCTTTGAGTAAGAGGAAAGTAATGAATTACATATTTCAATCGATTAAAATAAAAGACCTTAAAATAAATTAAGATGGATATTACAACAAAAATTGACACAGAGTACCTTTACCAATTAGTAAAAGAGACACCAAACGATTTAGAGTTAGGTGGAAAAATCAGAGCCTACATTTATGAAGTCGAAGAAGCCTGATAATGTTGTATGGGACGATAAACTTCAAAAGTATAACGCTTCTTTATTACCTTACTCCACTAATGTTAGTGGGCCAGTCATCAAGTTAGATGATGTAGGTGCATTCAAAGAAAGGGGTGTTAACAGAGTTCAAAAGACCTTCAGTGCGAAATATAAAGAATTGGTTGATGAATACAATCACCTCATCAGTGAAGTAGAACTGAATGAGATGATTTATAATTCAAATTATTCTTTTGAACCTGTTATTGGTGAAATTTATCATTTGTATATTAGAAATAATGGAAAATATTTCTTATCTTTGATATCTCCACGAGAGTGGAATATGGAATACATAACATCAGTAAGACTTAATTCAGAACATAAATGGGTTTCAACAAAAGATTTCTAAACAAAGAGGTAATCCTTAGGACCGAAGAAAAATTCTTGGACGATTTATTCAGTGCAGATGCTTTCATCATGGACGAATGGTCAGAAAAGTTTATGAAGCTTCACGAAGATGGATTAGATAAACTTCAAATTATTGGAATGTTAGATGATGGAGAAAATTAATTTTTCCGACTCTTCATTATACCACCCAAAAGGTATATTGAGGAAACCTATCAACATTGAAATCACTGACGATGTAATCTCAGTGGTTTTAGCTGGTGGTTTGGGTAACATGATGTTCCAAATATCCACCATCTTATCTTACGCCAAAGATAATAATCTACGACCTCTTATTGGTTATTGGACCACACACCAATCAGAAAGTTCCCGATGGTCAAAGAGGTTGAATCGTTATGCGAGGAATCATCACTTTGAACCGTGGGGTGGACACATCTTACAAGACAGACCAGTTTCGTTGGGTGAGGTATACCCAAAGTTACCGTGGTTTAACGATAGACCAAACGCATTTGAGTGGTGGTTCAATCAAGACTTTGCGTATGAATTAGATACTGGTAAGTCTGGGTTGTTTGTGGATATTGGTAAGGATTTGACTCCACCATTTTTAGTTCAGGGTTACTTCTTCAACTACAGATTTTGGCACCACAACAGAGACTATATCTTGGATATGTTTACATTGGATGAGGAACTAAGGGATTGGATGTACTACCACTATGGTAACCTTTTCCAAGAAAAGACAATCTCAGTACACTTACGATTAGGTAATGATACAGACTTTATGCCTGTTGAGAAGGTTCCAATGAAATGGGTGATAGATAAAATTGAGTCATTAGTTGAAGGTAAAGATGACAATGTATTAATTTTTTCAGATAATTTACCTGCTGCAAAAAAAATGTTGTATCTTAACTGTGATGTTCGTCGTTCACAATTACATTTCATTGAGGATGACCCTTACATTTGTATGGAGTTGATGTCACGATGTGAAAAACACATATTATCCAATTCAACCTTATCTTTTTGGGGTGCATATATGGATAGAAATGAAAACAATCCCGAGACTTATATACACGAGTCTTTCTTCAAGGAACACCCAATTGAGATGATTCCTTATGACAACTGGAAAATAGAAGAATAATTATAAATAAAAGAACCATGAGAAAACCAAAATCCGATTTTGAACTTTTAGCTCCAAAGATGAGACAACCGATTCACATTACTTATCTCGCTAAATACATCCTTAAAAAGACTATTGAAGAAACGCAAGAAGTGATTAACAGAGGTGTTGATATGGGAATATTTGAGGAAGTAAAATTTAATGGTTACTTCAAACTAAAAAACCAAGATTAAGATGAGTAAAGAGTTGGTTAACCATCCCGACCATTACGGTGGGGAAGAGAATCCGTATGAGGTGGTGAAGATTGCTGAGGCGACAGGGATTGATAAAGATGCCTACCTATTCAATGTACTGAAATATATTGTCAGAAGTGGAAAGAAAGATGACAATCCACCTTTACAAGATTTGAAAAAAGCGTTATGGTATTTGGAACGCAGAATTAAAACAATGGAATAATGGCGATATTGATTAACTATCTATTCATCGGAGTATTGGTGGCATTTCTTTTGGAGATGTTGGTCGGTAAAGTTGCTGGTGAAAGATTCACATTCGGTGAAAGACTATTTGTAATCACACTATGGCCGATTTCCCTTATGGTGTTCCTAACAGGATTTTTTAACGAAGGAGAATGAAAGAAATAAAAGAATTAATAGGAGACATTCACTGTTCGGATACAGTGAAGTTTATGAATGAAATGCCTGAGAAGTCGATTGACTTGATTGTCACATCACCACCTTATGGGGTTGGGATTGACTATGACTGTTGGGACGATGATAAATACTTTTCTGAGTATATGGAGTTTACTCGTGAATGGTTAAGTGCTGCGTACCGCGTGTTGAAAGACGATGGTCGTATTGCGGTAAACATTCCATATGAGATTAACCGTCAGAAGAAAGGTGGTCGTATCTATTTCTCTGCGGAGATTTGGATGGTAATGAAACATCTGGGTTTCGGGTTCTTTGGTCTTGTGGATTTGGAAGAGAGTTCACCACACAGAAGTAAGACAACTGCTTGGGGTAGTTGGATGAGTCCATCCGCACCATACATCTACAATCCGAAAGAGTGTGTCATCTTAGCGTATAAGAATCTTCCAAAGAAAAAAACAAAGGGAACACCTCAATGGGAAGGTGAATACCAAATGGTTCCAAACGAGAAGATTGAGGGTGAGTTCAGAAAGAAGTTGGTTTATGATGAGAAAGATAAGAAAGACTTTATGTCTTTGGTCTTCGGTCAGTGGAACTACTTTGCGGATACTCAACAGAAGACTAAGGCGACCTTCTCTTTGGACATTCCATACAGAGCGATTAAGATTATGTCTTACAAAGAAGATTTAGTATTTGACCCATTCAACGGTTCAGGAACAACATGTTTAGCTGCTGAGATGTTGGGACGACCATGGTTGGGATGTGATATATCAAAGGACTATTGTGACGTTGCCAAAGAAAGACTCCAAGAGTATAAACTGGAACAGCAGCAGTTAGAAATTGTATTAGATGAGCATTCAAAACATTAAAGTGATTGATGGTGATACTTTGATAATCACCACAACAGACAACGAGGTAAGGTGGTACGATAAGAACAAACTCAGTGGACCACAGAGAGCGTGGTTTGATAACATCTTAGCTTGTAGTGTATCATTAGTAGACGAAACCCCTTCAAGATAAGGGGTTTTTTCTTGTTAAGGATATTTATAGTAAAGATTTTGTTGATGAGAAGATATAGAATGACTGAGTCAGAAAAGAAAAGGATATTAACTTTACATGAGACTGCCACAAAAAATGTATATTTGAGTGAACAGAGTAGTGAAGTTGACTTTGGGTATGGACATGAAGGTAAACCTGCTGGTCAAGAAGTGTTTGACCACATTAGGAGTTTTGAAAAGTTTGTTCCTTATGTTTATGATGACGCGGTTTTCCCATCAAAGCCTTATGACCCTAACTCAGGTAGTCCCAAGGGAACACTAACTATTGGTTATGGTACTACTAACCCTGACATTATCCAAAAATATCTTAATAAAATGACTCAGGAAGAGGCAATGAGGCTTTCAGCTGAGGATATAAAAGACGCTGCGAAGACCGTTAAGGACTGGCAAAGTAAAGACCCTGAAAATCGAAAACTAACCAAGGGTATGTATATTGCTCTGATTGATATGGCGTATAATAGAGGTCGTACTAACTTCATGCAGAGTGGGGTATTAAAACAAATCACAAAAGGAAATTATAAACAAGCCGCACAGGAAATATTAAATGGTAAAGGTATTTGGGGTCACCCAGAGAGATTGAAAAAAGACTATGAGATGTTCTGTAGAGACGGAGGTTGTTAAATTATAGACAGATGAAAACATTATTAAAAGAAACGGGTTTACGTAACATTGGTGAGTTAGCCAAAAGATATCCAAAGGCAAAGATTTACTTCCACCAAGATTTGGATGGGGTAACAACAGCTTTGGCGATGAAGAATTATTTGGAAGACAATGGTATCAAAGTGGTTGATGCTGAGATTATCCAATACGGTGATAAAGAGTTTGCGGTTAAGAAACAAGATGCCACGGGTGATACGATGCCAGTCTTAGTTGACTTTGCTCACGGTAAACCAATGTTCGTTATCCACACTGACCACCACGATAGTCAAAGTGGTGTTGAAGGTGATACCGCCACATCATTTAGACCTTCACGTTCAAATGTTGCAACAATCTCAGATGTGATGTCACCAAAGGACATCTTTCCTGCTGACGATATTACTTTAATTTCAACTGTGGATTCTGCAGACTTTGCTAAGTATGGATTGAAACCAAAAGATATTATGAACTTCATCTTTAGATTAGATAAAGATAAGTCGCTACAAAAGAATAAAATGGCTTTAGGTTTGGCCGCAAACAAATTGATGTTGGCGTATAAGAACAAACCTGGTTTTATGGAGGAGTTGGTGATGACATCAAAACCATCATTGTTGAACATCTTCCAAAACATTAGAAGAATTGCTGACAGAGAAAACTATGCGTCTCCATTGATGATGGCTGCGAATCAAGAAGACTACATTGAGCAGAGAAATCAAGACCCGAACCTTAATTATAAAGATGGTATCATTTACCAATACGGTGGAGGTAAGATGTTCAAACCAGGTTCATACGACAGATACACACCATTTGAATTACATCCTGACGCTGACTTCTTAATTACGGTTTGGCCGATGGGATTGGTTCAGGCATCATGTAACCCATTCAAAAAAGAAAGAGAGTTAAAAGGTGTGAACTTAGGTGAGATTGCTCAAGAAGTGTTGAGTAAGTGGGAACCTAAATTAAGAGAGAAGATTATTCCTTTATCAACCATCAAATGGATTTCTGAGAGTAGTAAACAATTTGGTGAGGATTCTGTAGGTTTCACAAACGCAGATTTGGAAGCGTTCTACGGTAAGAAGATTAGAGGAATGGAAGGTGGTGACCAGTATATGGAAAACCTAAAACAAATTATGGATAAGAACTTCTCTGAGTTAAGTGAAGATGAAATGAAAGTGTTGGACAACTTGGGTGTTCCTGCTTGGGAGATGATTCAAGCAAACTCAGGTGGTCACAAATGTATTACAAATATTTCAGCTCTTAACTACTTTGGTAGAAGTAACAGACCTCCTCAAGGTGGATACAAATATAACAGAGGTGGTGGAGATGCACCATACGTTAAGTTCGCTAAGATGATAGGACAGGAGTTCTATAGAATATTAAGGGAAAAGATTGACGGAAGTAAATCAGAATAATGAGAAGGAGACTTTGTCTCCTTTTTTTATGCCGAGTTGTTTTGTCATACCTGCTGGTAGTTCCAATACTTTATCACCATAACCAGTATAAGATTCACATTCCAACTCATCTTTACAGATAGGACAATTTTCGTGGATGGTATCTACTTCGTCGTTATTGATAAAAATAATATCCAAAGGAACAATACAATCAAACATCCAAAACGATTGTTCACCTTTGGTTGGCATCAAGAAATACATACCTTGAAACTCATCATTAAAACGCTGTCCTTGCATTCCTTTGGTGATGGCTTCTTTGGTAACACAAAGTTTAACTTTGATATCTGTATTTCCTATTGAAACTTTCATATACTTATAAATATCTAAACAATCATAATATGAATAAATACGGAGGAGTAATTGTAAGGTGTAACAATAAGGTATTGTTATGTAAAAGAAATGCTGAAGGCTCATTACCTGGTCATTGGTCGTGTCCGGCTGGTAGTGTTGAAGAAGGTGAAGAACCATTGAAAGGTGCGATGAGAGAGTTTTTTGAAGAAACTAACATCAAACTATTGAAAACGCCACAGTTTTGTGGTATAATTAAGAGAACCAATAGAGACGGTAGTGAGATTAAAGGTGAAATGTATTGTTACCTTTATGATTGTGAAGAAGAAGTATATCCTGATTTAGATAAAGCTAAGGACGGTGATGAACATACAGAATGTGGTTACTTCGGAAAAGACGAGTTACCTTCTCCAATGACGGAACAATTTAATAAATTACTAAATATAATCTTAAAATGAGTTTAATGTATCAAGCCCTCGTAGCAAAATACGAAGCAGACCTTTTAGAAGCAAAGGCAACCTTAGAAGTTTACCTAAACAATTCAGTTGGTATTGGTGAACACCCTCAACACTTGGAAGAAATGGACAAGATGGTCGGGAGAATGGAATCTGCAAGTGGAAAATTAAAAGCGCTTAAATCTAATTTCAATGAAAAGGGTATGGCAATCTAACGAGCCACTAAGGAAACATTCAGGGTATTTCAAACTATCTTATAACCCAATGGGTTACATCATAAAGGAAATGACCAAAAAAATTAAGAAAACTGCTTGACCGAGCAGTTTTTTTTATTATCTTCATATAACTTTTGACAGATAAGGGAATATTTATACTTTACCCTACTGATTTAATCAGAAAAATTTGTTAAAATAATTTGACACTTCCAAAAATATGTTTTAGATTTGTCAAAGTTCTTTGAAATATTGGTCATGTTTATGGACCGACTTTTGTATTATCTCTTCGGAGATTATCCTTTCCAAAGGAGTTGGACATAGACAGACACGGCGGTTTAGCGTCGTTAGATAACCCCTGTGAGGGGACTAAAGGGATTGAAGCGGGATTAGTACACCGTGGATATTCGCAGTCGTGAGGCTGACAACTAAACAAAGTGGCTACGGCTGATTCCCCGAGGGCAACTGCTGGGGGGAAGAGGTTACTCTGAGTCCGTGGAATATCAGAGTTGAGATGGTGACATCAACAGGAAAAGCTACAGGTGACGGTTCGACACACTCTGCAAGGTGTCGTAGGGCTGGGTACCAGTCTGATGGGTTTCCGAGACGTTAAAGTCTACGAAGTCCTGACTGACCGTAAGTTTGCAGACTTACAGAGAGGTGTGAAGCATTCTGTTCTCCAAAGGAACGGACCTTCTCCCGAAGCACATCTTTCCTTCTTCCACAATGCTAATTTAATTAATCAATTAAATACGAGCAAGAGTCTTCGGGCGTTGACAACGAAAGGTGTCTAAAACTCCGAGTGTAAACTAACGGAGTCATTGATAGACCGCAAGTCTTTCAATGTCAATTACAAAAGACCTGTTGGGACGGCCATCCCTTCATGAACTCGCAAGGTTCAACAGAGTTAAGTAGTAGTTGAGTAGTTGTTAACGAATACGAGTGGTTAACGTAAGTAACCGACACTGACTTGATACGATAGGCAACTATTGTGGACAATGTGAGCAACCGACTATTAGGGTACACTCACGAAAGACAGGTCACATAAACGTGTAGTCTCAGCGTTCTATACCTCATATACCTTCCTTGACCTCGGTGCTAACCCACCGAGGTTTTTTTTATGCTCTTAGTTGTTTGATAAGAAAATATTTCTTATCTTTGTATAACAAATGAAGACAACTATGGTATTAGAAAGAAACATCAAAATCATCCACCCACAATTCGGAGAACTATTGAACGACTTCTACAATGACGAGGTTCAGTTTAAGTTGTTCCTTCAGATGGTTCACTCTTGTGTGGAGTTGAAGCAGGACCTATCGTTCTTCAACGGTCGTGATTTCTACGTTCATGTTCCTTACGAACTTCTTCGTCAATCCATCATCTTGGGTAATACTAAACCTCAGGAGGAATTGACTTTGGGTCAGTATGCTGTCCGTAAATCTAAGATGGAGGAGTAAGTTATGGAGAAGTCGGTCATTGAACAAGCTATAGATATCTTTGAGGTCCACTCAAATGTATACCGTGATAAAAAAAATGAATCACCTGAAATGGAGTTTTATTATAGAGGCAAAGCGGAAGCTTACGAACAGGCTATTCAGGTTCTAAAATCGTTATCTTCATAAGTTATGTATAAGGTCGGTGGTAGTGTTGTGATTCCTGAGACAAAGGAAATCAAGGAAATTAAAGAGATTGAGAGGTTCGAAGATGACGTTGTTATTTACACTACCGATGGAATGGCTTATGGTATTAGGGAATGTAGAACAGTGGATGACGCATTCAATGAAGAAATAGAAAAACTATTAGGTAAATGGAAAGTCTAAAATTACAATGGTAAACTTGATTTAATAGTTGAATAGGTTTATCATTTATTTCCCGAAAGGGTGGTGGAGTAGCCGACCTCACGTATAGCCGTGTCGGCCCCAAAGGTGGAGAGTTTTTTTCTCCACCTTTTTTATTTCCATGATATTTATGAGTATGAATTTTATAAAAATACTTTCTGACGTTATTAGTGAACAGCCAAGACCGAGACAAGGTGCGTCACCAATCGGTGGGGGTGTTACGTCAAGTGGTGGTGCCGGTGTAAACGCAGGTGCAAACGCTGCCCAATCAAATAGTTCATCAAGTGGTTGGTCAAGAGTTTCTTCACATAGTTGGAAAAGTGGTAGTAAAATAGATTCACCATTGAAAAATCCTGGCAAATGTAAAAACTACGGTCAGTACAGAGGTTCAGGGCGTGGGTATCATAATGCTTGTGATATTTCAGTAAATGTTGGAACTGCAGTATTTGCACCTCATGATGGTACTTTCACTGAAGTGGATAACAGTGTATGTGGTAATGGTATTATTATCAAAGGTCAAGATGAAAATGGTAAGGAATTACATTCAGGATTCTGTCACCTTAGAGGTCGTGAAGTGCCTTCTGACGGTAAGGTAAAAAAAGGTGACCTAATTGGGTTTACTGGTGGTGGTTATGTACATGGTTCACAAACAGAAAAAGAGCCAGGTGCGGGTAGAAGTTCAGGACCTCACTTACATTGGACTTTCAAAGTAGGGGGACAACCAACAAATCCGTATACCTATAATTAATTTTATTGGAAACATAATATATTTATAAATAAAGATAAAAAGTATGGCAAACATTATTCTAACAGAAGCACAATTGGAGAGGTTGAAGGCTTCCTTGACTGAAGGAAAATATGATGGGTCGTACATGGCGAAACAACAACTCTTTACCATCGCCACCTTAGCATATAAGATGTGGGAGATGATGGAAGATGGTGAACAATTGGAAGATTGGATGGAGAGTAAGTTGGCTCAAGCAGAACAAGGCGTAGTTGCCGTAGTGAAAGCGTACATGTATGATGAGGTCGAGGAAGAATTAACAGGTATGAGTAAATTAGACTATTCCGATTTAGTCATCGGAAAATAGGTGAAAAAATAATTGATTATTAAGACCCCTTTGTTATAATAGACGAAGGGGTTTTTTAATGCCCGATTAACAATAACAATAACAAAAATATTATGCAAAACTATCTAAAGTTTAACACAAAAAAACACAAATTGTCTGTCATCTATGAAGATGGTACAGTCGGAGTTTCTGACCTTGAGAATGTGACAACAATCAGAGAAGGTGAAGGTTTCTATGAGGTTCTTCAAAGACAAGAGAATGGTAAGAACGCACCAATCTACAGATTTCCAATCCATAACACAGTGATTAGATATTTCCACTAATGAACCAATTAGATATTGACTATCAGGATTTATTAAAAGACATCATGACTAATGGTGTTGAGAAGCGTGACCGAACAGGTACTGGTACGGTTTCGGTCTTTGGTCGTCAGATAAGACACGATATGAGTAAAGGGTTTCCATTGTTGACTACTAAGAAGATGGCGATTAAGACCATGATGACGGAATTAAAGTGGTTCCTCAAAGGAGATACCAACATCAAGTATTTGGTGGAGAACGGGTGTAACATTTGGAATGGTGATGCATATAAGAGATATAAGGAAGATAAGGGAACCTTGGCTATGGGTCCTGAATCCTTCATCCAAAGGATTAAAAGTAGTGACAGGTTTGCTGAGAAGTGGGGAGACTTAGGTCCTATTTACGGACATCAATGGAGACAATGGACTGTGGAAGAAGACACTTCATATGGTGGTAAATACGTTTGGATTGACCAAATCCAACATCTTATTCGACAGTTAAAAGAGAATCCAGATTCTCGCAGGTTAATGGTTTCAGCGTGGAATGTAGGTGAATTACATGAAATGGTTCTACCACCTTGTCACTATGGATTCCAAGTGTATACAAGAAAGACTACACGAGAAGAAAAGATTACTAATCCAGGTAAGTATCGTGCTATCTCCCTAATGTGGAATCAGAGAAGTGTTGATACATTCTTAGGGTTACCATTTAATATTGCTTCATACGCAACATTACTTCTTTTATTATGTGAAGAAGTGGGTATGGTTCCTGGTGAGTTGGTTGGTAACTTAGGTGATACTCACTTATATAGTAATCACATTGAACAAGCGAACATACAATGTGGAAGACAATCGTATAACCTACCAATGATTAAGTTGAGTAATGTGGATATTCTAAATGGTGAGTTTGATTATGAAATCATTGGGTACGAAAGTCATCCATCCATCAAAGCACCGTTAAGTAATTAAAATGGAGATAACTATCAATTCACACGAGTTCAATCCTGAAATCAGGGAGATGTACCACAATAAGATGTTTGAATCCATCTCTATTGATTACATGTATAATGCGGCGATGGGTTGGAGTGAAGGTGTTGAGTATGTGATTATAGACTTTGACAAATACTTCAGGTTGGACAATAGGTTCAATACCTATGAGTTGGAAACACATCCTTTTAAGATAGTTATTAATATAAAGGTAAATAGATGAGGGATATAAAAGGAGGTTTGGTGGATTACATTCGTGAGATGTATGAAATACAATACTCTCCTTTTCCCAATCGTCGTTTGGTCATCAAACACTGCAACGAGAATTTTAAGGATAAGGACATCACCGTTGTTCCTATTACTGTGGGTAAGGAGGTTAATGTAGATTTCCTTTGGGGAAAGTCTAAGAAGGTCACCGCGATAGATTTATACCGTAAAGACTTCAATGATATGCCAGGTAATGTGATGAAGATGTTCCGTCACAAAAGGAGTTTGGATTTCTACGATTTTTTGATTAATACTGATGAACCGATTAGTATTCCTTTAACTATGGTTCCTGAGGAGTTTCCCTTACTTTTTATTATTGAGGAAGGTGAATAAGTTTTCTATAGTTTCAAAGTCAGATGACCCTGTTTCTTTATAGTGACCATAGCTTACTATGGGGTGACTTATTCCGTTAACAAGTATTTCCAATTGTGAATAGTAATCTTCATAGAGTCCTTCGTCCCATGAAACATGTTGACCTAAACAATTATAGAATTCAGGAATAATGGTTCCTGAATCAATTTGTTCTTGTATTGCAAAGGATGTTGAAGATAGTATGGAATTGATGACTTCTTTTTCACTGTCCCAATATTGTCCACCATCTTCACCGCCATGGTTTACAAATTCTTTTATATCTTCAAGTGTTACTTTTACTGATTGACCATCTTTGTTGGTTAAAAGAATATAATCAGGGACAACATAGATATAAAAAATAAGATAAGCATCATTGGATTCTATGTCACTACTCATTATGGTATTGTTTACCAAAGTTACAGTATAGTCACCCATAGCTTCACTTACATTTATAAATGCGGTTCTGAGTTTAGTTGGATTATTTTCTATGTATTCTATTGTTGAGTTAAAACAATCCAATACAGGTTGACTCACTTTTACATTGTATGAATTACCTGTTAAGGTGTCTCCGTTATATTCTATTATGATATCAACATCAGAATAAACTTCCATAGTGATTGGTAAGTATCTTGAAGCATCTTTGAAGGACCTCCAAACCTTTTCGTTGATTAAATTTCTGCTTATAATAGGTACAACATTGTCGGGGTCAACAAGATTTGCGATGATACCCGTATCATCAGTTCGGTATTCTATTTTATAGTCTCCCTGTGATGAAAAAATGGCATTTAATAACTTAACGACAAGTTCTTTCCCTTTATTTAATTCTTCTGCAGTCATATAATTGAAGTATTAACTATAAATACTATGAGTTCAATAAATAAGATAATCCCAAAGGTCTTTTCTACCCTTACTTATGAGTTTGGTAAGGAGAAGATTATCTATGATATTATCTTTGAAAGTGTGATGGGTTGGGACTTTGAGGGTTCTCCGAGATTGAGCACGGTGGTGAAGTTTGAAAGACAAACACCAAAGACAAAGGTGACGGTGGCTAATCGGGTTCTTAATGAACACCTGTGGAAAGAGATGAACGATAAGTGTCATTATCTCGGTGTAAATCATATTCATGTAAGTCTAAGTAAAGATATCAGCAAGACTGAATGTATATAATAAAACTATGAAGTATTTATTGGTATGGATATAGTTGACAAATACTTTGAGATTGCTGGTGATGTTATTGATGATAAGATTATCAAGTATATGGGACTTAACAGAGACCAAGAACAAGAGGTTCAGAAAAGGTTATCTGATAAGTTGGGTAGAGAAGGTATTGACCAAGTCATGCAAGAAAAAGGTAAAGGTGTTATTGAATTCTCTTGTGGTGGTTATGACCTGAGGTTTGTTGTTACCTACTATGACATTGAAGTGGACCATCTCGGGTTCTATTATCTTGAGGAGATTGATGTTGCCATCGACCCTAAATCCACGGTTGAATTATTTGATAATAATGTAACTTATAAGTTGGGTGACTTATATAATTATTCAGATATTGATGAGTTGAATGCCAATTACAATAGTGAAGAAGAGCCAATTACTGAAGATAATATTAACGAGATTGGTTATGAAGTTAGAAACTGTATCCAAGATTGGTATTATAGGGATGTGTATAACTTTACTGGTGCTGAATTTGGAGATGTTTACCCATCCAATGCATCTGTGGACCAATTAGTTGAACAATATGGATTGAACGAACAACTAAAAGGGTATGATACCAAACCTTTCGCCTTACATGCCGACATCTTTGAAAAGTTATGGGATGGTTTTATGAATAACAATTTGTTAGTAACCTATCTATCGTTAAGAATGAAGATGCCAAAAAGACAGGAGTATGTAGATTACTTCTATGAGTTCATCATGGATAATGGGGAACATATCAAAAGAAAAGAAGAGAAAAGGAATCAATAATTAATCCACCAGTCAATTTCGTTGTAATCTCTAAGCATTGTCAAGTGTTTGTATTTCCCAACAATATTCCAAACCGTATTTTCAAATACTCCAATATGTTCATTAGGAATATCGTGACCACCAGCCTCAATAGTTATTCCTGGGTAATCGTCTTCACGATAATAAACATTAATCCAAGTATCATTTGCTTGTGCGGTGGTAAATACGTCACTCTTAATTAACTCTTCGTGTAGTTCTTTTGTTGCGTCGTGAGCTTCGTCATCAAGGAAGTCGTGATTAAAATAGGATATACCGATGTATACTTGACGTTGTATTCCTAAATACTTTTCAACCGTCTCTATCACTTCTTCTAAATTATATATTACTTCAGAGTATTTTTCGTCGTAATTTTCGTGACTGTCGAGAATTCTACTTACATCAACATCTATATCCAGGCTGATATAATCTTTCTCACGATGTGGCATTCTGTAAATTTTATAAGATACATCTAATCCATTAAAGAACAGTGCTTCGAGTAACTTTTTGACTGACGAGAATATTACATATTCATTTTCATCGTCTACACTACCTGGTGTTGGTTCCACTTTCTCCCAATCTTCATTGATACCGTCTTCCAAAGACATGGACCAAACCTCATCAGATTTTGATTCTTCGTAGTTTTGCTCAAAATCTAACTGTAGTTGTTCTAAATCCATATCAATGATACATTGACCTTGTGAACCTTCATTGATTTCCCATCCGCCGAAGTTGATACTTAACATTCTGTAGAACATATCTTCAGCAGGTTCATAGATTTTGGTAGGACCATCAAAGTCAGAGTTACCATTCTCTTCAATATAACCTGAGTCACCACCACCATAGAATTGGAATGTGATATTACCTCTACAGATTTCTTCTTTTTTACAATAGTGGTCAATGATTTCTTTTACTTCTGGCTCTTGTTCTGTATCTACGGTAACCGTAACCGTATCTTCAGTGTACAATTCTGAATATTGTTCGTAAACTGAGATGGTTTTTGTATCAGGATAAAGTCTTACTTCAAAACCGTAAGGGTCATCACTGTTTACCATGTCAAACTCATTTTGGTGGTTATCAATTAATACCTCCAACTCTTGTGTGATATCTAATGGAAGACGGACTGTTCCTAATCTATAATTTGATGATATACATCCCCACTGACTATTTTGGTCATGAAAGTTCATGGTGTAGTAGTCACCTTCCTTTTCGGCGTATCGACAACCATTCAGTTTCAGGTAATCAAAGATTAAGGATAATTTCTTTTTTAAGTCTGCGTCCATAGACTATAAATATTAGTCTTCTATGTTTAATTTCATAGTTTTCATCATCCAAATGGGTTTTTTCTCTGATAGAATACCTTCAATCCATTCTTTTGCGGTTGGGACGTGGTTGTTGCAATCTTCTCTAACGTGTTGTTCTCCGATGTAACGAGTATAAACGGTTTTCCCGTCACTATTTTCAAAAGACATGCCAAATACTTCCTCACACTCAAAGATACCCTCAGAGTGGTGTCTAAACATTCTGTGATAGATGTGTGCATACCAACCTTTTGTTTCGTCAAACCATTGGTGTATGTGGATGTAATCATCGGGAGTTCCACCGAACTTCTGTGCTGATGATATTGAGTGTTGCCAAGGATGTGCCATAAGTTTTATTTTAATAGTAGAAAGTTTGTTGTAAATGTGTATATTTGTTGTATTAACTAAACTACTTATAAATATGGATGACCAATTTGAAGACTTCGTAGACTTTTACGATAAGAATGTCTATTCTGAGCCTACGTTCTCTGAAGATTAAAGACAAAAAACAAAAAACATATGAGAAGATTATTACTCTTAGTGGTATGTGCATTTTTTACACACACCACTTTTGCTCAAAGTGAGAGGGACCAAAAGATTCAAAAGGTAGAAGAGAAACGTTCTAATACCAACGTTAATACCAACTCTAATACCAACAACTATAACCAAGGATATCAAAATGGGTATAACCGTGGTTACAATGATGGTTCATGGAATAATAGATATAGGACCACCTACTATTATAATCCATATGATGTGGGTTACTATCCTTATTGGAATACCAATCGTAGATGGGACAATCGTGATTATGTAATGACCACAGATAATGAGTTGGTCCGTAGTAATACTTCAAAGCCGATGAGAGTATCTTTCGGTGTTTTGATGGAAAGAGATATGTTCCAAAGTCAGTTGTCTCCTTATTTCATTACGGGTGGTGAATCGTTTATGATTGTTCAATACCATATGACCTTACCACTTATGTATCCATATTATGATAATATCACAACATGGGAAGTTCAGGATTGGGGTGATGAGTCTCGTGGTAATGTAGAAGTCAAAGGAGATTTCTCTGTTGGTGCGGGTAGGACCATAGATAGATTCTCACCATTTGTTACTGTGGGGATTACATCAAGGAAAAGATATGATGCCTATCACGATGAGTTATGGGTGTTGTCTTCGCCCAATCAAAATGGCATATACTTGATTAATGAGCAAAAAAGCGTTAATATGAGCATTCGTGGTGGGTTTTTATACCACTGGGAATATTTGGAAATAATTACACAAGCCCGTTACGATGGAAGATTAGGTATCGGTATGGGTTTGGGATTAAAACTATAACAACATGAAACAGTTTTTAACTTTATTCTTATTCCTCATTTCATTTGGGATGATGGGTTCACACCTTTCGGGTGGTGATATTCAATACCGTTATATCGGTGATTCTACGGGTGTTGCTCGTCAATATGAGGTCTTACTCCGAGTATACCGAGATAACTCAGGAATTCCAATGGGAAACACTCAGACGGTGTATATTAACTCGTCTTGTTATAGTCAGCAGAGTTTGACAGTAACTTTATTACCGGGTTCAGGTGGGATTGCTCCGACATTGTTTGATTGTGTGGTACCATCTTCATCCACAAAGACCTTAGAGATTTATGCATACAAAGGTATTGTTACTCTGCCAGGTAACTGTAATGATTTTACGTTTTGGTGGCAACAATGTTGTAGACCTGGTGGTATTGATAACATCAATGGGTCCAATGGGTTGGGTACTGACGGATTTTATTTTGACGCCTTACTTAACAATACCAAAGGTCAGAACTCTTCACCAATCTTTGTTTCAGAGCCTGTAAGAGCCTTCTGTGTTAATAATCCATTCAATTGGAAACAAACAGTAATTGAGGAGAATGGTGACTCCATTGTATTCTCAATGATTAATTGTAGAGAGGGTAACTATCCTGGTACTGATATTAACTTTGATGCGGGATGGTCTGCAAGTCAACCTATAACCTCATCATATTTTAATTTAGACCCTGCAACGGGTCTTATCAACTTCTTACCAACGATGCAAGAGATTGATGTTGCTTCAGTATTGGTAAAGGAATACAGATATGATTCATTATACAATGTGTGGTATCAAGTTGGTTCGGCTTCAAGAGATATGATGATTCAGATTGAAGCGACTTGTTCTCCTGCGGTGATGGATGGTGTTGGTTTGGACTTTAACGCGCCAGGTCACTATATAGATACTATCACAGGATTACCGACAGTGGACTACGATTGTGGTGATACTGCGGTGACCATCTATTTGGATATTATGTTGGATTGTTTCTCCATCTCACCTGACGGTACTGACTTTAGAATGACATCACCAACAGGACAACCGTGGGCAATCAAAAACATTATTGGTAACTGTAATGTGAATGGTGAGACAGACTCACTTACGATTGTATTGAACAGACCATTAGCGGTGAACGGAAAGTATTACCTGTATTCCAAAGTGGGTAACGATGGTAATACCATTCTAAACAAATGTGGTATTGCGATGGATGAGTTTGATACTCTTGTGGTTAATGTAGACGATTGTGTAAACTTAGTAATGGAATTAGAAAACGTTACAGTCATCAACGACAATCATCCACAGGTTCAATGGAGTGTAGACACCACAACATTCTTCAAAGACCAATTTGAAAGATATGTGATTTTACGTGAAGATTTGGGTTGGCAGTCAGTGGGTAACGTATTCAATCCTGATAAGTTATTCTATGATGATTACTCAGCTACATTTGTAGACAACCAAAGTTACAATTACAAAGTGTATATGGTTTATAACTCATTCAATATGGATACCACAAGAGATGTTCACTCTATACTGTTACAAACGGATGGTAGTTGTGATACATTGTGTTTCAATTGGAACAGTTACAATGGTTGGAGTAATCCTGAGTATGATATTATGTTGAAAGTAGATACAGGATGGATGAAGATATTACCATCACCAATCACTGACACTACATATTGTGGATATTTTGACACATTACAGGTGGGTAATAACATATTCAAAGTGGTAACGACGAATGGAGTTGATACTTCTGAGAGTAATTACGCAACCTGCTTCCAACCTGAACCACCAATTATTGTGGTACCAAATGTGATGACTCCGAATGGTGATGGAATGAATGATATTTTTGACATTAGGTATATTGACTTATATGATGTCAAAAAGTTGACAATCTACAACAGATGGGGTACAATTGTCTATCAGAGTGAGGATTACCAAAACGATTGGGATGGTGGAAATGTATCTGACGGTGTTTACTTCTACGTATTGGAATTGTGGAAGGGAACCGATAACACAAACTATTATGGAAACCTAACGGTTATTGACAATGATTAAAAGATTTATAAATAAGATTCAGTCTTTCATTAAGAGATATTGGTGGTTAGCGGCAATATGGTATGGGATGAAGTTCACACTTCTAATCCTTACCATTTTGTTTTTGACTTCATGTGAGAACACTTACAAGGCGAATAAAAACTATCTCTATACCTTCTCCTGCGTGATTGAGAAGGACGATTATGGTAGAAAGGTCTATGGGGCTCACCATTTCCTTTTGGACGAGCAAATCAAAGATATGTCGTCTTTTGAAGAATGTTATGTAAATTATTTGGAGTGGTCAGGATTGGATAAGGACGGAATGTATAAGAAATCCTACTACGCTGACAGAAAGAATGTTGACATCTATTTGGTGGATGAAGTGTGGGGAAGTGTAACTGTTGAATCTGCAGACCTTTGTAATTAAGATGAAAAAATACTTAAAAAGGATAAAAGATATTTTAACGTATTACGATTATCAACCCATGCTTTTCTTTTTGGCGTTGTACGATGTAATATGGAATATCCAAAGTTATCTTCAAGAAACTTCAGGTTCAGAACTTTACTTCGGAATATTTTATTTTGATAAAAGTAACTTTTATGAATGGCAGTATTTTGTTTATACTATATTGTCTTTTCTGATTATAATTTTCCTTCATAATGAAAAAATACTCACAAGACTTGTGATACCTAAGGTTATAATATGTTCACATATTTTACTTAGTGAGATTGTTTATTATATCCAAATATTTACAGGTGAGGCTGAATTGACATTTATTGAGTATTTCTCAATGATAATTTTTGCAACCTTTTATTGGCCAATGGTTTGGATTTGGATTTTATTCCAATTACTAAAAAAGAGATTATACTTAAACACCAATAAATGATGGATTGGACTACAATTATAACGACATTACTTACCTGTATATTCGGAGCGGGAGCATGGAAGTTTTATACCTATGTGGTTAAGACTAAAGCCAAACAAAGAACTGAAACGATGGACCAACACAATGTCTACAGAGATGACTTACGTGAAAGAGTAAAACAACTTGAAGCTGATAAAGACGAATGTATCAATTCACTTATGGAGGTGAAACAGGAGTTATCAGCACTCAAAGTTAAAGTAGAATTCTTAGAGAAGGGAAAGTAAAAAAAGGGGTTGGGGATTAAGTGCCAGCCACCATCAGCGAGAAATGTAATCTTCCCATCCCTTTATCGTTTTTTCAGGGGACTTGCTCGTTTCAACTTTTGCAAAATCAAAATCATAAGTTTCTTCAAACCAATCAGATATGATGTCCATGGCTTTGTGTTTCCTGATACCGACATGTTTGCTCAACATATCCACAAGGTCCTCACTAATAGATAATACATTTCTCGGACCATCATTATCATCATAATCAAAACTTCCTTCATATTCAAAAAGGATAAAAAGTGGTTCATTACCTGCAGTAATAAACGCATTTAACAAACTACCTTTAGAGAATTGGTTTCTAATGGTCTTCACACGACCACCTCTCATCTTTTCATCAAGATAGTTAGCCACCACACGGTCCAACTGTTCACGGGTAATTAGGTATTGTTTTTTCATCTTTCCTTAAATATGATTTGCCAATCGGGGTTTAGGTTCATGTTGTTAGATAAATAGTCCATGACCATATCTTTCAGTTCACCGTTCAATAAATCTACATCGGCGTCGGTTTCAACCACAATGGTATTATTATCTTTACTAACCACTCTATACTTTTTACTACGAACTCCGAGACTATCTCTATATTTTTCAGGGGTATAGTCACTCTTTAAGAATTTCTTCATCAACTCACTAAGTTCGGTCCATTCATCATCAACAACGAATATACTTACCATCTTTTGGCTCGGTCCAAGATATTTCAATACATCTTTAACTTCTCTTTCAATCTGACTATCCAATCCTCTGAATGGGCTACCGATATTATCGTCCATCTCATAATAGACTTCGGGGTGTACAATAACGCCAACACCAATCATGGCCCAACCGTCAGACAAAGTTCTAATATCCACCATATAGTCGTCAATCAATTCAGGATAGCTCGGAGATATTAACTTCTCCAATAACCCTTTCACCATATCTTCAGTAATCTTCATATTAGTAATCTATTACATTATAGAACTCCACCATTACAAAAGATGGGGACAAGTATTTCATTACGTTTCTAACTCTACGTTCAATAGAATATTCCAATGATTTATCCCACGTCATAGAATGGGGCATCAATACATCAACACCGATACCTGTTTTACCTTCATCGTTCTGGCGCAAGATAACATCATACCCGACAATATCTTTTTCAAACTCAGGGGTAACCAAAGTATTCAATAATTGTTTCACTATGTCCTCAGTGATGTTCATAATCTATTAGGCTTTAATGTTATTCCAATCTGTCATCTTTTCCACAGAGTCGTCCATATAAACTTTAATATCCACTTTGTTTATACCAACATATTTCATAATACTTTTGATTCTTTCTTCCATATCTCTAAGGTTATACCAACCACCATAACCTGAGGGTCCGCCATCCCAATATGATTTAGTATTAATCAACACATGAATAATTACGTCATAAATGCGGTAAGGGTCTTCCACCACCCTATAGTCTTTAAGAAGACCTTCAGTGGGGTCAACATATAAGCTGTCCATAACTTTTCTAACAATCTGCGCTTTATTATCCATACCAATAAATACTCAGGAATCCAAGTTTCGGAACCACTGACGAATAACTAAAAATACGTGAATTAAAGCATATCCTATAAGGGTAATCTTCATCATGATAAAAAGACCACGGAGGATGTTATCAAACACCCACATAATACATCTCGGGGAGGACAGAATAAATGCCGTAAACAACCATTAAGAAACCGACAATCTCCACCCACCATAACTTATTCTTAATTCCCTCAGTACCCATAATGATAATAGTGGAACCAAGCTGAATGGCAAAAGGTAAAGGATGGTTATAAGAAAGGTAAAAATACAACAGGGGAGTAACAATACCCACAGCAGCGCCAGCAAAGTGTATCAAACGAGTATACGATTCTTTCATCTTAAACTGAGTGGCAGCACCCACAAAACATAATCCCACACCTGAGATAAACAAAGGAAGGGTTCCATACAACAACATAGGTATTCCAATTCCCCACGTGAAGAACGTAAACAAACTCTTCCAACCCAATGGTAATGAATACCAACTATCACTAATGGACGGTAACACACCATACTTACTAACAATCCCAATCACATAAGATAAGAACACAAATATCTGAAACAATAATAACTCCATAACAACGGTTTTCTTTATAACATACACAATCCATAAAATAGATAAAGATATTTATTAATATGGGGTGGAAACATATAGTATTTTTATTAATCTTCTTATTATCAACAAAGATTAATGGACAATCAATAGTCGGGGTGGAAACATCAATATCCATAGACAAATATATATTGTTCCCATACAACTCACTAACCCTATACTACAAGAACGGATTAAATATAGAAGCGGGGTTTGTAGACTACCCAACATCAACAAACGTATTCTTCCAAGAAACCATAAGACAACAATCCACAAACTTACAATGGATTATCCCAACAATAGAAGATTACGGGGACTACACAAGAAACACAAGAGGAACAGTACCATATTACTTTATAGGATATAGAATAGAACAAGATATATTCGCCATCAATATACAGAACGGGTGGTGTCACGATAACTACTATACACTCAAACTAAAACCATACATAAGAATATACGAATACAGAGAAGATAATAATACAGTTCAATTCCATATCAACTCACAAGTATTCATATCAGAGAAATCCACATATACATTCATAGGTTATAATGTGTTGTTTAGGATATAGGGGTAAAGTAATTCCCATCCCCCTCACCCCTAACGGGTACGTTCATTCCCCTACGGGTCATTCACTCTCGGTGTCTGAAAATAACTTTACCCCAAATCCCCCACAGAAGGTCATCTAAAGACTAATTCCCTAAAACTAATAGGGGATATCCACACAATAGTTTATCATTACCCTAAAGGGATATATTACAATACTATATACACAATATCCTATAAGAGAAATATACCCATAGTATAAAAACAATAACCCATAAGGGTTATAATTAACAATACTTTCTCCCACTTTCTCCCACTTATGAAAGTCTATCTAAAAGACCTTATCTTTAAGGTCAAATTAAATAATTCCCCCTGACGGGGACGTTGAGGGTAATTAATTAAAACCTACAAGACTTCGTCCCGGCCGCTTCACTATGTAAACATACATTATTTACTGGAAATTATATATACCTTTTTTTACACTAATTTAATAAACACAAAATCAAAAAACCTTCGATTCCACCGATGAAATCACAGAAAAAGTGGTGTTTAGGGGTTCAGAACCATAAGTGGGACATAGTGGGAAAACCCCTCAAGGGATTATCCCCCATGCAGCTCCCCTCTGACATTTTGACAAATCCAAATAAATGACCCCAAAGTTATCAACAATTAAGATTTATTTTTCCCCCTGACAGTATGACAGAGAGGGATTTGTGGCATGGACATATACAAAAACCCTATGGACCATAACCCTATATTAACACTATACAAAATATAATGGGGGGTTATACTTATGGGATATGGATATGATGAACTACATAAAGGAGAACTTTACCCCAACGGTGACGGAGGATAAGGACGGGATGAAGGTGATACTCACCAACGAGAGTGAGGTGGTACCCGATTGTGTCATATGGTTTGAGCCAGCCAAGAGGGGATGGAGCAAGAAACCCATTAGTAATAATCAGTATATCATTGTTGATGCGTACCTACTACCCCTGTTCGAATTCTTCACCAAGTATATCGGGGTGAGTGAAGATGACTACCAAGACCTACGTATGAATGTCATCCACTACTCCATGGACATTATGGACAAACATCTCAATGGGGAAAAATAAATAAGGTTTTATTTGGCAGTGTCAACTATATTCCATATCTTTGTTCTGATGCTTTGGCCCCAAGGGGGAAGGTCACTCTAAAGCACCAACACAAAGATACAACATATTTCCCACATGACCAAATATCAAGTCACATTGTCATGGTCCCCTAAGCCCACCATATAACCACTCCCCCCATATTAGTCATAAGGGGGTCTCCCCATCAAAATTCCCTATATACCCCCCATATGGGGTCCCCCCCTCCTCTATGGGTCTCCCGTATCCCCCCTCCCCTACCCCCTTTTAGGGTTGTTTTGGGGGGTTAATCCCCTAAATAAAACTTATGGGAAAATGGTAGAGAAAATGTTTATAAAAATTTTTGGGAAAATTTCGTTATAAACAGGACCCCCTATTTGGAAAATGGGTGAAATAGTGGAAAAGAATTTTCTGGAAAATTTTGGAAAAATGGACCTTTTACTTTGTAGGAGGTTTTTTTATTTTATGTATATGGAAAATGAAATGAATATTATTAGATTCAAGGATAAGGGATTTATCTTGGTCTATCCAGATAGGGAAGAGGTTTGGAACAGAGGAATTGATAAGGGTATTGAAGTGGGAAGTTCTTACATTCGATATAAGAGTCAGATATACAAACAGGCTGTATAGATGGAATACAATCTCAATTGGGTTAAGGGGATTATGATGGATACTCATCCCAAGTTTGGGGATATGGGTTTTTATCTTGAGAGACCTATGGAGATTGTTGAGGTATTGGGTGATGAGGATATGACTATTGTCCATCCGAAGAGGATGGGTATTAATATATTGGGGAGACCTGATGTTAATGTTGAAGATATACAGGGGTTCTGTGATACGATGAAGTATATGGGATTGAAACCTTACTATTGGGATTATGATAAATGGGGTATGTTATTTTTTGAGTTTGAGTTGAATGTTGGGGATAATGTATATTATGAAAATGAGAAGATATGGGAATAGGATGGATTATTTTATTTATGGTATTATTGGTTGGGGGAGCTTGGTTGTTGTCTAAGGATGTATGATTGAATGGGGGTGAGACGATAGTCTTGTAAGTTTCCTTCAACGAATATATTTATTGTTATGAATATCAACGAATCCCATAGAGCTGAAATCCGTAAGATGTATATGGCCGAACAATTGTTTCAGGGTATAAAGAACGGATTGATTTACTACCAAACATCCAAAGGTAAGGAAGTGAAGTATAAGGTGACCAACCCGATGTTTTCTGACATCAAGGTTTTGGACTTTGATTTGGAATCGGGAGATTGGGAAGTGGAGTTAAAGAAATACTTCATGAGTATGACAAAGGAGGGAACATTTAACTTTGATGTTCTTGCTGATGTCATTGAGAATATGAACAATGGTGTTAAGAAGTTCGACATCCCTGTTCAGGGAAATATACGATTAAACTTTGAGAGGATATGATTCGTTGGGAGGACTACGAGAATAAGGACCAACTCTATAAGTTATGGGACGCCACGGGTGTGGGTTATAAGTCTACTCGCTATTTGGGGGATAAGTTTGAAACCTTTCATGACTACCTGTTGTTTGTTGCCGATTATTATAATATAGAAAACGTTTCTGTCTTGGGGTTGATTTCGCATATAATTCAGGAGATGAACGACTATCTGTCTAACCCTGAGAACATCCCTTGTGGTGGGGATGCCGAAATCCGTTTGACGAATATTGATATTGACATTAGAGACGATATATATAAAACATCATACATGTCTAATTTGTATGACGGTATGGGTGGAAAGCCATGGGGTATGTTTGATTTTGTGTTACATGACCCACAGGGGTTTGAATGTGAACCCATCCCTGGTTATGACGAGGAAAGTATGATGGAAGATTTCCTATATAAAAAATATAAAGATACTGAAGTTCCTTCAGAGGGTCTTAAAGATACTGACGAGTATAAGAAGTTCTGTTTCGAGGAGAGTTGCTTTCATTATGTCATTAGAGACGTACTGAGTAAAATCCGTAAGAAGTATGGGATTTCATTAAACGTCTCAGGAGGGGAAAGAGAATAATGACCATTAGTGACGCCATAACAGATTACTTTTATAAGAATTGGAAGAACCTTTCTAAACAGATTGGTTTTCATGCTAATCTTGTGGCTGACCACTCCGAGTGGGTTGGTCTGATAAAAGACATGAAGTTAAGGGTCACCCCTACAGAAGATGATATTGTCATTAACGGTTTTCAGTATGTCGGGCCAGGTGACCTTGACTTGGATGTCTATTTAGATGTAGACCATATCTTGGAGTTTCCTATTGACCACTTTATGTTTGCCCGTGAATCTCTAATCCCTTGGTTGAATAGGGGGATACTAAAATATTTCGGTATAAACTTGAATACCGACTTTGCCGATATTAACGTGAACTTTTACGACAAGATGGGGGATGTGGACTCTTACGAGATTCCTGCCGATTATGGAAGAACAAAGCCGAGTTTCTTTTACGACCATCCGAGTAGGTATTGGGTGAAGACCGACAAAAAACAAAATATTAAAGAACAGAGGAAACAGAAGAAAGACGTTCTTATTTTGAACTTCCCTAAAAAGGGTGTGGAGATGAACATCATGAAAACCCTTGGAAACATTTTTGTTTCGGGGGTGTTTGGGTCCATTAATCAGTCATTAGATTGGGTGACTAAAAATGAGGACGAATTCACGAAACCCCTGAAGACCTTAGTTATTGGTGCTCACGGGAATAAGTGTAGTCGTTCTATCATGTCCACAGCAGAAAAGAATGTGGAAACAAATGAAACCATATTATTGAAACAATTGCAGAGTAAAGGGTTTATCGGTCCGAATACTGTGGTGTTCTTTACTGCGTGTTATGGTGCTGATGATTTGAGCAAGTTGATAAATTCTTCGATGGCGTTGGGTGGTCATAGGATTCATGGTGCTGAAGGTGTGTATAATTATGTGACGGGAAATGCCGATGCATTTTACTCTTGTAGTTTTACTCCTGAAGACAAAGAGAAAATGTGGAATGGTGAAGCCTACAAAAAATGGTGTATGTTGAAATACAACAAATATATTATTAACGACAATAAGTTGTATAATGAATATTTCCTTGAAAGAGGATATTGTCGTAGAGAAAGCGGCGCACCATATTCATTCTTCTAAATTTTTTGGGAACGACACCCTCCCCTGAAAGGGCAGGTGTAGTGACCCTTGAGAAAATAGAGGGTCTAATAAAATAGGGTGTCTTAAATCCCATGAAAAAATCTTTCGCGCAACCCGTCCGACCTTCGGTCGTTCGTTTTTCTTCTCGCAAACCGTCCGTCGGTCCTTCGGACCTCCTTTAATAAAATCTCTCTGACGCCGGAATCTATTTTAAGAAGGTCTTTTAATGTGTCTCTAAAAATCCCCCCGACCCCCCTATTTATTTAAAAATAATATATTATGAAAAAACTTTTATCTATCTTAAAACGTGTCTTTAGAAAGACATCCGATGTGGACCCAACCATTAATGATTATGTGGTATCGGCACTTAATGTGGTCTTACAATCTGATGCAATTCAGAATTGGACTTTTGAAACTTCATCTGGTTGCGATACATCTGTATTAAATGATATGATTTTCTGTGGATTGGAAGCGAAAGATAAATACACATGGAGTGTGGTTGATGATGCGTGTGTCGATGCATGTAACATAGCTTATGACGCATGTCATGGTGGGTGTTCTGCGGTTGATTGGACTTGTGGTAATTGTTGCACAAAGGAATGTAAAAAAGGTAGAGATGCGTGTAAAGATGCTTGTGGTTATTTGGACTACTCTGCTGGGTATGATTATAAAATTGAAAACATAAAAGGTGTTGGGGGTATTAAGGTAACAAGTATTGATGAAATGACCGTTTCACCTGATAACCCTAATGTGTTTAGTGTTACTATGAGTTTGAATGTCCCACAAACTACGGTTCATTGTTATTATAAAATTTGGGCAGACCTTGCGGGTAGTTATGAAGGACATATGGATGTCATCGCAAAAAATTCAACAGGAACGGCAACGGGAACATTAACTTTAGAATGTGGTGTTGATAATCCAGGTTATTACTTGGTGGTTGACTCTGTAGATGTTACAATCCCTGAAAATGTGTTTGATTCTAATACCCTTACTCAGATTGCAAACGCTTTAGGTATGAGTGTATCATTCCTAACTGATGGTGTTGTTGATTTGAACAAAATGTTATTAGACTATGCGGATGGAGAATTGTCGACAGAATTGGAAAAAGTTTTAAATGACGTATTGAAAGATAGTTGTTTAATGAGTGTCCAATGTTAATATCGTAAATTAAATAATTAATCCTCACAAAATAAGTGGGATTTTTTATTTTACAAAGTATTTATATATAAATTAATCTTATTATGAAACACTTATTAAATAACATTTCTGAAGAAGAGAAAAACAGAATCCGCGAACAACACGAAGGCGGAATGAACTTATCCATTGATAACTTCAAAACTTTGGTGGAAACTAAATTAGGTGACGCAAAACCATATCTTACTGAAGTATCACAAGAAGATGAATTGGATGAACAATTAAGATTAAAGTACTTGACCATCCCTGAGATTGAATCTTTGGCGAAAGAAATAGTAGGTAAATTGGATGATAACTTAAAGAAACAGTTGCGTCGTTTGGATATGAGAAACGATAGACAAAGAATGATGTTAGTGAATGATATATTAGAACTTGTAGGTATTAACACTGACAAAATGGGTGGTGGACCACTTGGATAATTAATTATTCTTAAAATAAAATACAAAAACCCTCACATTTCTGTGGGGGTTTTCTTTTTCTTGTTGGTTTGGTTCTTACGACATGATATAGTCAAATGACTCATTGATTTCTGACATAAGAGTTTCGTAGTTGTAAGTATCACTGAACAAACACGTAGCAATGGTTAGTCGGTAACGTTCAATAAATCTAACTTTCATCTTGTCGTCCAATTGACTGAACTCTTCAATCCACCAACGTCCAAACTCTGAAAGGTATTCGTCAACATCGTCGTACCATTCCTTTTGGTCTTCTGGCATGTTCTCATACTCCTCAATGATATTTGAGTAAGTTGGAATGTTTTCCTTACCCCAATCACTCATCAACGCTTCAATGGTGTTTACCATATCTTCGTGAAGGTAAGCGAAGTCCAACATCTCCATAAGGTTGCGGTCCAATTTGTTTACTGTTCCATCCAAATCGTTCTCGTCGTAGTAAAATCTCTGTGGCATGATTTTTATTTTTTTAAGTTTATACGACAAATATAAAAGATAAATTTGATGTTGACAACACCTATCTTTTATTTTTTTTGTGTATTTATAATAAAATCATTTATTATGAAGAAAGTCAAATTGACCGAGAAACAATTGGAAGAGTTGGTTCTTAAAGTATTGGAAGAACAAGGCGCTATTGGTGGTGCTTCATCGGGAATGAATAGAAGTGAAATCAATAACTTACCTAAATGTTCTAAGAAAGACGCCAAAGAACTAATTAATGGTGTTGTGAAACAACCTGTGATGTCTAAGTTTCAATATGCTGCCATTGCCACAGGTACAGGAACTGAGTTGTATTTGGAAGTTAAAAACAAACCATTCTGCAAATTAAGATAATATGGTTAGTGAGAAGGCTATAGAAGACTTACTCAATACATTGGGTAAACAATTGGCAATGGTCTACTACGGTCTTGACCTTAACTTCACCGTTGTGGAGGTTTCCGAAAAATACGGGTTTCCCAGAATCGTCGTCAAGACTGACAAACAAATTCCAATGACATTTGAAGTTAAAACAGAACCAGGTATGAACGCCGGTAGGTTCGCTCGTATTGGTGATTTGATGGGAAATCTTAGTCATATCATGAAATATATTGGTCTTAAAGGTGCAGACATAGTAATCCCTGAAGAACAAACACCTGAAAGATACCAAACCGTTGTAACTCCCGATGACTTTATCAAACACCCACAAGATTATGTGGAGTTGGAAAGTGTGGGTCATGTCTTAGAAAAAGATACGGGTTATGTTTATCCCTTATATCAGAACGGTAGGATAGACGTTAACAATTCGATACACCTTTCAGAGATTTTTGAAGAAGGGGGTTGGTGGGATTCATTATCGCCTGAGGATATTCACACATTAGAGAATATTTATAAGTAACTAAACAAAAATTATTCATTATGGCATTCAAAGACATTTTTAAGGACAACAATGACTACAACGAAAAAAACATCGTTGGTTTCATGTCATTCGCAGTTATGAGTTTAACTGCCATCGCAGATGTGGTAACAGGTATCTGCGGTAAAGAATTGGTTATTGATGATACCATCTTTAACTCGTTTGTGATTATCACATTAGGTGCTTTCGGTATTGCGGAAGCGGGTAAAATCTTCGGTGGTAAGAAAGATGAGTAAGAATTAGAAGGAAACAATAAATTACCCTCACATTTTTGTGGGGGTTTTTTATTTATGTTATTTACAGAAATGGTTAGTCAATTATTTTTAAGTAAAATGACTACAATGGATAAAAACTATAATGACATTAAGGACACTATCGCTAAGTTTGATAGGGTAATTGTTACAGGTCCTCACGGAGCGGGAAATAAAATTACTGCAAAAATTATTGAACACGATTTTGGATTGAAGTACATCCGTTTTGAGAATCCGTGGTCACACCATAACTATTGGGACCATGAGTTGGGACTCAAAAGAGAGTTGGAAAAAATCAGAGAGGAAAATGAAAAGTATGTTTTGTTCTCACCATCGGTTTCAGGTCACCTGTTAAGAATGATGGAATATCTTGACGACACATTAATCGTCTTTACCTACAAAGACCCTGAAGAAGTTCATAAGTATACTTTAAGAAATGACTACCTAAAAAATCAAACTCACACTTATGAGTCTTTGGTATATACTGATGTTATTGTAAATGAGTTTCCTGAGTATGCGGATTTATTGAGTGAGAGTATTGACGATATGACGTGGATGTTTTGGGAACAAGTACAAAAGGAACGTGTACCACATGCGGTAGATTCCCACCACTCCAGTTTGGAATCCCATCCATTATTCATTCCAAAAGAAGAAAGGTCACACTTCAAAGCATGGCAAACCGCTCATGACCAGAAAGGACATAATTAATATATTTATAAATAAAAAATTATGACACCACAAGATTACGAACAATTATTCTCAGGGTTTACATTTGGTAGTCCAAACTTATCAGATACTTTAACATTTACTCAGGTAAGTGGTCGTACTCATATTGATGTTATTGATATTAATGTTTCAGCATCCACTGTATATATGTCTGACTATATGGGTTACCCAAATGATATTTGTAATCCTATTTCAGATGTATTAGAAGCGAGTGAGTTTGCGGGACAAGATGGGGATAGGGTGTTTAATTTATTTTTTATGGATGGTACAGACAAAAAACATTTGGAAAGTTTTTGGTTTGACTCCGATGGTCTTTTAATATTCTCCCCTGTTATTCCTTAACTTAGGTAGATATTTATGGATATGAAACCATCGTATAAAGATTTAATGACCATTTATTATAATTCACAGGTAACACCACAATTGGATTGGGTGGACGGAATTGTTGTGGACAAATTTGACATTGTACAAAAAGAAAGAGAAAATGCAATTCTGGATACCAAGAAAGGTCAATTCATAAATAAGATGGTTCCTGTTGTTGACGCTAAGATTCGTATCTTATCTAATGTTGATGTTCCTGACACTATGACATCTATGCAATTTTTTGAAAAATTAGGAATGTCCCCTACTGATTTTTCTAACATGATGTATGACAGTAAAATTGAAAATTATATTGGTTTACCTAAAGGGGTGATGTATGATGATTTGTCTGATTTTGATATGCAGATTCTTACTAAAGATGAGGTAAAATCTGAATTGGACGAAAGAATCATTAATATATTTAAGACTGACAAGCCTATTACTACTCTGGGTATGTTCTAACCCTCTAACCTCACCAGGTGAGGTACGTTGGACTTTTTCCACTTCGTGGGGTACCTACCCCACTCGTGTCTTAAAAATGTCTTAAAATCAAAATTTTCCTATATAATAATATTATATAATAATTCTATTATTTTCTTATATTTTACTTATTCTACTATTACTATATTATATATTATATTATAAGAATAATAATTATCACAAACATCACGAAAAGACATGCGATTAGAAGATTTTATTTTGGTGAAGGATAATGTGTTTACAAAAGAGTTCTGTCAGGAGTTGGTGGACTTTTTTGAAAATAACCCACAATACAGACATAAAGGTGAGATGGCTGGTGGTTTGAATACAGAGGTAAAAGACACCACAGACCTTAACCTTTTTAATTATCCCGAACTTATGGAGATGTATGGAGATTTCGTTCTCTCTAAATTTAATGAAGTGGTTAGTGAATACGCCGAATCGTTACCATTTCAGAATAAATTTGACGCACCTTCTGTATTATTTTACGAAAACAGTGAATACACCACTTGTCAGATTCAAAAATACGATAAAGGGGTGGGTCATTATAACGCATTTCACTTTGAAACTGATAATGCAACTAATTGTTGTCGTGTTTTTGTTTTTATACTCTATTTGAACGACGTTGAAGAGGGTGGTGAGACCGAAGTTTTGTACTCAAGAACGAAAACTAAACCTAAAACAGGACGTGTTATTTGTCACCCCGCAACTTTCCCATTTGTACACAATGGACACACCCCAATTTCGGACGATAAGTACATTTTAACGACCTGGTTGAACTATGTGTGATATTTATAATAGTAAAATATTGTTTTAAAATGGGTGTTTTTGATGAAAATATCCATTTTTTCGTTTAATACGAATAAATGACTAAATAATACGTCATGGAAGATGATAAAAGACAGAAAATCAAATCTCTTGATACTCAAATCAAGCAATTAAATAAAGAAAAAGAGTTAATTCAGGACTCTTGTACACATAAAACCACTAAGGTAAAGTTCGAAAACGGCACAAATACTATGAAACTCTATTGTGCTGAGTGTGATAAGGAGGTTGGATACCCCACAAAGGAGCAAATTGATGAATTTTTAGGATAAATTTTCAGAAATTCCCTCTTTTTTTAGAAAACAGTTCAGATGAACGTTACCGACCATATAATCTTCGGGTATTCTCTCGGTGTTTTCTCCACAAATCGGACAAATATTGATATTGTATTCCATTTTTAAGACTTTTCCTTAAATTTAGGTAATATTTATAATAAAAACAACACTATGAACTGCGATAATTGTACTTGTGACGAAAGTTGTTTAACGGAAGGTTGTCACTGCACGAATTGCACGTGTATATTTGATTAAACGACCCCTTTTTAGGGGATTTAGGACCGTTATCAGTGATGGTAACGATAAAGGGAGAGGTTCGCTACCTTCTCCCTTACTTTTTATTAAGAATTTCTTGTAATAACCTCAAATTTTGTACTGTAGAGGTCTTTTTTGACTCGTCAAACCTTCTATATCCCTTAACTACCATTCTTGGGTTAGCAGTATCTATGGCTTGTTGGATATATTTCTTTCTTTTACTTAAAATACCCATTAATAAGTCTAACATTTCAATATCCCACTCAGATTCTACATAATTCATGAAATCTTCAGAGGTAAATGGGGCTTCAAAGGTATCTAAGTCTACTTTTTGTTCTTCTTGTTCATTTACAGACTCATTAAAAGGGACTTCTTTGAAATTATCAACTTGTTGTTCGGTATCTTTGGCATCGTAAATCTCTGAGTCTACCAAACTACCGTCACTTACAGATAATTCATATTCGTCAAACAAATTTTGTATGAACACCTCTGAATATCCTTCCATTTCACCAGTATAATAGTCGGCTTTCCATGCCCAATACTTTTCAACACCATCCCACTCAAATTTTTTCTTTTGAGGAATCATATATTCTTCAGAGTTGAAGTTTCCACTATCCAATAGAGACGCATTGTCCTTCATAAAGGTAAAAACGTAATCGTCAACCTCATTTTCGGTGACATTTTTTATTCCCACTAATTTTAAGTTGGAATAAACCTCATCTAAAAAACGATTCCGAGGACTCAGGTTATCAAAACTAACTTTGTCATTATAGTTTGATAAGGTAAATTGAATGACTTTCAGAAGTGCCTCTGTATTAACAGGTGCAGTTCTCGGCATTTTGTCTTCGTTCATACTATTTTTACTCATTGTAATAAATGGATTTACTTATAAATATCCGTATATTTATATTAGTATAGACAATTTTTTCATGGACGAAATAATTCAGATATTGAAAAGTTGGATTGATATTAATCTGACAGAACTAAAGACAGGTAAATTACCCCACGTCAGTTTTATTATTGACCGTATTATCACCCACCCAACCAGTAGAGGACTCATAAAACATCTAAGTGGTTATGAGGTGGTTAAAATCGGTTATATCCTGTTCCACATGTATGAAGGAAAGACCTTGGAAGAGGCTAAAGAAATTGTTGAGAATATCCATACGGTTCATGTGGTTGAAATCAATGATATCGGTGATGAAATGGAAGAGTGTGAAACCTGTTATGCAGATGGAACTATTGAATGTAGCACTTGTGATGGTGATACTACAATTGACTGTTATGTATGTAATGGTGACCCTGATAGTATTGAAGGAGGGTGTGACTACTGTGATGGGACAGGAAAAATAGATTGTGATGAATGTTACGGTGATGGTAACTTGGAATGTTATGACTGTGGTGGTGATGGTGAAGTAATGTCAGGTTATGAGTATGTAGAATTTGATGAAGATATATGGTTATTCACGAACGATGAGTTATATAAAACATATCAAGCCAAGATGGATGGAAAAATCCAAAACATAGATTTCTACGAAGAAAGTGATGAACACGCTGGTGACCTATGGTTATACAAAAATACAAAAGACGGTATGAGATTGGAGGACTTCAACTCCGTAAATATGATAGAAGAACCTCAGAGGGGTGAAAGTATTGTTGTTGATTTAGATGAGGATATCCCATCAGGATTGAAGAATATGATGAGTATAAAAAAATTCGGTAACTCAGGGAGAGACTACCGAATTATTTAATAACGTTAAGTACGTTTCTTAGAACATATGTTTGTTTAAGAATCTATCTACTTTAAGAACACCATCGTGACCTGTACTGAAAACTGCAGATACATTAGTCAATCCCATTACCTTAATAACCGTTTGGTCAACTAAGTTAACTTCAAAAATTGACTCTCCCACTTCTTTTCTGTAAAGACCTTTGGCGAATTCATTAAACCCTCTACCAACCAACATATCAATTAATTCTGTATGCACAGTGAAATCAACCGGTAGAACTGGGTCCATCGGTTTCAAGTCACTCGGTTGAGGTGTTGGAGAAGGGTTACTTACTTTTTTTTTTAAGTCGTCATTAAGACCACTTTCCAAATCTGCAAGTTTGTCATCCATTTTGTCCTTCCACGTCTCATCCTGAGGTTTCGTGTTGTAATCATACTTATAAGGGTTTTCACCTTCGTACTTCTTTGCTCTTGGTTTGAACAAATTTTTGAAAAAATCTACTAATTTTTTGAACATGATGTTTAAGTTTTAGTTATAAATAGTGTTTTAATTATTAATAGTCAAGGTATCTGTAGAATTATTAAAAGTAATTTCACCTGTGGTGTTTGTGCCGTAAGTAATGTGTCCTGTACCATGTGAGCTGATATGGAAAGGTGGTTGATATGTACCTGTATCGTCCCCGAAGTAGGTCCAATGTGGTAGTAGTGGGTTTGTGATTGTTTCGGTAGGTCTATCACTTAGATAGTCATCGGCCATGTCTACTTTCCATTCTTCTACTCCATCAATATTGATTAATGAAAGGACGTGTTGTAGGTCCTCTATAGTGAATGGTTCGTGAAATAAAATTTTGTTGTTTTCAGTATCAATCGTGAACTTCATCTTTAACTTCTCTTTTTACAGTTGTACACTTTCCTTCGTTGATTATGTTATAAAGGAAATATAAAAGAGATGTCATTAATAGTAAAGAAACTATCTCAGCAATCCAGTATTGAATGTTGTGTCCACATTCTATGATAATTCCACCTTTAACTGTATTGGTAATAGATAATGCAAATACATAAAGAAAGGCGTAAATAAGTTTTCTGTATTTTTTGAACATATTATAGATAGATGTCTAAGGTGTCGGAATCTTTAGAAACTTCATCCTTAAAGTCTTGAGTGAAGTCTCCGTCTTTTTTTAGATACTCAGAAGGGATTTCTGAGAAAACCCATTCCAAAGATAAAACGGCTACCAAGTTTTTATCTCTATCAAAAATAGGTACTGAAGCGTGTGACTTAATACCTTGAGAAAGTGATAAAGACCTTAGACCTAAATCTTCCATTTTATTCACGTCAGAATAGAACATCGTCATTTCAATTACATTCTTTATGAAAGAATTAAAATGAGAAACCAGATGGTTTTGGTTTTTTTCGGCTTTTCTTTCTAAACCATCTGAGTTTCTTTCATACGTGATTGAAACTTTCTGCATCGGTGCATTGGTATAGAAACTTCCCCCATTGTGGAACTGCCATATATAGACTCTGTCTGCGTTATATCTTCTTCTTATCTCACGAATAGATAAGTGAATAATTTCGTCGTTTTTAATCTGTTGCATTAAGGACTCTCTTGACTTACTTTTTTGTTTTTTGTCAGACATCCTTCTAAAAAAACCAGCCCCTACAAGTGCAACAATAATAGAGGTTAGTGATGTTATTAATAGTTCAGCTATTTTTACCCAATTCATGAAATACAATTTATACTAAATAAATATACCAAGAGGTAACATTTATCATTTTTTGAGTCTAAAATCAAACAAAAAACCCCACCGAATGGTAAGGTTTTAAGAAAGGAATATGTGTTACATATTACTTTTTGGTGGTAATGATTTCATCGATAATACCATACTCCAATGCGTCTTTTGAAGACAACCACAAATCACGAGAAGCGTCTTGCTTTACTTGCTCAGGGTCTTTATCACAAAACTCACCCAACAAACCGAATAGAATGTCATTCAACTTCTTCCATTCGTTCATTGTGATTTCTGCATCTTGGATGTTACCCATGGCACCACCTGATGATTGGTGTAACATAGTACGAGAGAAACGAAGTGATGAACGCATCCCTTTGGTTCCTGCACCCAACAGGACTGAACCCATTGATGCTGCCATACCTGTATTAACCGTGGCGATATCAGATTTGATGTAATGCATCACATCCACCATTGAAAGTCCTGATTTTACTGACCCACCTGGCGAGTCAATGTGCATCGTAATCGGCATGTTGTCCACAGAGTCCAAATACATAAGTTGTGCTTGGACCATTGTTGACATATGGTCGTTTACAGGACCTGCAACCCACAACAATCGGTCTCTCATCAAACGAGAGAAGATATCAATTTGAGTTGCTCTCATTTCACGTTCCTCTAAGATGTAAGGGGTTAGTGAAGATTCAATTTGTAGACCGGCGTAGTCCATTTGTGAAGAGGACATATTGAAGTCACTCATTGCATACTTGCGAAAATCTTTTCCGAAATCCATATTTTCTGTTTTAATTTGATACAAATATAAGATATAATTTTTACTTCGTCCAAACTTTTATTAAACTTTATTCATGATAACACCAAATATTGATACAATACAAGTCGGAGACTTTTTAATCTACACCTCAGAGATTGACTATGTTAAGAACTTAGACCGAGATGAACTCATGGATGAGTTTTGGTCTGATGAGTTTTTAGGGGTGAATAGGTTAGATGATGGTACCTATGAAAATCAGGGACCTGGTGTACACGTCACTCTTGATGATGAAAACTTTCCACACTTTTTTCAGGATACCTACAACTGGGGACTGACATTGGCTCGTTCATTGAGAACTTTGGAAGGTAAGAGTCTTAATCTATTGAATAAGTCGGCTTGGATTATTGCTGCCAGTGAGGAACACACTCCATATTGGCATTCACACCGCAGAAATATTGAGGACCCACGAACTCAAGAGAATACAGACACCACATATACGGTGACGGTATATTTTAATGAACCGAGTTGTGGTTCACCTTATTCTGATTTGTTATTTGCACATAAAGACGATTATGTATCTGTCCCAATTAAACATGGAACCGCATTTTTATTTGACGGTAGATTATTTCATAGACCACAGTTGGTGCCATCAGAATTCGGGTGGAGGTACTGTGCGGTGTGTGACTTTTTATTTGAAGAATGATAGAGATTAATTTACAGACATTAGACCAACTCTCACGAGACAACGAAAAGGTATTCGTTTTCTTTTATACTCATTGGCACGACCAATCAAAAATGATGATGCCGAATCTTAAAAGGTTACAGTCACTCACAGACGTGCCGATTACAATCTGTAATGCCGATTACAATTTAGATTTAGCTGATGACTTTGGGGTGAGAGGGTTACCAACATTTGGATTGGTGGAAGATGGTGTTATATCCAAAACCGATAGTATGGTAAAGACTGTGGACTTTCTATTAGATTTTATTGAAAATTAAAAAAGGGACTTAACGTCCCTTTCTTTTTATCCTTCGTGATTTTCAATCCCTGAGTTCTTAAATATAAGAACCAATCCAATTACAAATAATACTAAAAGGAGTAATATCTTGAATGGACTGTCCTCATTCATCGCTTGTTGAACCAATTGAAGTGTGATTAATCCACCTGTATACATTTTTGCATCCTTTGGAAACAAAGCGGTCATACGTTTATAGATGGTTGATAGTTGTAGCCACATTAGTGGTGCAAACAACGCGACAAACACCATAACTAAACCTGTATTACCCATACCGAATGAATATCCGATACCATAACCAACACCAAAACCTAAAATTGCCAATACGATGTTTCGTAGGAAATAGTTAAGACCGTTGATTGTTCCTGAGAATTCAAAATACTTTTTCATACTTTTCTTTTTTAATCTTCATTAATATAAATTATTTTTCCGTCTTCATCGTGTTTGTGTGCTCTTTTGATTGTTGGTGCTAAGAGAGGGTGTTCACTTAATGAACTATGAAGTGCGTGAACACAATAAGGACAGTCATCTGCATAGATTTTCTCAATCTTTTCTTTAATGATTTCGGTGTCTTTTTGAATTTCTAATGTTGAATTTAGAATCCATCCTGCGACACCCAACAGGAGTGCCCCAGCGGCACCTGTGATAATCTTTGAAGTTTCCATGTTTTTCTTTTTTTAATTTTTATGATTATAACTTATAGATTTTTTCAGAAGTTCCGTTACTATATCTAATTACATATAATCCACTATTATTTAGTGATTTTATATCTTTTCCCATATAACGACCCATCCAATCGTAGATTTCATACTCCATACTTTCGGTGGTGAGTTCTTCAATACCCAATGTAGATAAAAGAACAATAAAAGTCCATTGGATTCTTTGACTACCGATGAGTTGACCATTTCTATAGTCATCAATTTGGAATCCATTACCCACTCTACCTAAGTTTGAAGATAAAAAGGTGATACTGTCATTCCCCACATACATGTTGGACGGACTTTGACCTACTTGAGGGACGAACACCCCATTTGCGTAACCACTATATAATTGTGTTTGATATAGGTTTACTGAATCACCGTAGTCGGGGTTGTTTAAGAAACAATTAAAATTTCCCCACATGGGTTTCATCACATTCACCGTATCTTTTTGCATATTAATCAACAAAGGGTTAAATGCAAATGGTGTTGAGTTGTTTGGGATGTGCCAATAGTCTGCCGAGAGGACAAACTCAGAGGAGAATGAATTGGATGAGTTATTCAAAGAGCCCCAACAACAGTTCTTATAGATAAATCTGTATTTGTTGGAATCTAAATCAAGGTAATCACTTGCATAGTTAGTGATGTAATGACCTTGAAATGGGATTGGTGATGTTCCTTGTGTCAATGTGACATACCCATCTAAGGTATACCAACCCACAGAGTTCATCACCCATTTTTCTACAGATACTGATTGTGGTAGAGATACTCCCTGACCATCGCTAATAAGATACATACCCACACTTGTGGAATCTTGAGAGGTCTGTGCCACGACAATCATACCCCCCATAAGGTGTGATGCTTTTGTCACAAATGTTGTCAAAATTAGTGACAGGATGAGTAATAGTTTTTTCATCGTTGTTCTATTTTTACTAATCTATTAATATCAAAACTTGCGTCTTCCGCAGTTTTTGATAGTTTGTTATACAGTTCATCACTGATTTGTGGTGTTCTTGAAAGAATCCATAAGTAATCACGTGAAGGACTCCCGACCAAAACGTATTGGTAATCTTCATCTAATTCAATGATGTAATAATCCCCATAAAAGGGTTTGAAGAAGGTGACTTTTAACTTACCTGGTTCGATTACCTTAGCTTCACCGATTGCCTTTTCATTCTTACCACTTTTGGTGTTATAACCTTGATTAAGAACTCTTACTTTCCCATTCTCCTTGATGGTGTAGTTTGCGGTAACATAAATTAAGTTCTTCTCGAAGTTATTTGGGATTCTTGCAATCTCATACCATGTTCCTTGGTATCTTTCTAAATCAACACTATCTACGGTGTTTAATGGTAGTTTGTCATCACATCCTGATAACCCCACTAACACCAACAGATATAATAATACTTTTTTCATTATCACGGTTTTTTAAGAATATAGTAAACTTTTCTCAAACCATAAAGGGATGTCTCTATTTTTCCATTTAGAAAATCCCGCTTTCTCTCCGATATAATAGTTTCTATACGATTCCACCACAGAGTCAACCTTATACTCCTCAGGCATTGCCTTAGCGGGTTCTGTAAATCCCTTATCTATGATATTTGGTTTGTTCTCAATACACCACTCAATTACATCCTGAGACTTATGTCTCTTACCGTAACGATAGGTATATTCTTTGGAAAGTTCCAAACCTAATTCACACAACCATAGGTAGTTGGTTAGACTCTCACGAGCCCAAATGGAACAGGGATGGTTCTTATGTGAAAGACGGTAGGGGACTTGGTCGTTAGCTTGGTCGGTCATGTGATGGACACCACATAACAACTGAGCGGTCTCCAATATCATCTTAACCACATGTTTGTCGTTGTGATACTGAGCACACTTTTCAACGTCCCAATCCAATACAAAAATATTCATAAGACAAAGGTAAAAAAAAAGGTTTGGAAAACCAAACCTCTTAAATTAATAATCTTTTGTGAACTCACTCGGTGGATTGTCCCACAGATTGATGGCGATTGCTCGTCTTCTACCTTTAGTTATTTTACTCACACCGTGTAATTTACCCGCATCAAAAATAACCAATCTGTTGAACTTAGGTTTGATGATTTCAGGTTCATAGTCAGGCCAATAGATGTAACCTTCTTCAGTGGTTTGTTCAGGGCCAAACTTGTCCCAATAGTACAACATACCACCTTCCATTTCATCAATCTCACGACAAGGGTAGAATATGGTACCAATCTTTGGAGTAATGAATCTCTTTTCATTGTTCCAAATCTCCTCATCTTTATCAAAGTGTAACTTAAGAGCCCACTCCCTACCTAAGACTTCGTTGATGTCGGTTTCATTATAATCACCAACCCAATGTTCAAATCCACCCACTTGGATTCCTGGATGTGGTGAATTCTCACCCCATATCTTTTCAATGAGTTGGTGACGAAGGGTTGTGATGGGTTCATTCCACCAACCACCATACCAATTGTAACCAATCTCCCAAAAATCTTCACTGTTTTCTATTTCTTTAAGGAAATCTAAATCCTCAATGAAGTTATCAATTATAATCATTTGAAATTCTTTATAAAATAATTATAACACAATATGTTTATGGGTAAACACCATTTGTGGGCCCTGTAGGGTTCGAACCTACGACCTAATGATTATGAGTCATTTGCTCTAACCGACTGAGCTAAGAGCCCCAACGGAACAAATATACTATAATATCTATGACGGTCAAACTAAAAATTTATATTTATTAGTATGAGGGGGTTTTTAACTACATTGTTTTTTTTAATATCATTTGTTTGTTTTGGACAAAATAATGAGAATGCTCAAAAAGTATCTGAGTTGACAAATATTACTTATGTTGATTTGGATAATGACATTATTAGTAGTTCAAATATATCATTAGGTTATTTAGGTGATATCTCCATATTCAGTTATACCCTTGTTTATGAGTGGGGAGGTGAAAAACATAATAATAGTATTTTCTTTTCTCATACTCCCACATTTGAATACCGTAAATTGGGGTATAACTATAGTAAAACTAAAGAGTTTGAAAGTGGGGTTATTAGAACTAATAATTATAGTTTAACCATTTCTGAATCAGGGTACGGTGATGCTATAACGATTGCACCATTCTTTAATCAGATGTATGAGTTTAATAATAATAGAGTTGGTTATACTTTGTTTGTTAATGATTACAGTTGGAACGGTTTTGATTTTATGGGTGAATATTATCCTGCTGCCGCCGAAACAAAATTTAGTGTCATGATTATTGGTATGAAAAGATTTGAAAAAGGTAAATGGATTATAAAACCTGAATTATTTCTATTATCAGGTATAAGAACTCATTATATTACCTTAGAAGATATTGATAATCCATTAGATATATGGTATTGGGATTATTTTAATATAAACGCATATTATGGGACTTCCTTAGAATATATGTTCACAGACAAATTTGGGTTGGGTACCAAATTCAGAAGTAATTTATCATATAGTTCTTTTGATAGTAGTGAAGGTTTTAGTAAGAGTATTCCTGTGATATTAACACTTGGTTGTAATTATGATTTTTAGATTTTTTTTATTGTCATTATTGTTCACCTCTTGTGTCATTACAACACCTATACAAGAGGAAGAAAATGTAGAATCAAAAGTTGAAACTGAAAAAGAACAAATGGTAAATGCTCCTAAAGTAAAGGCAACAGAACAAGCTCGTAGGGCTCAAGAAGAAAGAGAAGAGTCAAAAACGAGTGACGATACTAAAGGGGACGGAGGTAAAAACTAAAAATCCTCTAAAGCGTTTTCTAAAGACTTCTTAAGTGCTACAGAGAATTCTGTTTGTTCAAAAGGAATGTTAGGGTCAGATAACTCTGTCAACATAGATTTTGCCGTTGTCTTAGTAACACCTTTACCATAATATTCCTTCCCATCAACCTCAACTTTGGTTTCAACGATAGTCTTCTTTTGTTTGATTTCAAAAGGTCCTATCTGTATTCCTGTTGATGGTGCTTCAATAGATAAAATGGTTACATTGATAGGATGTCCGTCTTCACATAATGCATGGTCATCGGCAATAATTTCTTCAGTTATTTGTCTTACACCAAACTCAAATCTTCTTGAGTCAATGTTGTTGATAGTTGCAAGGGAGATAACACTTGCCACGAAGTAACAGATTAAGTTCATTTTAGTCTAATGTATTAACAGGTTTATAATTCTTTGGTGGTTTGGTAATCACTGGCATATAAATAGTGTGTGATTGTGTCACAGATGGATTTATATTTTGAATAGTTCTAATAGATGTGGCTTGATATGTTGATTTTTTGCTTGTAGTGGAGTTAACAATATTATTATATTCTATACTATTAAAGAATGCTCCAACAGGTAATGAATTATTATTAACACCTGAGTAAAATAATAATAAATCTTTATTTGTAATTGTGTCATTATTACTTATATCCAAACAGTAGTAATCAAAACCAATGACAGAATCAGGTTGTAAGATTTTACTCATAAAATATTTCTGTGATTCTAAAGTATCAAATTGATAATATGGTGATGTCATTGTAAATCTATATTGTAATGTATTTGGATTACTAAAAGAAACGTATCCTGTTGTGTCTGTGTATTTTGTGCCTTGATTAACCCATTGTGCGATGGTTGCTGATGATGTTAGTTCATAACACTCACCACTTGCAAATCCATTAATTTTAGATGCTAACCACGATGACCCATTTGATAATCCTATTTGTTCTATATTAGAACCATCGGCCAAATAAGTTCTTAATACAACATAACACTTAGTCCAATCAGATTTGAAAAAATATAAATCAATTTTAGTGTTAATACCTGTGACATTATATTTGTAACTACCCTCATACCTAATTCTAAACACAGTGTCATTTACTGAGGTATCATAATACGTTTCCGTTCCTGCCCACGACATATTATTGTCTGTGTTGGAGTTGTTTACGGATGTGAAGTGAATTGTTGGTACATTTGGCGCCGATGCTGAACTTGAATAACTATTATATGTTGATGTTCCGAGTGCCCACCAAGCATTTGCGTGTAAAGTTGCATTTGAATATGTTGTAGTCCCCACTACATATCCATAACCAGTCGGGTAGTTAACCGTCAAATTACCTTGGTCTGAATTTGCAGTGTTCCATATTTGGGTTAGTCCTGTTCTACCCCTATCGGTTGGAATATTAGATGTGATTTTTGTTATTGCCCCTGTGGTTGTTGCCTGAGTATAATGTTCCATTTCTATAGGAATACTATCCTTACGAACATCAGCTAACGGTACAATAGTAATATTCTGAGCATTCACTAATGTGTAATTAATGATACAAAATAAGGTTAATATGTAGCTTTTAATATGCATTATAATAAAATCTTCGTTCCTGTTGAAAGTTGCCAGTTCAGCACATCACCCTTATATTGGTATACACCTGCGAAAGATATACTCCACTTAAAGGTATCCGTTATTTTTATGTCGTTGTTAATAAGAGGGATAAATAATAGACCACTCTTATACCATTGACCTTCGTAATAGAATATATAGGGTGAATATACACCCAATAACATTACATTAGAAGAAAGATAACGCCCACCTTGGAAGTTTGTAAAGCCTCCACCAATTATGGACCAGTTGGAGAATTGACCTTTACCTAAATAACCATATGTGTAGTTGGTACCACCCATTATGGTTATTTTATTAATTTTTACGGCATCCATTACAGATGTTGTATTGAAAATATCTGAACTAAAGTTAGACATAGTTGCATTTGAGAATATGAACATATTTCTTTCAGTCTTAAATGAACCATAAAGTGTTAGGTTACCTATATTTTCACCTGTTTGATAATTGAAGTTAGCTCCTTTGATAAATGTTCTTTTAGTATTAAGGTGTGTTAAGGACGCATTGAACTTAAAATTATCCACACCCGTGTCTCTTGGGTTTGATGAGTTACGAATAACTACGAAGTCACCTGCACCGATAAGTGCTCCTCTACCTACTTTTTCTTGTTTTGATTTTTTGCGGCCTCCGCCTCCACCTGAACCACCATCACTTCCTGATTCGGATTCACCACCTGATGCGGTTGTTGTTGTTTGGTCACCCATACCACCCATATCGGAATCTGACGATGTGTTACCACCACCATTATCTGCCGAGATACCACTACCATCACCAGTTCCTACGGAGGGTTCACCACTACCTGAAGAACTACCCGTGTTACCACCTCCTCCTGAAGATGAACCTCCTGTGTTTCCACCACCGGTACTACCTCCGCCTGTGTCTCCACCTGTGGATGCCCCACCATTGCCTGATGAACCTGAACCACCTGTATTTCCACCCGATGAAGACCCACTACCTGTGGATGTTGAACCACCATTTGAGTTACCCGAACCTGTTGATGTTCCTGACCCTGTAGAACCACCTGTAAACGTCCCTGAACCACTATCACCACTTGTTGATGTGTTACCACCTGAAGAGGAAGAAGACCCCGTAGAATTATTCCCCGAACTTGAAGATGAATTACTACCACTATCTGTTGACTCTTCATCTCCACTGTTATTATTTGATGAAGAGCTTCCACCACCGTCACCCGATGATGTTGAACCACCACCTAACGATGATGATATACCACCTGCGGTGTTAGCAGCACCTGAAGTGGAGTTGGCTAATCCTGCAGCCATTTGAACGATACCTGTGATATTGGCAACGTTCCCTGCAGTTGTTGAACCCATAATTGTATTGAAGTCGTTAGTCACATCACCACCTAACCCAGCACAAGGGTCAGTCCCTGGTGGGAATTGTGAGTTGATAGATGCTACCCATTGGTCGTATGCACCTGCCTGTAACTGAGCATAGGTAAATGTTTGGTATTGACCACCATAAAACATTGTAACAGTTCCTGAGGTTGTTGGGACTTGAATGGTGGTTTGAACACCAGTACAAGGGTCAATATATGTATAAGGGACGGTCTGACCTTTTGAGGTCAAAACCATCCCAAACATGAAAAATAAGAATAATATTAATTTTTTACCACCCATTAGATTCCATTCTACTTACAAGGTTAAATGTTGCTTTCTCTAAAGCTCTTTGTGTTGCAATACCTACAGTAGATTGGTCAAATGACATATTAGGGTTCTTGAAGTAACCCTCTCCGATTTGTGTCGATGTTCCTTGTCCTGATGCGACAATATATTCTGAATTGTCAACATTAACCATACGGATTTGAATACCCATAATGGTTGTGTTTGTTTTGTGAAGTTTTCCTTTGTCATATGTTTCACCGTAAGAAACTGAGAAATCGTAAATCTCTGCATATACAATATACTTTGGAAGTAATACACCTTCCATTGTTAATTGTGTTTCACCGTTAGACATTCCTTCTAAGTCTGTCTCCCATGCATCTAACATCTGACCTACGATTTGGTCTTTTTCTTCAGCGTATTTGAATCTACCTGTTGTTTCGAAGTTTTCGACGATACGGTTAGTAACACCCAAACCTACTCTCTTCTCTCTTAGTTCAGGAAAGAATTCCCATAACTCACTATTCACATTAAGTTTTGATAATTGAATAACTGTTTTCTCACCTTCAAATGGAGGTAAAGTATTCAGTGATTCTGCCTTTTCAAAATCTGCTTGATATTGAACTGTTGAGATTGATGACTTACACGATGTAGCCATAGTTCCTACGAAGACTAATGCACATGCAGTTAATACTAACATTAAAGGTGCGACCGTCCATTCTAAAATTGCGTCTTTTCTTGTTCTCATAATTTCTAATTTTTATTCTAAAGCCTCAAATATATTTCAGTTGTTTCACCTGCTTCTTCTAATCCTTCTAACGATGGGTTAGACTCAAGATTTTCAGCAAGTCCTTCAACTGAGGTTGTTGCATTATTCACATCAGATTTTGCGTCGTGTTCATTATTAACAACTTCTTTTCCAATATTATTTTCCACCATTTCTCTGTTCCTTTAATTTCTTTAATCTTGCCATTCTTTCGGCATTCGTTTCAGGTTTTTCCTCCACAGGTTCAGGTTGAACTGTTGGTTGTGATGCTGGTACTTCACGAACAGTTTCTCTTACGATAGTCTGTGTAGGTGCAGCTTGAGGAATTGTTAAATTAATAGTTGGACCCTGAACATTAACATTTTGTTGTTGAGTATTGTTGTTCTCCACAGGAACGACAACCTCTGTTGATGTATCTGATTCATCATCACCACCAAAAAGTTCTTCAATGTGTGTTGTTACATATGCACCCGCAGCAGTAACAATTGTTGTGATAACTCCGATAATTGTCTTCTTAACGGTGCTCATCCCTTCTTTTACGATTTCATCTTTCATATTCATTGAGTTTTATTTGATTTATTAAAAAGGCTATGGGGGAGATAAACTCCCCCTTATTATTAATATTTAATAATTCTTGTGTTCTTAGATTTGTCAGATGTTGTCATTCTTACAATGTATGTTCCTGAAGGAACCTTAGACATATCAATCCACGTTGAGTAGAAAGACAAACCTGTAGTTTCAAATTCTTCAGAGTATTGTAATTGACCTAACATATTGTAGAACTCCACTCTAAATGGTGAGTCAGACAATGAGTAGAAATCAATAAACACATAGTCGTTAGTGACAGGGTTAGGGTAGATTAAGAATGATTCCATCATCTCGTTAATCTTAGGGTCATTAGAACGTTTACCCACATAAACAATCGTACCATCTGTAGGAGTTGGTTTGATATTTAAGTCGTCAGCGTGTTCTGAACCAGCACCTTTGTTAAAGACTCTAATTTGTGATTCCGTCCAATCTGTTGAAACCACGTCGAACTTAAATGTGATAACCTCTTGGTCTCCCTCAATAACAGCAGGTGACATATTCGTTTCGTGACCACCCCACAATACTTTACCATATTCAAATGATATAAATGAATTCCATTGACTTAATAGTTGTGAAGTTTGGACACCTTTGAATTGGAAATAGTTTGTGTCAAACTCCAATCCGATTTGTGCCGCTCCAATCTTATTACCGTGAGTGTAGATAGTGATAGGAACCTCAACCTCATTTAATGCTGGTGTCAACTTAGGAACTCTGAATTCCACAGTGTCTTCAATCGTAGAATAAAGAACACCCATATCCATAACCCAATCAGATGGGTCACCTGGGTTAGCCTTCATTGCAATTTGTAACATTTGGTTATTCACACCTGTTGAAGTAGCGTCACCCAAAACAAATACTCTATATCTTAACGAGTCTAAACCATTAACCACTGAATCCAATTCGTAACCACCATCAATACCTGAGAAAGTTGATGGAGATGCGACGATTGTGTTGTATTCAGTTTCTCTTAATAGTTTTACGTTATTTTCACCAGTAACAAATGATGACCAATCAGTTGCAGAAGATGCGACTCTGTTGAAAACCAAGAAACCATCCGCAATTGTGATATCGTCAGATAAGTTAACGTCTGATTGTTGTTGACCGTAAGAAGTTATAGTGTCAGCAAAAATAGTATGACCGATGATTTTGTATGCGTCCGTAACATTGATTGCACCGTCATCACCCATATTAGATGAATTAAGAACAACTTTCAAATCGTAGAATGAACTATCGTAAGGGATTACGACTGACGCAAGACCCATAGAGTCAGTATAGAAAGAAGTTGCTCCTTGAGTGTATGTTTGGTCGGTTTTAAGTTTGTAGTCGTATCTAATTAAAACACTATCAGCACCTGATGAGTTAGTGATGGTAGATGTGCCTACATTTAATACTCTAACAGGGAATGTAACAGATGGTTGAATAAAGTTACCACCATAGTTGTGCATACCTAAAGTAACGTCAACACCACCTGATGTAGTTGCTAAGTTACTATAAGAAGTTGCCCCTGCGATTGCCATTGAATCCACAGCAGTTGGGTCAAAACCATTTTTGTGTGGTAATTCAACCTTTAAGATTGCACCGTCTGGCCAATCAAATGTAGAGTTACTTGCGGTATAAACCATTGAGAAATTTACCCAATCGTCATCCGTGTAGTAAGCACCATATTTGGTTGTAATTGTTGATGTTACAGGACCCCATTTAATAATTGGAGTGTCGAAACTCGCACTATCGTAGAAGAATCTTGCCTGTAAACCTTGAATTGTCTGAGATGTAGGGTTTTGATAGTGAAGATAGATAACCGTCGTATCTTCAATGATGGTACCCAATGTGAATACCGTATCAATCAAGAAATACGGAGAATTCGTGTTTGGAGATGTTAAAGTTTCAGTTTTACCATTCTGAGCGAATAATCCAGCTGAAAGCACCAACCCCATAAGAGTTAGTAGTAATTTTTTCATTTAAGGAATAATTTTTAGTTTTATTAGTTAGTTAACCAATAAATAGTCAATTATCCCCTAAATGAAATGTGATTTAATGGTATGTCTCAATTGAGTTATTTTTCTATGTTTTTCAACCTTAACCAGTTCTTAATACTTAAGATTGCGGTGGTTAAAACAACCATACCTCCGATGAAGAATAGACCGTCAAACTTGTTGTGAGATGAAGTGAGGTATGTAAGTTCTACCAAACCTATCATATAACCAAACCACATGATAACCCATACCAAGTCAGGGATTCTTTTAACTTTCTTCTCCACTTTCTCCACTTTCTCATCATGAACGACTCTTGAAAGTGCGTCTTGTAAGTCTTTACCGTATGCAGGCACTTTAGAAGTGGTACCATCTTCAGATAAAATGGTTATTTCATACTTCAACCATTCAGGGAAGGATTCTGATGTCTTTCTGTATTCAGCGTGAATTGCTTTCTTTTTCATTACTTAATTTCTTCTCTGATGATTTCAATAATCCTACGCAAAGCGTGGTCACCTACTTTCACCATATGATACGGAATCTTATTGTCATCCAATATCTTTTTTATTATTTCGTCATACTTCTCAGACTCATCCTCTGTTTGAAATCTCCCTTCCTGTTGAAACTTTCTATCGGCTCTATCTAAGAAAATATTTACGTTTTCATAACTATTAAATAGTTCCAAAACCATGGAATCAAAACTATCGTTATAAAACTTAGCAGGATAATCACCTGTATACCCATTTTTATAGGCTAACGACAATAATAATGGAGAATCTAAAATAATGTAGTTTACTTTACCATAAGAACGAACAATTCCTCTATGTTGGTTGGCCAAGATATAAAGTTGGTCGGTAATCTGTGAGTTGTTGTCCTCCCAAGCCACCTGCTTTGGGAATTCATAAGGGTTATCACAACTAAGTCCCTTGCTCTTAAATGTATAGAAGAGACCTGAAGATATGGTTGATTTACCACTACCAGGTCCTCCAAATAAATTTATGATTACGGTTCTTTTATCCATTTATCCAAATACACGAGATGTGATGGTTAATAATCCGTAGATTGTTAATACTCCAAGCAAAAGAATGATGGAGTTATAAGCCATCTTTCCGTATGACTCGTATTGTTTTTTACTACGACCTTGAAAGTCGTCGGGGTTGTATTCTTCTTTCATTACTTAAGTGTTATGGTTGGACAATAAAAAATCTTTGAATCCTCAGGCCAATAATAATCACCAGTCGGATTTTGAAGTGAGTGAGCGTCAACATGAGACAATTCAACACCCTCCACCTCAAAGTTACAAATATCTTTCAAATATTCATAATCATATTCTCTGATTAATAAATCTTTGTTATCACGATTGTGGGAAACGTTATTGAAGAATGAGTAAACACCATCCTCTTTGAGTATATTAGGTAGGTAAGTATGGAACTCATCCAACTCCTCATTCCACGTGTCAATATAGATACCATCAAACTTCGGAAGGAATTTTAAGTACCATCTCCAATCACCATAAAGGATTTTAACGTGAGGTTTCAAATGCCACCCATCTTCCAACATCTTAGTATATACGTCCAAATGGGCTTCAATAATCCAATGTTCTTCAATGTCATATTCTTCAATGTAAGTGTCAATGATACCCATACCGAAACCGACATTGAGTACCCTACCTCCTTTTTGACAGACAATCTCTGCACTCTTTTTCATGATTGGGTCTTCCCAATCCATCATTACCGCCATACCGTACTCGTCCATAAGACGACCATCATCAGTATAGGTTAACCTTTGGTCAATGTAATCCTTCTCCATTAGTTCATTCTTCTTGCTATGGACATTAATTGGTCCTCCAAAATAACTTTACACTTATCGTTGGAACAAAGATAAAAGTCCCCCTGATTTGCTGTTGTTGTGATTATTTTGGTGGCCTCATTACCACAAATAAAACAAGTGTGTTTCATTATTTGATGTTTTTAAGTTTTTCCAAGATTTGTTTGATTCTTCGTTCGTAGACTGCTGCTTTCTCAGAGTATCCGTTTCCCACTGCTCTATTATATCTTTTCTGAAGTTGATGTAATTTATGACCTAACTTCAAACGGTCCCATTTGTTTAAGATTTTTCTCATTTCTTTTTGAAATATTTAACCATTATATGTCCACTTTTATAGTTTGTCGCCAATGGTACATCGTGGACATCACATAATCTCATTAACATTTGAACATCAGGTTCGTGAGGGTGCTTATCTAATGGGTCACGAAAAAAGAATACCCCATCAATCTCTCCACGAGTAACCATTGCACCAATCTCAGCATCTCCACCTAAAGGACCTGAAGCTACCGCTTCCACCTTATCAACACCTGCATGTAATATTTTTTTACCTGTGGTACCTGTGGTAACGATGGATACATCAACTCTATTGAAAAAATCCAGTCGCTTCATTACAAAAGCAACCATATCCGATTTTTTACCATCGTGGGCGATAAGTGCTAACTTCATAATTCTAAATCTATATTGTATTGATTGAGAATACCATAAAAGATATCTTGGATTTCTTCATATGCTTTGTAGGTATCTACCGACAAATCATCAGGTGCGTACTTAACCTTTTTTCTAAGTTCCTGAGACATATCCCATAGAGCAATACTCATATCCTTAGCCTTTAACATCATCTGATGCTCCATACGGTCGTCTTCGTCCTGTAAGTCAAATTCAAATCGTGCTTTCATGATATTTTTTTTTTAATGTCGGGAAGACAGGACTCGAACCTGCGACCCTCTGGTCCCAAACCAGATGCGCTACCACCTGCGCCACTTCCCGATAAGACAAATATAGTCCAAATGTTTTAAAAAAACAAGTGGAGGATATCGGAGTCGAACCGATGACCCCTTGCGTGCAAGGCAAGTGCTCTGGCCAACTGAGCTAATCCCCCATTTTTATTAGCGGTCCGTGCGGGAATCGAACCCGCCATACCGGCGTGACAGGCCGGCGTTATAGCCGATTAACTAACGGACCAATTTGAGCGGAAGACGGGATTCGAACCCGCGACCTTCTGCTTGGCAAGCAGATGCTCTACCAACTGAGCTACTTTCGCACAAAAAAAGATGAGGTTCTTTTTTCAAGACACATAGTTCCAACGCGTATTGTGTGTCTCCCCATCCGTAGTGGCGGGGGAGGGAATCGAACCCCCGACCTCAAGGTTATGAGCCTTGCGAGCTACCTCTGCTCTACCCCGCGATATCAGAGCCTCCAGAGGGATTCGAACCCACGACCCCGAGATTACAAATCACGTGCTCTGGCCAGCTGAGCTATGGAGGCATTTGAGTTACTTCAGACAGGCATTCTACTCCCAGCTCCGAGGAATTGTATCTAACTTAGCCCTACTCACCGCTGTATGGGTACCTGAAGACGTAACTCTTTTTTTAGTAGCCCGACGGGGAATCGAACCCCGCTTTTATCCGTGAAAGGGATATGTCCTAAACCGATAGACGACCGGGCCATACTACTTAAACCATCATTTCAAAGAACACTACAAATATACAACTCTTTTTCTTTCTATCAAACTATCGGACATAAAAAAACCCACCTTTTTGAGGTGGGTCTTTAAGTATCTTACGTTATGACAATACTATCCCACCTCCGACTTTCGTGGAGTATCACCTTCCGTACCTGGTGTGATATGTAAAATAGTTTTCATTGAATGTATTATCTGTTTGAGATTATAAATATAACTAACAATCAAAAAAATTAAACAGTCATCATATAAAGACCGTAAGAAAAATCCGCAGACTCCTTATAAGTCTTTGCTCTACGACAAGTTTCAGGGTTTACACGAAGTTGAGTGTAAGTAGGGTTTTGTTTCTCCCATTCTTTACGCTCACGATTGACCTTGGCGATTGCTTCACGCTTTGTTTTCGCCCAAACTGAGTTACCACCAGTGGTTGGTTTGAACTCCTTAGAACCAGGTTTGGCTTCCAACCAACCGAACAAGTATTCTGATTCTCCCTTTGAATTTTTGTATGTCATATCTCTTTCCTTTTAACACTACAAATATAAGCAATTATTCTTTCTCTTTGGAAAAAATTCTAAATCTTTTTTTACTTACTTTCCACTTTAATTCACTTCCTTCCCAAGGACCTACCTCCAACTTTAATGTGCTACGGTCAATGGCGTCCTTATCTGTTAAGGGTTCGGTGGATTCACCAAACTTAATGGGGTCATCATTGTCAAATTGAATGTAATATTCAACTCCGTGTTCAAAGTATTTCTTTTCTTCCATTATCGTATTCTCGTTATAATAGGTATCGTTATGTTTTTCAAAACTGGATTGATATAGAAACCACCATTTTCATATTGTTTTTCAGGGATGAGACCGTAATTTTCCATTTCAACATAACTTACTTCATAGTCATCTGATAGTATACTTAAAAGCGAGTCAAATTCAGTTTGATTATACCAAATAGAAAATACCCCTCCGACTTTCAAACATTTATCCAAAAAGTTGGGTATAAATGGAACTCTTTGGTCCATCCATGTATCAAGGTAAATTCCATCAAACATTCCAATATTGTCCATGTGGTCTTGCCATCTTCCGAAGATACAAGTAGCCTTGTCCTCCCAATCATTAACTTTCATATAATCAATAACATCAGGATGTGATTCAATAATTGTATGTGAATTTGGATTTGATTCTTGAATGTATGTATCAATGATACCCATACCAAACCCAATGTTGAGGATATCACCACCACTTGTGGTGATGGTATCACATACCTTCTTCATTAGAGGTCGTTCCCAACCCATCATGACCGTTCGGCCATATTCGTCTACTAAATTATCGTCTTTGTAAAAATATCTACCCATTACTGTATCTCACCTGCACATTCAGTTATAGTAAAACGATGACCTTTGGTTACTTTAGTAACCTCATGGAAATCCATACCACTATATAATATAAATGTTCCTTTATATCTTGGAGCTACCTCACCATTAATTATTAAATCACCACCTTCATAATCCTCACCGTTAGTAAGTTGTATAGTAACAACTTTATCACGACGGACATCATTATGTACACCACCATCTTTGTGAAGTCCATGAAAACCATTCAAAGGATAGTATGTAAAATAATGAGGACCTTCAATACCAAACTCATAGTTCAATACCGTTGAAAAAACATTCTTTATTTTTTCGGAGATAAAAGGAATTTCATCAACAGGTAAACCGAAAATCTCTACCTCCCTCCCTTCATGTGATATGTAAGATTTGTAGGGTGACCATATATCCCATTCGTTAGTTCCGATAAGTTGATGACGAAGTTCAATACTTTCCCAATGATGTAAAAGGTAATCAATTTCAGTATCACTTAATACGTTCTCCACATAGGAAAAGTTTTCACCATGTTTTAATTCGTAATCAGTCATCTAATTTTGAGTGTATTTCGTATAGACTTTTAGACATCATATAACCAGAAGGTGCATTCTTTGAGAACTTACTAACCTCCTCAAATGTTCCCTCACACTTGATGTTGTGGTCGTAATCTGAAAATACCCAAGTGTCTATTTCTCTTACGTCTTTTCTTTTCATGGTAATTAATATTTGCTCCCCGGGGGAATTACGATATCCCGACCTTAACCTTAACAGGGTTCTGCTCTGCCTCTGAGCTACCAGGGAATATAAAGTGAGTCCTTTAACGTTTTAATGATTACCCGTTAATAACGGATTTATCGTTTTGTAGTTTATCTACCATTTGGTTGAGGTATGCAATCTCACGAGATACATTGTCAACCACCTTGTCTACCCTACTGTCAATGAGACGGTAGATTTTCTCTTGTTCGTCAATTCGGTTTCGGTCAATATTATTACCAAAATCGTAAAGTTGACTTTCTTTTTTCTCCAAATCCATTTGAGTATATTCCAATTGTTTTTGGAGAGAGTTAATTTCCTTTTTCAAGGACATAGTTGTCATATAATTCACAAACGTACCCACGACCATCATAATAACGATGACCACACATACACCTAAAATAAATGATGTTATTTCCATATTCGTTAAAGTATTACTATGTCAAAGAACTCACTTTGTTGGAAGGGAGGGATTCGAACCCCCGTACTCCGAAGAGAGTGGATTTACAGTCCACCGCCTTTAACCACTCGACCACCTTCCATTGATAGAAACAGGAACAACTTTATCAGGAATCCCACATATAGCTTCACACACCATTAGAGAGTTGTACTTAGTGTGTACCCTTGCGTAACTGCTCTCCCAGTCTGTTGTTCTACGCCTCCTCTGTTTCCTTTGTGGTGTAGACGGGATTCGAACCACGTGGCACGGTCGGTTTCAATGACCTGCTCTACCATGGGAAGAATAACATCTTCCACCTGAGCTACTACACCATATTGTTGCGGAAGAGACAGGATTCGAACCTGCAAAGCTGTTACACCCGACGGTTTTCAAGACCGCTTGACGACCACTGTCCACTCTTCCAAAATGAGGGTAAGTATTTGCAACTACCTACCCTCGTAAACTACTCACCCTAAGCGCCCTGTTCTGATGGGAAGGGGGATGAGTCCTATAGTAGGCCCACCAGGACTCGAACCTGGAACTACTGTTTAGAAGACAGTGGTTATATCCCTTTAACTATGGGCCCATGTTCGCGGAGGTAAGGATTCGATACCCACACTGTAACAGGTGTTTCACTGCCGTCTCTATCTTGGGCTACTCCGCATTTGTGCCCCGGGCCGGGCTCGAACCGGCACGGACATTACTGTCCACAGGATTTTCATACCAACTACGACTTTCATCGCCATCATAAGATGTTTGTGGTCTGGACTTTCTCTTAACCCTCGTCTTTACGTTAGGGTTCCTCCCGTCAAGTCTCTACACGTCCCTAAATGTTTTTACCACGATAGGTTGTGGTCTGAGAATGACAATTAGGACAAATGATTCTTAAGTTTTCTTCTCTATGGTCGTTTCTTATACCATTGATATGGTCTAATTCAAAACTTAACTTTTCACCATTCCAATCTTTAATACCACATACTTCACATTTTTTCTCTTTAATACCTTCGTTCAACAAACGAATTCTGAGTTTATTAGTTTGGTAATGTGGATGTTTACCTTCTAAAATCTCATTTGTTGGGATTTTAGACTTTGGAGAAGGTTTATTAGTTCCTCGGGCACCTTGATTTGGTTTATACACATTTAACTTTTTAGCCTTTCTTATGAAAGTGTTATAATGTAATCCAACTCTTGTCGCCGCACGAGCCATAGTTACTTCTTCTTCACATGCCCTGATTATATCCTCATCACTGATGTTTATCTTTTTCATTACTGTCTTTTTTAATAAATATAGACATAACGGAAAAAATAACAATAGTGTCTACCATTTAGGTTTCGCTCGGGATTGCCATTTAACAGGTTTCCCCGAATTTGAGAGGTTTTACATTAAAGGTTTCCCTTTATGCACTCAATTTAATCTAAGTCCGGCGTGTCTACCAATTCCACCACCGGGGCATTCATTCCAATATTTCAAATAACTTGTTTCCTTTTCAGTGATTCAAATATACGACACATAATGTTAATGGACAACACTTATATTAAATTAAGTGAAATTAATGTTTCGTAAGTTTCACTCCCTTGGGGGACGTTGAGTTTGTATTCGATGTTTTTGTTTTCCTTATTACTTTCTTTGGTCCCGTGAATGGAATTCAGTTTGAAATTTGTATCATTCACATCTTCTTTATTCAAAAGGATGAATTTATAATCACATCCATTGAGTGGGTCAATAAGTAGGAATAGATAGTAATCAAATTTCTCATGAGGTCTCAATTGTATAAAGTTCCATGAACCGTCAGAAGAAAGATACGATGATTTCAATTCTATGGTTTCATTTTCTTTGAAATGGTAGTTAAGGAATTTGGTTGATGTTGTCACCAACAAATCACCTTCACCTTTTCTCGATGGGATTTTATAAAACTTAAAATCTCGAATTATCCTTTTCTCGATTTTGGGACCGTAAGACTGTGGTGTACATTTCACATAACAAGCGGCTAAGAAGTTATCGAAGGTCAAACCTTCTTCAACCTGATTCTTATTCTTTGCTCTTTGTTCTGCTAAAAGTTTATAATTTACCATAATACCAAGTATAAGTAATATAATTTATAAATCAAAATTGTTACCCTGTTAGGACTCGAACCTAAAATGTCTGAACCAAAATCAGAAGTGTTGCCAATTACACCACAGGGCAATTTTGAGGTCCCGGTCAGATTCGAACTGACGAATAATGGATTTGCAATCCACCCCCTTAAACCACTTGGGTACAGGACCATTTGGGTGAATGATGGGATTCGAACCCACGACCTTCTGAACCACAATCAGACGTTCTAACCTGCTGAACTACAATCACCATATTGTACACCCTAATGGATTCGAACCATTGACCCCTTGCTTGTAAGGCAAGTGCTCTGAACCAACTGAGCTAAGGGTGCTTTGTACCGAAGGTGGGACTCGAACCCACACACTTTGAAGTATCTGTTCCTAAGACAGACGTGTCTACCATTTCACCACTTCGGCATTTTGTGACTCCTCGGAGGTTCGAACTCCGGACCCATACATTAAAAGTGTATTGCTCTACCAGCTGAGCTAAGAAGTCAATCCATTGACAATAGTAACCAGGATTCTGTTTTAATCTGTCATTCATCTAAGCCCCTACCTTACCCGACCAGCTCACCGTCATAGGTTATTTTGGGTTGCATCCTCGGTGGTCCAAACGATTGTGAATGCGGTGCGTTCGTAATCTCCCACCTTAAGCAGTGATGTCCTGAGTTTCCTCCCTGTTCAACACATCATAACCGTTATATTCCAAAACATTTATACATAATTGAATAAATTCATCAACAGTCATATCACTCTTTGCGTAGTTAACGTTAGATTTTAAAAATCCTAAGTTTTCTAAGGAGTTATCACCCCCTTTGGATTTGGGTAATATATGGTCTAATGAATAATCTTTACTATCAGTTAAATCAATTTTTTCACCTGTAAGATAGCAAATCGGTTCAGACCCAAACTTTTCATACACTTCTTGTATTGTGAATGAATGTGTTTTTTTTCCTACCCTACTATTTTTTTCAGACCTACCTTTAAACCCACCGAGTTTCAATGATAATATTCTGTTAGGAGACATTTCATCTCTCGGTATGTAGTTTTGTTTTACTTTAGGTTTTTTTTCTTTTTTTGGTTTTGGTTTAGAATTAATGATATTCCATACCTGACCCACACTGTAGTTTACTTCTTTTGAAATCTCACGATAACTGTAACCACATTCGTGAAGTAATTTAATCTGACTTTTGACCTTATTTTTCATAATATCCTTTTAATATAAATATCATCACGTTCAGTTTTTTATATGTTTTTCACAAAAAACAAACAATAAAATTGAACGTTCAGGTGCACTGAACAGTTTGATATGTTGAACACAGCGACAGAACTTTGTCAATCTTCTTTTTTCTTTGGTGCAAATTTACTATTTGCCATCAAATCGTCCCAATCTTTATACCCTTGTTCTTGAGCATAAATGTCGTTCTTCTTTCTCTGAAATGCTTTGACATTTTCAGGGTCTCTCATTTCTTCAACGGTTTCAAAACCGAGTGACTTTGCACATTCAGTTTCACACCACTGATGAGAACCGATATTGATGTTAATAGGTAGGTCGGTATTGAGAGATTCAATGAAGTCTTCAAACTGATTTGCCGCAATAAATGGCATTGTGTAAGTACCTTCCTCAACCTGGTAACCTGATTCATCTTCACTGTCAAATACCTCAATCCTACCCATTCGGTATTTTTCTCCCATTAAAGAGAAAACACCATAACCAACGGTTGAATAACTGTAACGTCCTGGGTCACTGACACCATGAACATCTACACACCCTGGGTTCCTTTCCATCCATAGGGCGAGTTGTTCAACCAGTTGTTCATCCGTGAGTTCCTGACCCTCGGCTCTCCTACGGATGTTTTGGAGATACCATAACAGGTCTTTTCTATTTATTTTCATTATCGTTCAATTTGTTCTAATTTGTGGCTCATTTATCAAGTATTTTGAGCCGTATACTTGATATCTGTGAGCCATAAGTTGTGGAAGATGTTGGATTCGAACCAACGGACCCCTTACGAGGTCAACACCTTAGCAGGGTGTCGCTTTAAGCCACTCAGCCAATCTTCCGTTGTGGTATTAACTGGAATCGAACCAGTGACACATGGATTTTCAATCCATTGCTCTACCAACTGAGCTATAATACCATTTTGCACGTCTGCAAGGATTTGAACCCTGACCAAA